CATTAAAAGAGTATTATGATGCTTTTATTTTGAAACATGATGAAAATTGTTGCTCAATGAGCAACTGTGAAAATTTTACAGAATTTGATCCAAAGAATTTCGAATATAAAAAAATTTGCAAAATATGTAATAACACTAAAGTATCAACAATAGAGTTTTATGAAATTAGATATGGCAAAGAAGAAGGAAATAGATTATATTTAGAAAGAAAGAAAAATATTTCTAAATCTGTTAAAGGAAAGCCCTGTCCATCTTTAGAAAACTTCATTAAAAAATATGGAGAGGAAGAGGGTACTATACGTTTTGATACATTTTCTGAAAATGTATCAAAAGGTCGCAAGGGAAAGGGCACTCTTGAATACCAAATTGAAAAACTTGGTGAAGAAGAAGGGACTAAAAAATATATAGAAATTTGTAAAAAATCTTCAACCTCTAAGGAGTCCTTTATTGCCAGATATGGAGAAGAAGAAGGGGTGAACTTATATAATAAAAGATGTGAAAATATATCCAAAAACACTAAAGGCAATGGGAATCTTGAGTACTATATTAACAAATATGGTGAAGATAAAGGAACAGAATTATACAATAAAAATTGTAAAAGTTATGGAAACACACAAGAGAATTTTATTAAAAGATATGGTGAGAAGGAAGGTAAAGAAAAATATAAAAAGTACTGTGATGGGTGTTCACATGATCTAAATTTTTTCATAGATAAGTATGGTGAGAAGGAAGGTAAAGAAAAATACTTTTTATGAATAGAAAAATCACAAGTAAACTTCAATGATGCATCAAAGGAATCAATGAATGTGTTCTTTCCATTAATGGATTGGTTGTTAGAAGAAGAAATTTGTACATTTGATGAAATTTATGTGGGAATAAAGGGAAGTACGGAGTGGTTTATACGGGATCAAGAAATATATTTTTACGATTTCACTATTCCAAAATTCAAAATCATTATAGAATATAATGGGGAGGCCTTTCATCCAAACCCGAAGTGGTTAAAAGAAGACAAAGAAAAATGGGATATGTGGAAATCTCCGTTCTCAAAAGAAGATTCTAATACCGTGTATCACAAAGATATGAAAAAGACTGCTCATGCTATAAATAGAGGATTTTATTTAATAAAAATTTGATCTTCAGACGGTGAGGACTACAATTTAAACTATTGTAAACAAAAAATTAAGGACCACATCTACTACAAAAAGAACAAAAGTTAAAATTTAATTAAAAAAGTAGTGTACATTCCTTGGTTGTTTTTATATTCTGATCTTAACACAACAACAAAATAACCAAGGAAAACAAAATGTCTACTAACTCCATCATTACAAAGCTTGAAGAAATCCTTGCTCCTATCGATGAAAAGATTCTCGAAGATTCTAAGAGATGGATCCTTGAACGCCGAGATGCTATTAGAAGTTTTTATGCTTCTGATGAAGTTAAGGGCATGAATCTTTGGAAGAAGTATGAAAAGCTTCATGCTATTGCTGGTGGTAAGGGTTGGTACAATATGATTGATGGAAGATCTGAAGCAGATATTCTTGAGATGATGACCAAGAATTGTGAAGTAACAGCAAAGAAGAGAAATCTTTCAATTGCAAACAAGCTTTCCAAGGTAGAAGTAACTGAGGTTCTTGAAGAAAAGTGGAGTCAGACTTCTGATGGTTATAATGGAACTTATATCATCAACACAGATAAGGGAACAAAGTACATCGAAATAGAAACAATTCTTGCCGGTGGATATAATATCCAGAGACTTCATGTAAGAGTTTTGGTAAAGATTCGTTAATGGAAGGGGATTAAGTTCCCCTTCTTTTTATTGGAGAAGCATTATGATAAACGACTACATTGAAGATGTTGTAGAAGAAATAGCATTGCTAGAAATTGATTGCCCTGCATGTGCATATAGTTACTAATTTCAATGAAGAACAATGAAATTAGCTTTTTGGACTTTGGGAACTATAAATTCCCAAACGGGCAATGTTGATTGATGCATTTCAGTCAGCATCAATTTCATGGCCACAGTGAAGACACCTGAAGTCTTCGCCTTGGCGAGACTCAGGGTCCACACATCCGCAATTAGAACACGTCTGCGAAGTATAAGCAGGATTCACTTTAGTGAAATGAACACCGTTCATTTCAGCCAAGGATTCCAATTTGCTTAATACTGCTGGGTAAACCCAGCGCTGCATCTTGTTCATAAAATTTGTTGACAATTTTGTCTTATGTTTTAGGTTCTTGAGGTCTTCGACCACAAGCTCTTTGACACCAGAAAGATCTAGTGAATTGCAAATTCGATTCGTTTCATTTGTTCTATGAACCAGCGCTCTCTTGAAGGATTTGGAGCCTTGTTTTTTGTTTGAAATGAATTTATAGATTGATTCCATCTCGGAGTCCAGAAATGTTCCATCAGAACATGACATTAGTTTCTTGTAGCCTTGATCAATTCCAAGAACAGAGCCCTGAGTCTTTAGTGCTGGTGCATCTTTCTCATAGATCAATTCAAGATTCATGACCCCATTCTTTAGTGTCAATCGAACTGAGTTCTTTCTTTCCCAAGAATCGAATTTTCTACTATGCTTATGATGTTTAATTGGAATATTGATTGTAATGGCACGTTTCTTATGCTCGTGAAACAATGGAGTCTTGATTCTTACAAATTCATCGAAATGCAGACCATATTGAAAGTCAATCAGTCTTGAATCTAGTGTGATTGAAAAATTCTTCAAATCTGGCTTACTAAAGAATTTTGATTGATGAATTGGCTTGAGGTTCAATTCACTAAATCTTTTGCCAGTGAAAGAACAATGTTTATTTGCAGTAATACACTTATGAAATAGTTTCTTGTAGTGCTTGAATCGTCTATTAGATGCTTGTTTGTATTGAGACCTGACTATTTCAGATGCTGTCTTGTATAGAATTTGTTTCCATTGGGAATGAGAAATGATCCCTGAAGGCAGGTCCTTGGAAGACATAAACTTGGTGAGTGGCAATTTTCCAGAAATGATCAGATCAATGTACCAAGACAAGTCTGTTCTGAAGTCGTCAAAGAGCTGGTTCAAGACTTTCGTCTTGGAACCAGTCTGATACTTCAAAATGTGCTTGGATGATCTAATCATTTGTTTACAACCTAATTTTAATATTATATATCTATTTATAGAAAAATAATTTTGTTTTTGACTAAATTTCAAATTAAGAGGAAGTCAATGAAAAATTCATTAAAACATCAATGTTCTTCAAAGAAAAATGAATCTAAAGAATATTTTGATTTGGAGTAAAATATGTTAAAATCATTTAGATTAGGCGATTGTGTTTTTACTCATTTTCGACAGAAAGGAAATCATGGAGAAGTTGAAGAATGGTTCAAAGTTATTAATATTTACACTGAGGAAGAAAAATTTTTTACAAGTGAATATAAATTTAGAACTTCTATGAAGGAAGAAATTAGTAAACAACATATAGGGCAGTATTTGAGGTCGGCAATAGATTATTAAAATAGGTGTTTACATAATTTCAAAATTTTGATATTTCTTAATCATCAAAACACTAATATAACCAATAGAGGTATATTATGGATATGGAATTGGTTGAGATTTATGCTGATATTGTTGATGGTACAATGAACCTTGTAGAATTTATTGCGTGGGTAGAAAAAAGAGAAGCCAACGCTGTAGAGGACGATAGGAACCCTTAATGCATAAAGAAATTACACAGAAGATCATAGAAGCAGGATTTGAATGTTATTACGTTGGCGGTTGTGTTCGTGATGAAATCATGGGCATCATTCCTGACGATTATGACATTACAACCAATGCAAAACCCGAAGAGATTTTTGAAATTTTCAAAACTTCTCATAAGGTTGTTTATTGTGGTGAAGCTTTTAAGGTTGTTCGTGTAGGTGAAATTGAAGTTGCTACCTATAGAAAAGATCATTACTTTGGAAACTCTGATAAGAACTGTGTAATTGAATATGCAGAAACAATTAACACAAAATACTTGGATCTTCTATTAATTCCACATATAATCCTATAAGATGTTCTTTATTTTTAATTCTAAACATAGTTTTACCATATTCAGATTTTCCTAAATATTTTTCTTTTGTGCATTTTTCGAGTCCAGGACTAATATTTCTAACTTCTGCCGCAGCCAAAATTTCTTCATATGTTGAATCAAATACGTTTTTTACTTTATATCATTTACCTTTTTGTCTTAATTTTTCATGGATTAATTTGTTTTTGTTATATGCCTTTGTTTTTCCATTACTTTCAATCTGTAACAAAGTATTAGAAAGTTTTTTGCCATTTTCTTTATATATTGTTGTGTGTTCACCAGATTCATTTATAAATTCTTTTTTCATAGTATCGGCTGCTCGTTCAGTGCCGATCGAGTCCAAATTTTTCCCATCAATAAAAGTTGATGATTTGGTATTTCTAATTTTTTGAAGAATATTTGGATTTTTTGATGGGTTGTTATACCCAGACATTCTGATAGATAATTTTCGTAGATACTCATCAGAATATTCCCAAGTTGAACGATAAAATTTGGCTTTTGTAATTTGTATATTATTTATCAATATAACTTCTAATCTGCTTTTACTAATTTTTTGTTTAGTTTCATTTGAATGATTCTTTCCATGCATAGGATTATTTTCGCCAGAAGTTCTTTTAGAAGTATGCAACGAGTTATTAATTTTCAACTTTTCATAAACCACTGAAGATATTTTATGATTTTTAAAATTACACATCATCATAAAAGCATAGCACATTTTTGCAGATTTGTAAGTTTTTCACAATATCCAATGAGCAATGAAATGTTGTCTTGCTGTTAAATGTATGCCATTTCATCTGTTCTTTGATAAAGATTCATATTTAGGAAATAGACTTCTTGGGCAAATATGGTGATATTCAGAATACCCCTCAAGAATGAGATTTTTCTGTTTACATCCTTTGATGAATTTGATATATCTTTCTAAGTAATGCGGATTGTGTGGAATTGATGAAAGAATTGAATAAATATCTATAGACATGATTTTGTACTCCTATACAAAGTTGTGTTTAGGTGTAAGAACAACTACCAATTGTTCTTACACCGTTTATAATAACTATTTATAAAAATAATTTAGGGGTTTAAATTATGACAGATTTTAAAACTTTTTACTACACAATCCCTAAAAAAGAGAAGATTATAATTAATGCTCTTTCTAAATATAGTGAAGAGGTATATGTGGTTGGTGGTGCGGTTAGAGATTTTATAGTTGGCATAAAACCAAACGATTATGACATAGCAACAAATCTTCATCCAGAAGAAATAAAACATATTTTAAGTAAAGAGTTACCCGCTTCCAAAATAGATGAAGTTGGAAAATCTTTTGGGATAATAATATGTGATGGTATTGAAATAGCGACATTTAGAGGTGATCATTATGCTAAAAATGGTAACAATAAAGATGTCAATATAACGTTTTGTGAAACAATAACCGAGGATTTGGCTAGACGTGATTTAACTATATCAGCTTTGGCGTATAATGTTAGTAAGAATGATGGAAAAATTGTTGATCCTTTTAATGGAAGAAATCATATAAATCAAAACCTCATTTCTTTTGTTGGTGATCCTTTTGAACGCATTAAGGAAGATCCAAATAGAATGATTCGTGTTGCAAGGTTCGCTGCAAAGATGAATGCTGTTTTGTCTTTTGAAACTGAAAGAGCAATTAGAGAATCTATACATTTGTTCCAATACATTGCCAAAGAAAGGATTTCTAAAGAGATTCTTAAGGCAATGAAGATTAAAAAAGCTTCTTGGTTTTTTACAGTTCTTTTGGATTGTGGACTACTAAAGGATATCTTTCCTACTCTTGATAGATGTGTATTTCATGATGGTGGACCACATCATAAGGAAGATTTGTTTCAACACATGATGATTGCTGGTGACTTCATTTCAACAAGATGTCCTGTTTTGAAACTTTCTGGTTATCTTCATGATATTGGAAAGTATCATGTGTATGATAAAGTTGAAAGAACTTTCATTGGTCATGAATATGTTGGGGAAAAAATAGTTAGAAAGGAACTTAAAGATCTTAAGTTTTCTAATGAAATCATTGATAAGATTGCTGCTTATGTAAAACTTCACATGAGAAATAATACTCATGGCGGGGAAAAGAGCGTTAGGAAGATGATCAGAGCTTTTCAAGAGCATGGAATTAACTATCGTGCTCATACAAGATTGAAGCTTGCAGATAGGGCAGGAAATCTTAACAAACCCAATTTTAAATTTGGTGAGATTAAAAATATTCTTTTGACATATGAAGAACTTTTCACTACTAAAGAAGATTCCGTTTTTTCAATCAAAGATTTGAAAGTTAATGGAAATGATTTGATTGAAAGATTTAATTTGAGGCCGGGGAGAATAGTTGGTGACGCTTTGAGGTTTACACTTGAAGCTGTTTATGATAAATATCTTATTAATGATAAGGAAGAAATTCTTTATTACCTTTCAGAAAATTTTAACTTTGGGGGTTAGATATGATTGTTTCTGTTTATCACAACCAAAAGAAAGCTATTGTTAGAATTAAAGACAAGAAGATTGCTCTACCATTAAATTATGTTCAATACATATTTGGTGGAAGAGAAATGAAACCAGTACCAACAATAAACAAGTAAGAGAATGGAGTTATGGGAAAAATTAATTTGGATCTTTTCGAAGAAATCTTCGGAGACGGACATCTTGAAGTAAAGTTTAAGCCTCGTCATTTTATGAACAATCCTTCTGTTGCCCATGAAAACAAGAAGAAGGAAAAGGATCGCCGAAAATGTCGAAAATTTAAACAGAAAAATTTTGAGGGGGAATAAATGAACTTAAAAGAATATTTAACTGAAGAAATTGACACCGATGTAAAAAAGATTAAGAAGGGTGATCAAATTTCTTTTTATGTTGGAAAAGGCAAGGGCGCATCAAATCATTTGTTTACAGGGAAAGTTAAAAAGGTTACAAAGGATACAATCTATGTAACAACAAAGATGATGCAAGATTATGAATCGATGAGTGTCAAAAAATCTGAAATGGTTTTAGATAAATAATTTTTTATAGGATGTGTTTGTGACTAAAGATACATTTGATGACAGTTCAGAAATGTTCTTTAAAAATGATTTTCTTGGAAAAATCAAATTAAGTAATGGGTGGCATTCCGCCTTTATGCTGAGATACACTACTGCATGTAATGAAATTTTATCTATTAAAAGAGAAAATATTGAAGATGCAGTTAAAATACTTGATGTAGGGTGCGGAGAAAAAACATTTTTAAATTTTTGGTGGAATAATTTTGATTCTCCTGGCAGACCCAGAGTTGATTATGTTGGATTAGAATATCGACAAGATGTTGTTGATAAAGCAAATCAAGGGAAAAATGAAAAATCTGTAAATAGATTTAATGTTATTCAATTTGATCTAAATAATCAATCTTTGAATAATATTGGCCAGCATGATAAATATGATATTATTTTGCTTCAGGAGATCCTAGAGCACCTTGATCCACATATCGTTATGAGTATTATTGAGGAAGCAAAAGACCTTCTTAGTGATCGAGGTGTACTAATTGTCTCTTCTCCGAATCCAAAAAAATGTGATGGGCAAAATTTTGTTTGGCCAGAAAATCATATTTATGAGTATTCATTAGATGAAATGAAAAGAATTCTTATTGGGTTTGGATTTGAAATTAAAAGAGTTAATGGGTGGCTTGGTAAAGCTAGATATTTTAAAAAACATTTAACAATTGAAGAGAAAAATCTCTATAACAAACTAAAAGATATTTCATCTGGTTTAGCTTCAGCATTAATGGCATTTATGAAGCCCGAAATTGCTGAATGCTATATTTTTGTTTGCAAAAAAGAAACAAAAGAAAATTTAAAAATAAAGGAATTTTTTGAATAATTTTTGTTTACAATCATATATTATATGAGTATAATGAATTTAATACGATAACAATAGTAGATAATCCGAGGTAGTTCAGTGGCAGAACAGGTGACTGTTTGGTTAAACGCTTTTCTATTTTTATAAATAGAAATATGAGTATAAAAATTAAACGAGAAGAAAATTGGATAAATATTAAAACAGGAAAATATAAATGTCCATACTGTGGTAAAGAATATTCAAAGATGGGTATTTGTTCACATATATGAAAAGTACACACAGAAGAAGGCAGAAAACAGAAACCCACACTAGGCAAGAAAGGATGAAATCGTGGTTTAACAAAAGATAGTGATGAAAGAGTGGCACGGGGTGGACTTTTATACAAGGAAAGATGTAAAAACGGTGATATAATACCACCATGAACAGGTAAAAAACTTCCTGATGATACCAAAAGAAAGATATCTTTTTCTATGAAGAAAGCGCATAAAGAGGGAAGAGCGTGAAATATAGGAAAGTCACGCTGGAACAATGATGCGTCATACCCTGAAAAGTTTTTTATGTTGGTAATACAAAATGAGTTTGATGATAAAGAATATATACGAGAGTATTCTCTATCCATATATTCTTTAGATTTTGCATGAGAACATAAAAAAAGTGTATTGAGATTGATGGGGAACAACATCAAAGATTTGAAGAATATCGAGAAAGAGATAAGAGAAAAGATATATGTATAGAAGAAAATGGTTGGGAAGTTATGCGTGTAGAATGAAAAGACTTCTTCAATAATACAAAAGATTGAATAGAAAAGTTGAATAACTTTATTGGTATATAGCTTAACTCTCGGAGCAACTGGCGGCACATGTACCAAGGGGGCGAGTTGGCTTTGCAAGCCGACTGGAAGGGTTCAATTCCCTTTGTTTCCACCAAAACAACAATTAACAAATGGATTTAAGATGAAAACTTTACATTTTATTATGATCATTAGTTTGTGTGTTTTTTTAAATGCTTGTGCAGGAAAAAACAATTATCCTATTGTTGAATCAAGCAAAAATGGTTTTTCCTATGAAGATAGGAGAGATTATAAGCAAATTAAAATGGTTAATAGGTTTGTTAATGAAAAGATGATCTTTGAAGCAGAACCAGAAGGTGAAGATAACTGGGTAGCTTTTCCTTTTGATTGGAAGGGAGATTGTGATGATTATGCAATGACCAAAATGGCAAAGTTAATTTCAATTGGGTGGAATAAGAAGAGGCTTCATGTTGCAAAATGTATAACTGAAATTGGCGAAAGACATGTAGTTCTTTTGTGTGAAATTGGTGATCAATATTTTGTATTAGATAATCGTTATAATAAGCCTGTTGGTGTTGATGGTCTTCCTTATACATGGCTTGATATACATGATCATAATAAGGAATCTTTAGAAAGCTTTAGTGATGGTCCTTTTTAATAAAAATTTAAGACGGGATAGCTTAAGTTAAGAGCGTAGAGCAACGATGTACTGATTATGATTCTAGATTATTAATCGGAGAAGGCACTAAGATGGGGGCAGTGAGGGTTATAACGTAAACGACTCTTATTATTCAATCCTCTCCCGCCGATGTTTTTGAAATATGGCCTCATGCTGGAATGTAGACAACAGAGATTCAAAATCTCTGGCAGGAAACTGCGTGTAGGTGCAAATCCTACTGGGGCTAAAACTATAAAGGACGTATAGCATAATTGGTAATGCAGCAGACTGTAAATCTGCCGCCCGCAAGGGTTTCGTGGTTCAAGTCCATGTACGTCCACAAAATGCCGGTATAGTTCAGTTGGTAGAACGCTTGATTTGTAATCAAGATGTCGGGAGTTCAAATCTCTTTATCGGCTCAAAAATTTAACATAATAATTTTGTAATTAAATTGTGGGGTATATAATGTTAAGAATTTATGTTGCAGGAAAATATTCTGATAACAATGTTGTTGATGTTTTAAAAAATATTGGAATGGGTGAAAGAGTTTGTGCTGATTTGTTTGTAGCTGGATATGCTCCTTTTTGTCCATGGCATGATAAGTCTTATGTAATGCTAAATCCAGAACTTGAGTTTAGTGTTCAACAATTTTATGATTATTCTATAGCATGGTTAAAAGTATCTGATGCTATGTTTCTTCTTCCTAATTGGAAAGAATCAAAGGGAACATTAAAAGAGATTGAAATTGCTAAAGAACAAGGAATTCCTGTTTTTGAAACTATTGATGAATTGGATAAGTGGGCGTTGTGGGTTTAGAGGTTCAAATCATATTTATAGTATCAATTTTCAGTGAGTAAAACAATACTATATAGGTGCTGCAATACCTTGGGATGGCTGCTACCATCCCTAAATTTAACTTTTTGACTACCTTTAGCGAGGGAACGTAGATAAGTGCGGATTGTTTTGCGGCACTTATCAAGATCGTGTCATTATCCAAGAGTCAGCAAACATGAAGGATAATTAGTCAAAACTTTTTTGTTTACATGTTCTTTGAATGTTATTATAAATAATCTTATCAAACAGAATGTAGTGTAAAGGTGGCATCCATGATTTGGAATCATGTGGAAGAGGTTCAATTCCTCTCTTTCTGAAAAATTAAATTTTTGAGCTATGGACACACTTCCTTCTAAAAACAAACCGTTAATTTGCCTTAGTGTGTTTAATTTCTCAAATGTCTTGTGGGCTATGTTAAAACTTCCTTCTTATTTTATGGAAAAATTAGTTTTAACACTTTCCCATTTTATGTTGGCTATGGGTGTAGTTCCTTCTTAACTTATATGTGATAAAATTTACTATACCCTCTTTCCAATTCTTTAATTTTGTGAGGTAAAAATGTCATTGTTCAAAGATTCTATTAAGTATGGTTTTGTTGTTTGTCCTGCTATTGATAGCATTAGATCATCTAGTCCCACAACAAGTTTTCATCCAACTACTCCAAATATTGCTTATACTTTTGCATCTATGATGATGGAGTATGGTTACATTCCTTCTAAAGAGATGTTCAATGATATCCTAAAAACTGATAGACTTGACATTACTCAAATTTTTAACAATCTTAAATCGACATTAGATGAGATCACTTCCAATAGTGATATTCAATGTTCGAAAGTATTTTATGAAAATTTTCCTGATGTTCCATTTAATCTTTTTGAACAGAGGCTTCTTGCCATTGCTCATTATTATTCTTATGGTTCTTTTTTTCCTGACCACATCGATATTGTTGGTCTAACTGAAAAGCAAAAGAGAGAAGTTGATATTGATGAAAAGTTTCATTATAAGGAACTTTCCTTTGCTTCATATAATACAATTTTTGACCATGTATTCAATAAAATGGTTCTTTCTAAGAATTCTCTTCCTGTTGATGATGTTGAATATATTAAAAAAGTAACTAAAATTTCATTTGATTGTATATTCCAAACATGGGGTGAAGCAAATTCTCTAATTTCAAATGTTCTTCCAACTATTGTTAACAAGGAAATTCTTGCTCATGTTATTTCTCAAATATTAGAATATAATAGAGATTTAGCATTTGAAAAGAATTTCACAGTAACTGATATTCTTAGAATTGCAACAGCCATGTGCAATGGTGATGTTTCTCTTGCTGAAAATACAAAATTTAAGTTGAGAAGTTGGCAAAAGAAGATGATTTGTAAACTTCTACTTAATAACTGTAATCTTTCATTTGAGGATCTTGTTAAATATAAGAATAAGTGGGTAAAGCTTTTCCATTGTGTTCATCCTGGCCAACATTCAATGAAGCTTCATAAATTGGCTATGGTTGTGCGTGAAAATGTTAAAGTCGAAACTTTTAATTCAGTAACAGAAAGATGTTTTTCAGATTTTGCTGAAGCAAAAGATTTCTTAGATTTGGGAGCATTGTTGTATCATCTTTCAAAGAAGCCAAGTGTCTTTCTAAGAAATATGGGAAGAATGTTTAAACTCCTTGAAGGATGTGATCAAAATCTTATTATTTCATTTTTAAATGCTCTTGAAGTTAACATTCTTAGTGAAGAAGTTCCAAATAGAGTTCTTTATCAACTATATTCATATGTTGTTAGTGATTCTGTTGAACATAGAATATTCTTTCCAAAAGGAATGAAGACAAAGCATTGGGTATCTGAAAAGACAAACGAATATCCACCATTGCTTAGAATGTATAAAAATGTTCTTGAAAAATTTATCTTAACAGCATTGTTTAGGAGATTTTCAACTCTTGATCCATTAGGGAAGGTTTATCTTGATGATTCTCTATATAATGCAACCATAAATAATGGTCTTAGAAATGTTACATCGGGTAAGAAGATTGTTTCAAGAGGATGTAAGGTTCCTTTTAAATGCAATAATACTTTAAGAATGTTTATGCATTGGATTGGAAGAGATTTAGATTTATCTATATCTTTTATGGATAAGAATTTTAGAGTGATTGGGGAATGTTCTTTTAGACAAACATCTAATGGGTTCTCTCAACATTCCGGGGATATTGTGGATGCCCCACGTCCTAAAGGTGCGTCTGAGTATGTTGATATAGATTTAAAAGAAGCAAAATATTTTGGTGTTAGATATATTGGTATGCATATCTTTGTATATTCTGGGCAAACATTTGATGAGCTTGAAAAATGTTGTATTGGGTGGATGGAAAGAGATCGTCCAAAAAGTAATGAAGTTTATGATCCACGAACAGTTTCACAATATATTGACTTGGTTGGAAAATCGATGATGTATACACCTGTTGTTTTTGATATTGAAGAAAAAACTGTATGTTTTGTTGATATGAATGGGAAACCAACAACAGGTGGTGCTTATACAATTGGACAACCTGGGTATAATCAATTTGCAATGTTTAAGAGTATGATTCAAAAGAAATCCCTAACATTAGGGGCTTTAATTTCTTTGCATATTAATGCCAGAAATGGACAAGAAGTTGAAACTCCAGAAGAGGCAGATATTGTTTTCGATTTGGATAAAGGAATTACCCCCTATGATTATCTTGAACTTGAAAAATGGATGTAGATTTTTGTTTACAATCCAGTCTCGTTCAATTATAATGAACATATAAATAATTTGAACAAGGAGGAAGACATAACAATATGAGTTAACATTTATTAGAAGACAGTGTGCTTTAGAATTAAAACAAAATAAAAAAGGAGAAAGAATTATGTCAAAATGAGTTACTAAGGATTTGTTCAAAGAATTCGTAGAGGAAAAACGCAATGAAACCCAGCCTACATCTGGTGGTGCATTTTTAGATAAGAAATGAAAAGCCCTTGAAAAGGGTCCATCTGATAATCCCAAAACATATGAAGTTAGATTTCTTCCGGATCCAACTAAGGGATTTTATCAGAAGATTTTTTATCATATGTGGAAGATGGGTGAAAAGTGGGTTTATTTTCAATGTCCTAAGACTGAAGATTTTAATAATCCATGCCCAATTTGCGCAGTAGTTAATAAGCTTTTTCAGGGATCTGAAAATGATAAAACAGAAGCTCGTAAGCTAAAGCGTAAAGAAAAGTTTGTTTCTAATGTGTTCGTTGCTTATGATCCTAGAGATGCTGGTAAAGCAGCAGATGATGATTCTAAGCAGGAAGGCAAGGTTCTTCTTTATGAATTTCCTTCTAAACTTGAACAGAAACTTGCTGAAGAAATTAAGGATACCCGTAATGGACTTGGCGCAGCAATTTTTGATCCAGGTGAAGATGGTTATAATTTTATTATTAAGGTAGGAACTCAATCTGGTGGCCAGAATCAGAGTTTTCCTGAATATTCGATGAGTACATTTGCTCGTCGTCCTAGTGCGATTGGTACAGATGAACAAATTGAAAAGCTTATGGAAACTCGTGTAGATCTTAATGAATATCTTTCTAAGAGCAAGAAGTCAATGGCTGATCTTATTAAGGCTATGAAGGATGAAATGTTTTGGGATCTAGTTGCTCGTGATTTTGAAAAATATGAGAATGAACCTAAGACAGAAAAGAAGGAATCTCCTAAGACTGAGACCCCCAAGGAAGAATCTAAGCCTACTACAAAGGAACCTGAAAAAGAAGCGGAATGTAAAAAAGATGAAACAGAAGACCTATCAGAGGCGGATCTTCTCGCCGAACTTGAAAACTTCTAAAAATCTAATTATTTCAATAACTTAGAATAAAATAGGGAGCAAACACTCCCTATTTACATTTGAATCTAAATGATTATTTTATAGAAAAATTATTTTTTGGAGGGATAATATGTTTACTTACAAATCAACTTTTGAAGACCTTTATAAGGAAGCAAATGCTGCGCATAAACTTACAGTATTAAAAGATGATAAGTTTCATGTATATAGTCTTGAGGTTCCATACTTTGAAAAGGAAGATATTACAGTAAAATTTAAAAACAACAGAATTTATATATATGGTGACAAGGAAGTTTATGGCACACAATTTTCATTAGAAACAAATTTTCTTGTTAATGAAACATATACAGAAGAAGATATTAGTGTAGAATATAAAGCAGGGGTACTTTTCTTTAAGTTTCCAAAAGAGCTTAAATTAAAAATTGAAAAGAAATTAAAAATTTCATAAAAAAATAGGGGAGCTAAATGCTCCCGTTTCTTTTTCTATAAATAGTTTATAACAAATTGTTTTAAGGAAAAGAAATGAGCAACTGAACTTTCAAAGGTAAAGAAATTCTATCTGAAGATGATATTCCTATTGATAATGCAATAGGATTTGTTTATATAATAACTCAAAAATCTACTGGCAAAAGATATATTGGCAGAAAACTTTTAACTAAAGCTTCATCTAAAGTAGTAAAGGGAAAGAAGAAAAAAATTAGAACTGCTAGTGATTGATTAACATATTGATCTAGTTCTCCCCAAATTAAAGAATGAATTAGGGCTGCTGGCGGCCCTTCTGATTTTACAAAGGAAATTTTAGGATTTGTTTCAAGTAAAGGAATGCTCGCCTACGCCGAAGAATTTTTTTTATATTCTTTAGGGGTCCTTGAATCTGATGATTGATTAAATCAAAATATTAGAAGTAAAATCTACAGAAATTGGGTAAAACCAGAAGAAACAAAAATTTTGAGAGAAGTGTTGAATAACCTTAAAGGAATAAATAATGAAGATTAGAACAGATTTAAATGAATTTTTTGATTTCGCCGTTCTTTATCTTTTGGAAAGACTTGAAGAAAGACGAAAATCAACAGATGAAGAGTCTAGTGAATATTTGAAACTTTCCGAGGACAGGGAGAAAATTTTAGATTTACTACAGAGTAGAAATGTGTTAGGAGAATTAAAGAGATACAAACTTGCTTCTCCTATCTTGTCAAGAAACAAGTACAATTTCGTAAAGAAAGTTTTTAAAGGTCAAAGTGTGTCTGACAGTTTGGTAGATATAAAAGGGGAAATAAAAGATGAGTAATATTGAAACAGATGTAAGTGGTGTTTTTGCTGATGATACGGTTGAATATGGGACAGATAGTTTTCCTGTATTTGACGTGGATTATAACACATGAGCAACAGCTAAAGAAGATAGACGAAAGATTTCTGCTCCTGAGGATTCCTCCGTTTATCAGTATGCTAGAAATAGCCAAATTAATCGACCATTCTATGTCCGCACAGAAAATGGGGGAGAAACTATATTAAGGAAGGTAAAGTAGATGAAATTGATTGAAAAGATTGATGAATATTTGGATGAAAAGAAACTTCCTGAAGATGGTGAAGTAGGAATTTTAATCAATCCTTCTAAAAATGATGGCGATGATGGTAAGTATACTGTAGTTCTTAGACCAGATAAGAAGGGTGGAGTCAGGACGAAAAAGAGCATTGAAATTTCTAAACATAAAACTCTTGATGATGCAGAAAAAGCAAAAGATAAATTTATTAAAACCGGAAATTATAAGGATTCTAAATAAGGAGATAAAATGAGTATTGTAGATAAAATTGAAGCCTTTGTTAACGAGACAAAAGAAATGACTCTTAAGAAAGTAGAAAAAAAAATTAAGGATGGTTATTGGGAAGCAGAACAAGATCTTAAAGTAGGAAAACATGCTATGGTTAGAGATCTAAAGACTAATAAAAGAATGACAATTTACATCACGGAAGATCTTGACGAGGCTACTGGACTTAAATTTACCAAGAAGGATAAATCTTCATGGGAAAAACAAGCAAAGACAATGGGACTAATTATTAAGCCAGCAACAGATTCTGAAGGTGAATCTAACAAACTATGGAATGCTAAAGATAAGCAAGGAAACATTAAAGGCGAATTTCATCTTGATAAGGGCGGATTTTTAAAAGAAGATCTTGATGAAGGATTCAAAGTCAAGACTGGTCTTCAAGGCGCACTTTCCATTAATGGTAAATCTATTGCAAAAATAGAAAAGGTTGGCAATAATGTTTTTGTTATGATTGATAAAGAAGACGGCGACAAAAATAGAATTGCTGTTCCTGGCGGCAAAGATATGATGGCATCAGAAATTGCTGAATGGCTAGAAGAATATCTTAAGAAAAATCCTAAAGCACTTACTGAATCTTCTTATGAAAAGGATCTTGATCCTAAGAAGAAAATTGTTGTTAAGGGTGTTAAAGGAATGAAGTCTAAGCCCTTTACAAAAAAGTTCCGGAATATGGACGCCTTTGATAAATGGCAGGATACTGATGAAGCTGGTGATTATGAAATCCATCAAGTTATGAATGAAGATTTTGATGAGTCTGAACTGGAAGATTTAGATGAAGCAACAAAATCTATCGATATTCCAGCAGATGTTTATAGAGCTTCTTTAGGACACGATCCGAAAAAATGGAAGAAGTGGTATACAGATAATGGATTTTCTGTAGATTCGAAAACTAATCGTTTAAGCAGAGATAATAATCTTTGGAAAATTGATACATCCACAAAATCTTTAATTGTTATGAATGAGTCTGAACTGGAACAGATTAATGAGGTAGAATCAGATCCATACAACTTCATCAGTGATTTAATTTTTGATTTTGAAAAGAAGCTCATGATGTTTGTTCCTATTACTAAAAACTTAGATCCAGAAGTTCGAAAGGACCTTAAAAGACTTGAGGCTGAATGTGCAAAAGTTCGCAAAGGTAAATTGCACGATATTAGATCTGGTAGATAAAAATAATTGTTTACATTCTCCAGAGTTTTTATTAATCTATTCTTAACGGAAAACATTAAAACTTTGGAGAATATCATGATTATCCAGGAAAAAATAGAATCTCTTTCAACTAAGGAATTTGCTGCTTTGGCGATCATCATTGGATTTGAACCAAGATACTACAAAAAATGTTTTGAATATGAGTTCAAGGAAGAAAAGTTGAAGGAAGAATTTAAGATTTCTTATGATGAATTCAAAGAGATCAAGAAGAATCTTGATAAGATGGGACTCACAAAAAGAGTTCTTCCTTTGAGAATGGATGTTCGAAAAGCCTGGTGTTCAGTTGTAAAGAATGAAAAAGCATTGCCCTCACAAGCTCACATGTGGGCATGGAAGAAATAAAAAACTTCTTATTTGTTTACAATTAAAGCTCCGCTAACTATAATTTATTTTTAGTTAACGGAGCTTTTTTATACAAACTTTCCGGCATAAATAATCCCAAATAACCAAACGGAGACCTTATATGAATGTGTGTGTTTTAAAATTAGGATCAAGAATCTGTGTTAATTCGCGATCTACTTCTGGTGGTAATGGCGAGACTCTTGCTATTATTAAACTTCTTACGACTGCGGGAATTAATGTTACTGCATTTACAAAAATATTGGACAAAGATGAGGTGCCTGCGGATTTTCAAATTAAGGATATTTTGAAGGAAGAAGTTAAAAGTGAAGATTATGATTGTCTTTTGGTTTTAAATGGTAATGCAAATTATTTTGGTGGTCAAGATTCTCCCTCAGATACAAAAATTTATGAGGTCATTAATAATTTTAAAGGTAAGGTCTTCTATATTCTTTGTGATCCCAATCTTACATTAACTCAGGTGTGGCCATCAATTGAAAAGAAAGAATGGAAAGATACCTATACAAAAGAAGATGTTTTAATTCAAAGAGATGATATTATCTATATATGCCAGCCTAAAGATGTTGTAAAATATAAAGAACATGTCAAAAAGAGTAAAATTCAAATTAAAGATGTTATTCATTTTCCATTTGAAAAATTTCCTTTAGTTACCATGAAAAAAGATTTTCTCAATCCTGAAGAATGTTCTTGGGATATTATCTATGGCGGAACTTTCAGATCAGGTAGACGTGAAGAAGATATGATAAAATTTTATTTTGGCTATCCTGAAGATATTAAAGTAAATATGTTTGGCAAAATTGAAGAAAAACACTTCAAGAAAAATAAACAAGGATTGAATATGCCTATGTTTGGAAAAGCTATCCCATATGAAAATTTCAATCAAGAGATGAAGTCCGGGTTGTCTACAGTTATTATCGGTGACGCCCTGTATAAGCAGGTTGATGATTTAGCGCAAAGGACATATGAATCTATATTATGTGGTAATGTGACCTTTATAGATGATTCTTATGACAAAAGTAAACGAGTATTTACTAATGAAACGCTTAGAAAATTTTGTTATGTTTCTTCACGTGACGATGTCATTAAAAAAATTAGATTTCTTAGAGAGAATCCTAAACATATTGCTCTCATTCAAAGTTTACAATATACAGATGTTATGATAGATATAAATCAATATTGTAAAGATTTTAGAAAAATTATAGAAGAAAATTTTTAAGGAGAAGATATGAATATAACTATTTTGTCTGGTGGATCTGGATCAGTTCAATTGCAATTGGGGCTTAAGTCTCTTTATCCTGATTGCAAGATTACCAATCTTATAAACATGTATGATGATGGAAAAAGTACTGGCGATGTAAGAAAAATTTGTACTTGTTTGGGACCATCTGATCTTCGCAAGAATCATTATGTGCAGTATTTAACAAATAAAAATGTTCATGATCAAAATATTCTTGATTTTTATGAAAAGAGATTTGACATTCCAAAAGATAATCCTAAAGAATGTGTAAAGAACATTCTTTTAGAATGGAATCTTTCTATTTTTAATAATGCTATAGAATTATTTTTTGAAAGAGTTCCAAAGAATTTTGAATTTAAGGATTTTTCCATTGCTAACATTGTATATGGAGGCGTCTTCCTTTATTACGAGAATTATCCAAATAAGGAAGAGAGAGCGGCAGAATTTTTTAGAAAATTTTTAAATTTAAAAGATAATATTGTTATAAATTCATTTGAGAATCTTGTACTTAGAGCTCATACAACAAAGAATATACTTATGGATGAAGGATCAATTGTAGATTTAAATAACCAAGAAATTGAAATTAAAGATGTATTCTTCTACAATATTGATCTTGAGTGTACACAAAGTCATTATTATTTCCTCAATCCAAAAGTCAAAGAGCTTATTTTAGAAAAAACAGATCTTCTTATTTTTAGTTCCGGTACCCAATGGAGCTCACTAATTCCAACATATAAAAATACAGAATTTCAGAACATCGTTGCAGAGTATACAGGAAAGAAAATTTTTGTAGTTAATAATGAAGAAGATAAAGATATGAAAGGAATCAATAGTGCAGATATTATTAAAACAGTATCTAAATATGTTGATTTAAATAATGCAATCTTTCTCTTTAACAATGATGCTAATATTTCTATGAGAATTGTAAACCCATCATATAAAGATTCTAGTGTATTTTATACTATGGGAAATAATAAGGGCAAACATAATCCTGAATTATTAGCTACTGCAATTTACTCACTTTATTATAATCTTAAAGATCAAGATATTGTTTTTATGGATTTTGATGATACAATTTATTCAAGAAAACATGATTATTATTTAAATTTTATTTCTCTTGAAAATGCTGAATTGGTTAAACGTCTATCTAAACACAAAAAGGTTGTTATTACATCAGGAAATAAGTATAGTCACATTAGAAATAGATTTGGCAAACATAAAAATATAGATATTTGGGCAGATGGTGGTCTTATATGTTATAAGGATGATTTATACTACAATCATATTATGAGTATTTCTCTTGAAAATTTAATTAAAATTAAAGCATATCTAAGAATGCATGGGCTTGGTGACAAACTTACTGAAAGAGGAACTGGAGATATTATTACATGTGTGAATATTAAACCGTTGAGTGATACATATCGCAAGGAATTTGCTAAGCACCTTAATGTGTATTTTTTTAATAATGATATTAACTGTATTGCTACAGTTACAGGAACAACCAGCATAGATATAACACCGAAAAATGCATGTAAGAAGTTCATTTTAGATCAATATAGTTTTAGAAAGTGTTTATATATTGGTGATGAATGTGAATCTGGAAATGATGCAGGAATTTCAAAGCAATGCGATACAGTAGTTAATGTGGACTCTATTAAAGAAACAAATTTAATTCTTAAATTACTTAATGGTGGTTATTAATGAAATATGCTATTATTTTGGCCGCTGGAAATCAAACACGATTCAAATCAAACATTCCAAAAGGTATCTATGCACTAAATGAAAACATCAATGCATACAAGGGAAAGGTTGATAAGATTTTTGTAATGTGTTCTTTTTCAAATGTTGTTTTCTTTTCCAAGTTTAAGAATCCCCATTTTGAAATTGTACCAATTAAGTCTGGCTATGGTTGTGGTGAAGCAACTTTAACATCATTACTTGAGCTTCCTATTAAAGGTTCAGATACAATTTTCCTTTCTTGGGGAGACTCAATACAGTCATCTAAAGTAATTGAAACCTGTTTAGAAAATTATGATGGATCCTTTTTAATGCCAGTAGTTGTTGAAGAAGATCCATATGTTAAAATTGAGACACAAGATAAAAAAATTACTTCTATTCTGTTTTCAAAATTGGGCGATGATACGTCTGGTCTTGGTTATCATGATATGTCATTATTTCTTTTTAAGAAACGAGATGTTGTGTCTGCACTAAAGAAACTTATTAAGGTTACTCGTTTTAAATATGAGAAAGGTCAAGAACTTAGTTTTCTTGACATTTTTAATTATCATCTTATTGATGGTAATATCATTGAGATTGACTTTGAAAAGGCCCGGTCATTTAATACTGTAGAAGAACTAGATATAGTACAAAATAACTAATAAATTAAATAACATAGATGAATTGTTTACATAATAACTCATCTATGTTATTTTTATTTTTATTTAAGAGGTTAAAATGTTTAGAAATGTTCATTTCGATTATAGAGCAAGCAAAATTACCCTTTGGGAAACAATAAATGGGGAACGCACATCAACAGAGATTGATTGGGTTCCCCATATTTTTGTTCCAGATAAAGAAGGCGTTATTAGAAGTATTGATGATGTTCCTGTTAAGAAACTTGAATTTCAAAATTATCAAAAGTACAAAACATTTAATGAAGAAAAATCTATCAAAAAATACGAGGATCATGTAAAACCAGAACTTCAGTTTCTTGCTGAAAGATATCATGGAATTCCAGATGATTCTTTATATAGACCAGATCTTAGAATTGGTAGTTTTGACATTGAGTGTCATATTGAATCTGGGTTTCCGATTCCTGAAGAAGCAGAAGGTATTGTAACAGCTATTTCACTTGATGTTAATGGGTCATGTAAAACCTGGGGTATTAAACCATATATTGGCAAACATAGAAAGAATTTTGTGTATTGCTCAACAGAAGAAATTTTATTAACAGAATTTTTCAACTACATGTATTCTCAAGCAGATATTGATATTTTAACAGGGTGGAATATTTCAGGATTTGATATTCCATATCTCTATTATAGATGTAAAAAGCTTTTTGGTGAAAATAATAAAATTTTTAAAAAGTTTTCTCCAATTATGGAGTATTCAGTTTGGGAAAAGAAAGATGATACTGGACTAAACTTTGACTTTGCTGGAATTTCTGTTCTTGATTATATGCAGATCTATAAAGGATATACAAGATCCAATCCTGAATCATATAAACTTGATGAAATTGCTTTTAATGAGCTTAAAGAAAGAAAATTAGAATATGATGGCACGTTAAAACAGCTTTATGAAAATGATTGGGAGACGTATATCGATTATAATATTCAGGACGTCAAACTTATTTATAAACTAGAACAAAAACTAAAATACTTATACCTTATTCAAACCATTAGTATGATTTCAAGATGTCCAATGAAATTCTATGATAAAGTTACCAATGTACTTGAGGGCATTTTCTTAACATATTATAGAAGAAATAATCTTTGTGCTCCTAAGCTTAAGGGCGGCAAAACAGAATGGTTTGAAGCAGCATTTGTTAAAGAACCTCAGCGAGGACTACATGAATGGGTAGTTGATTTTGACGTTACTTCAATGTATCCACATAATATGATAACTTTAAATATGAGTCCAGAGACTTATTTTGGGTGCATTGTTAATCTTCCTGAGCATGAAGTTATTGAATATACATCTAAAAGAGAATTTCCAAAGATTTCATTAGAGAATCCTGATAAAGAAGTTAAAACATTAGAAGGAAAAGAACTAAAGATTTTTAATACATTATTGCAAAAAGGAACCTTTTCTATTGCCCCGAATGGATCTATATTTAAAAATACAAAGCCTGGTGTTGTAACTATTATTGAAAAAATCTTTTTTAAAATGAGAAAAGATACAAAAGATAAAATGCTGCAATTAAAAAAAGAAGATGGAGATAAAAATAGAATTGCAGAACTTGAAACTACTCAGTTAGCCATTAAAGTTGGTATACTTAACAGCTTATATGGCGCTATTTCTACACCATATTTTAGATTATATAATCTAAGAATTGCTGAAGCTATTACATCATGTGGCAGACATATTTTAAAAAACAGCGCAACATATATTAATGACTATCTTAATAAGGAAACAACTGAAAATTTAGATTTTGTATTATATCAAGATACTGACTCTATGTTTCTGGGAATTGGAAAATATATTAATAGTTGTTCAAAATTACAGAGCAAATTTAATTCGTTGCAATCAAACAAAGAAAAAGTAAATTTTATTCTTAAGTTATGTAAAGAGATTGAAAGTGTCATCAATGAGTACTCTTTTAATATAATTCAAAATCATCATTTTGCTTCTCAAGAAAAAGATTATACAATTAACTGGAAACAAGAGATTGTATGTCCATCCATTTTATTGGTTCAAAAGAAAAAATATGGTTGTTGGATCATTAATGAAGAAGGAAAGACTGTTGATAAGGTTAAGGTAACAGGTCTAGATATTATTAGATCCGAAACATCAAAACCAATCAAAGCAATGTTAAAAGATGTCATGACATGTATTCTTAAAAATGAGGAAGATTCTGTCATTAGAGCTAAAATTATTGAATATAAAAAAGCTATTAGAGATCTTCCAATTGAAGATATTTCAGCAAATATTGGTGTCAATAATATTAACAAATACATTGGAAAGGATGGTCCTTTAAAGGGTGCACCATGGCATGTAAAGGGCGTATATGCCCATCATGTTCTCATTAACAAGTTTGGATTACAGGACAAATACCAGGACATCATTGAAGGAGAAAAAGCAAAAGTCATTTATCTGCTTCAAAACTCTTATGGCTTTGAAACTCTTACTTACTCATCCAAATATCCAAAAGAGCTAAAATGTGTTCAGCCAGATGTTGAAAAGATGATTGAAAAATTCTTCATTAAAAAGATTAGTATGCTGCTAGAACCATGTGACAAACTTTCACTATTAGATCTTAACACAGAAACTTTAAATTTTTTCTTTTAATTTTTGTTTACAATCGCTAAATTTTTTAATATCATAACTCTATCAAACAATTTAACCAAGAGGATATTAAAATGAAAAGTGAATATGATGTGTGGTATTGGGATACTGCTGAAGCGCGGCGGCGGACTACAGTAATTATTGCCAAATCTTATGGTGAAGCCCGTGAGAAGTTTTTCTATGAGATGATTGACCAATAAATTATACCAGCCAACATTGACATTCAGCTTGCCCCACAGGAGAGGTAAATGTTTGATTATATTATGTTTTTTAAATATGGTACTGGGGTTGCGATGGCGTTCTTTACTCTTCGTTTAGTTGCTGGAATTTCTCTTTGGTATGATCATGAAGTAGGAAAGAATAAGGATATTGAAAAGTTAAAACTTCTTCTTGAAGGCAAGAAGATTAAGAGTTATGGTGTTATGCGTAGTATTGGTTATCTTATTCTTTCTATTCTAATTTTTATCAGTATAAAGTAGGGGATGTATTATGTTTACTTATAATGATGTTGTGGTCACAGCTAATCAATTAGAGCTTTATTCACTACTTGAAGGTGGTAAAGATTGTTGGACCCCAATTGATGATTTTTTCTATGAATATATTGACTCTCATTACAACATTGCTACTATGAATTATCCAGATTCTTATCTTAAAAGAATTTTATTGAATGACTTTGTTATTGATGAACTTATTGTGAGATTCGGTAAAGAAATTTATGAACTTATTTCCTTTATGGTTTCTAATAATATTTCATATGAAGAGGTAATAAATGAAAAGTTATAAAAACAGAATATTTCTTGATGATGTTATAAGGTTTTCACCAATGTCATATGGTGTTGATTTTACAGATGAATCTGAAACAAATTTTCATATACCTATGAAAGCACTTATAAAACTTTATGAAGGGGCCCAATTTCAAATTGAAAAAAATGGACAAAACTGGGAAGAATTTTGTGATATGCAATTTAAGGGAGAAACTATTTAATGAATATTCTTAAACACCTAGAAATTATCTTAGACCCAAATAACAAAGAAAAATTTTTAAAATATCCATGTGGTTGGGAATTAAACACAGATATTAAAAATTATACTGAGTGTTACTATCTTAATAGATATAGATTAAGAATTCAGTTATTTAGTGACTTTTCTTCAATGGCAGAGAGAAAAGAAGATTTTGCAAAACAACTTTCCGATAGATTGGGGAATTATTTGTATGGAGATTTGGTAGATAGTCTTGTTAAAATTAAGCACGATATTTCTAATAAAAATTGGATAGATGCCGTAGATCAAATAGATAAGTTAATTGATGAATATTATAATCTTCCGAAAAATCTTGATTTTAAGAATATGTAATAATATTAATAACTTAGAAACTTTGCTATTGCTTAGTTTATTTAATTAGCTTAATAACTTAGAAGATTTTTATAGAAATCTCACAAAAATGATGTATATTTATATTAGTTTTTGTGAGATTTTGCATTTTTATACTAAGTATTTGCTTTTATTAATTTTAAATTTTAAAATAAGTGTGTACAATTCTTTATGTATTTGTTATTCTGATCTTAACAAAACAACAATTTAATCAAATTGGAGAACATCATGAAGACCATCAAGCGCAGTTCTAAAGCCCGTTATATGGAAGAGTTGGATTTTAGGTTAGGTTATGATGAAGGCAAGTAAATTGATTTCACTTCTCATGGAAGAAGTTCTTTCAAAGGGTGATGGAGAAGTTGTTTTTGAATCATATGCTGGTGATATGGAGAATTTGAAAATTTTTCTATTCATTCATTGGAAGTTGATGAGGATGAAGACCATTCTGGTAAAGTAACCAAAAGAACTTTTGTTCTACAAATGTAAGAGGAAATAAAATGATTAAGGAAATTTTCGGAACAGATTCAAATGATAAGGCATTATTGGTAGATAGGAAAAAGACAAAGATCATTCGCTCAAAGGATGGGTGTTTTAATCACTTCTTTGATAAGGAAACTGGGTTGTCAATGACATGGGGAAAGAATAAGGAAGATGATCCTACATATTCTCCTTATGGACCGTTGATTGCTGACATAGAAATTACAACTATTTGTCATGGTCCAAGAAACGATAAGGGCATGAATGTCCCATGTAATTTTTGTTATAAATCCAATACCTTAGATGGCACTTATATGACATTTGAAACATATAAGAAACTTTTTGAAAAACTTCCTAAGACTATTGGTCAGATTGCTTTTGGTATTGATGCAACAGGAACTTCGAATCCTGATATGTGGAATATTTTTGAATATACAAGACAAAATGGTGTTATTCCTAATCTAACCATTGCTGATGTTTCTGATGAAGTAGCGGATAAGATTGCTTCTATTGCTGGTGCATGTGCTGTCTCATTATATGACAATAAGGATCTTTGTTATGATTCAGTTAAGAAGCTCACGGATCGTGGAATGACCCAGGTGAATATCCACCGTTGTTATCATGCCGGGAACATTCATACAACAGAAGAAATTATAAATGACATCAAGACTGATCCACGTCTTTCAAAGCTAAATGCTATTGTATTTCTTGCTCTTAAGAAGAAAGGAAGAGGCAAAGGCTTTGATTGCGCTTCTTCAAAGCAATTTAAGGGGATGATTGATCTTCTTCTTGATAGCAAAATTACTTTTGGTTTTGACAGTTGTTCTTGCGGAAATTGGCTTAATGCAGTAAAAGATCATCCTAACTACAAACAGTTTTTTCAAATGAGTGATCCGTGCGAGAGTTCTGCTTTCTCGGTCTATATTGATACTCATGGAGATTTTTATCCTTGTTCATTCTGTGCTGAAGAAAAGGAATGGCAAACTGGAATTTCAGTTCTTGATTGTGAAGACTTCATTAAAGATATTTGGTTCCACGAAAGAACAAAGGCGTTTAGAAACAAGCTCCTTTGGAATGGTAGAAACTGCCCCATGTATAAGCTTACAGGAGAATAATAATGAAAATTGAAAATGGAGATAGGGCCATTAAAGCCCTTGAAGAGCTAAAACAATTCAAAACCAATCTTAAAATTCTTAAAGAAATGAGAGAGAAAATAGAACGTTGGGAATCTGGTATTTTGTTTCAACAATACTCTGATGGTTCTGGCCTCTGCACAGATCATTGTTTTACAGATGGTAATTATAACACGGATATGAATCTTGAAATAATTAATCATATAATTTTGGTTCATGTTTCTTATATGGACCAGTTAGAACAAGAAATTTTATCTTTGTAGGAGAATATGAAATGAATGAAGAATCGCTAACTTATAGACTATGTACAAGGGCAAAGATTAGGCGAAATGCTAAAGGTAGAAAGTCTGTTGAGGAAGGTAAGCCTGATAGGATTGCTGATTTACTTGAAGAGGCTGCTCTAAAAATTGAAAAACTTGAAATGACAATTGAAGAGTTATTGGATGCTCTTATTGCATTAGTTCAAGAATCTGACATTGAAAATCTGAAAAACATGAGAGACTATTTAAATAGTATTTTAATAGGTCCATCTATTGATGATGTTGAAAGATCACTGTTTGCAGTCAACACTTTAATTACTGTTTTGGAGGGTCAAAATGAAGACTAGATATGGTTTTGTTTCCAATAGTTCAGTAGCTTTATTTGTGAAATTTGTGGCCATGCTGAAACAGGCTACGATATGTCTATAGATGAAATTGGATTTGTAATGTGTGAGCATGAGCATCTTTTTTGTAATGAGCACCTAATCAATACAGAAAATGGAATTGAAGAAGTAGATGGTGAAAATTTTGTTCTTGAAAAGCATTGTCCTATTTGTCAGTTTCAAGAATATTCACAATCAGAATTAGCGAGATTTTTACTAAAAGAATATGGGATTCCTAGAGATATTGTATTTGCAGAAATTAAAGCAGTTAACAAGCGTCGAAAGAAGTTGTATGATTATGAATATATCGAATATGTGTTTAAACAAAACAATCTAACAGATGATATTGTATTAAGCTCTCTAAAAGAAAGATTTGAAACATATTCAAATTTTTATGAATATATTGGGGGTTAAGTATGTGTAAAATTAGAAATGGTTTTGTTTCTAATAGTTCAAGTAGTAGCTTCATCATCCCTATTAAAGACAAGGAGCAAAAATTTACTCTTGAATATGATGTTTATGCATTAATTAACCAGTTTAGAAATGGATATGGGGAGTCAGAACTGAAGGCAGAAATACGAAGCAAAGAAGACCTTGAAGAATTTATTGGGGAAAGATATTCCCCATGGGGTGGAAGCACATTAGAAGATCTATTAAAAACAGATTGGATTAAAGAATTGTATGATGAAGTATTAGAACATTTGAAAACTAACGAAAGTGTCATACTTTGTAATGTTGCTTATTATGATGAATTACTAACAGCGTTTGTTACAAATGCAGGAGGATATAAAAGTGAAAACTAGACATTGTTTTGTTTCAAATAGTTCAAGCAGTTCTTTTGTTGTTCATGAATCTCAATTTGAATCACCCAAACATTTTAATGATGTTATGGAGGAACTTGATGCTTTAGAAAAAGAGCTTAAAGGAACAGAATATGAAGGTAATTGGGGTGATAATGGGAGAACGTGGGACACAGAAAATGGATATATTTTAGTAGAAACAAATTATGTTTATAGTAAGATTAAGGAAGCATTTAAACAAGCCAGTGTTGATATTGACAAGCTTAAAAAAATTTGGATTGAGTAGATTATGAAAAATGGATTCACACTTATTGAGCTTTTGATAATTATTGCTATTATAGGAATGTTATGTGCGATAGCATATCCACAATATATGAAATATAAAGATCCAAATTGGAGAAGAGAACAAATACAAAAGTCGAGAAATGTTGATAAACCTTCTTTTGAATGCATTGGTGGGTATAAATTTGTAATGGATAAAGATGGAAATCCAAAACAAATTATTAGCTCAAAGGGTGGTGGAGTAGAGTGTTTTTAAAATATATTCCTCCTTATAAATAAGATATAAGGAGGAATTTTTATGGCCGAATTTAAAAAATCAATAGTTTACACACTAAAATATGAAGGGTTTGATATTTTTACTGACATTCCAGAAGATGCTGGTGGGGCAACAAAGTTCGGGATATCAATTAATTTTGCAAAAGGAACAAATGACTTAGATCTTTTTGATCTTGATAATGATGGGCAGATTACAAAGGAAGATATCAAACTTCTAGATTCTGAAAAAGCATTGGAAGTTTATAAAGAGTATTTTTGGGATATTGCATGATTAGATAAACTAGATTCTGATAAGAAGGCTTTTATTTTCTTTGATGCCATTGTTAATCATGGATTAAAAAATGCTACTGGCCTTCTTCAAAAGACACTTATTCAGATGGGATATAATTTAGTGTTCGATAGGGCATATGGAAAGAATACATTCAACGCTTTACAAGAAGCAGATGAAAGTAAATTCATTGATATTTTTCTTGAAAAGAGAAAGAACTTTTTTCTCAAAATAGTTCAAAACAATCCTTCACAAAATAGATTCATTAAAGGGTGGCTTAATAGAATCCAATGGTGTAGGAGAGATGTGGAGAAATTGTAATGGGAGAAAAATTTGCTTGACTTCTAAGTTTTTTACAAATGTTGATTCCTGCTGATTTCTTCATGATATATCAAATTCTTATTGTTATATTATCTTTTGGATTTTTGGGGGTTGTTTTCTTTTCCATTTATAAAAACAGAGGGAAAGTCTCTTTTTATCAAATGATTTGTAGAGATGATGGAAGAATTTCAAAGGTTGGGATTTCTTTTATCTTTGTTCAAATGTTGATAATCTTTCAAGTTGTTACTGGTGCTCATGTTGACTCATATTTAACTGAACTTTTAGCAGTTATTTTTGCTGCTGAAGTAGGAACAAAGTATGTTGGGAAACTTGGTTCTGGTGGAAGATCAAGACATGATCATACGGAAAGAAAAGATATCCCAAGACTTAAAGATGATGATTGGGATGATATCTAAAAGAAAAGCCAAGAAAATTGAAAAATCTTGGCTTTTCTAGTTTACAATGTCCGAAGATTTTGATATTCTGATCTTAACAAAACAACATCAACAAAGGAAAAGATCATGAAGATGTACGAATTGCCCGCTGGAACCTACATTGACGTTATCGAAAAAAATTACCTTCTTAATGTTAATCAGGATGAATGGGAACAGAAATATGCTTCTAGAGATTCTTTCTTTGAAACTGGAGAATTTTTAGATTATGTTGCTGTGGCTAATGGAAGAAAAGATTCTTTCCCGGAAGTTCTTAGAGAGATGATTAAAAAGAATAAAAATCTTGTAATGCTTAGAAGCTATCATAAGGGTAAGGTTTATTTTGCAAGAGTTTCTTGCTATCAACTTAACTATATGGGATAAGGGAGAAAAAAATGAAAAAGTTTAATCTTAATAATGAAATCGTTGACATTATTAGAAATGAAAACACAGATTGGAAGTCTATTGTTCTTAAGCTTGCAAAGAAAGACCCCAAAACACTATATGCAATTGTAAAGGGAGATGATGAGGAAGATTTTAAGTTTCGCATCTATAACAAATATAAGAATAGTGAAGGCAAGAACAAGGTTATGTGTGTCAAATATATTCGTGAAAAATATGGGTTTGGATTGAAAGAGGCCGTTAATTATTTTGATGATATAATTGCAGAATATGAGGGTGTAGATGACACTGAAGCCCAATAAAAAGTATTGTGCTCATTTAGATAATGAGTATTGAAACAGAATAAGGAGATTATTATGGGATGCTTTTCATTTCTCTGTAAGAAGTGTGGTAAGCCAATACGTTCTGATTCTACTAGAGGTGAATTTGCACACCTGTTTCTATTGAAGAATGGGAATGTAGTAGAGTCAATGACTGGAGAGTATGATTCTTACTGCCGAGTATTCAATAGGGAGGGGGAATCAATTGAATGGGAAATGGATTGGAATGAAGTGTGTGAATTGATGTTCCACGAAAATCAAATGAATGGTATCGCTGCATTTCATGTAGATTGTTTCAAAAATATTGACGACTTTGTAGCTTTAAGGTCAGAAGACGATCCAAATCAAGGTTGGGGACCATTTCAAATTGATGGGGAATGGTTTGGTTGTTATAATTCTGATTATTGGGATGAAGAAGAGGAGAATTAAAATTTTGTATTTGAAATTGAATAAGGAGAAATTAAATGAAAAGAATTGCCTATATTTGTGACATTTGTAAAAAGGCCTATTACTCATTAGAAGAGTTGGATCAAGTAAATAATTCTTTATATAATTGCAAAAATCAGTTTGAATGTAGAGGAAGATTTCTTCGTCAAAATCGTAATAAAAAATTTCCAAACATTAGTAAAATCTATTAAAAGGTTATTTACATTCCTTGATTGTTTTGATATTCTAATCTTAACAAAACAACATCAACAAAGGAAAATATCATGAGAAAGAATAAATTTTTCATTAAGCGCAAGAACACATATTCAGATTCGATTGAGAGAACCATTATTCGCTCTGTTGGTTCTGTTATTCTTGCTGTTTCAACTTTGGCTTCGTGTTGGCTTCTCATTTGTTTGTTGAATGTTCTTAATAAATTTTAAACCGGAGTAAAGATTATGGAAGCAATTTCGTTTATTCTTTTGATGTTTGGTGTCTTTTTTATTGGGTTTTCTATGATTCTTAAAACTAATAATATATCTTCCTCCATCTTTTTTAAGGTTATTCCGTTTTTTGGTGGGTGCTTCAATATCTTTGTTGCATTTTATTTGCTTGGGTGGATTTCAATCAATATTTCTATTATGGAGTAAGAAGTAGTGAGTAAAAAAATTTGGAAATTCGAAGATGGTAAAATATGGAAAAGTGGCATTGAATATTTTTCGTATGATAGTTATGAGCAACTAGCTAACTATCTTTTAGATGAATTAAACGATATTGAAATTGAATTTAGCAACTTATTTGATTTGAATGACACTTTAGGGAACACTATTTATGATTTACAAAATGATCTTTCCAATAGTAAAAATTTAATTGATGAATTGGAAAATGATATTGTTAATTTGGAAGAGGAACTTGAACCATACTTAAGGGATTATTAGAATGAAAGTAATTGAATATCTTTCTCAGTTTGGAAATAATGTTGAAGAGGGGCTTGAAGCCCTTGAAAAGGATCTTGGAATAAAATCTAAGATTTATGATAACTTTTTCATTCTTAATTATAATCAAATTGAAAGTCCTAAGACACATCCAATTGTCCTTGAATGTCGTGGATTGATTCTCGATTGGAAATTGAATGTTCTTCGTTGCCCATTTGACAGATTTTTTAACTATGGGGAAGCAAACACTCAAGATTTTGACTTTCAAAATTCTGTTTGTTTAGAAAAATGTGATGGTTCCCTTGTTCCTGCTTGGTGGAATCCTTTTGAAAAGAAATGGTGCTTTGGGACCCGTGCAACAGCCTTTGCGGAATGTGAGTGTAATTCTGGGAGAATCTTCGAAGAAATCATTAATGATTGTTTTACAAAGGATTCAAAGGAATCTGTGGGTAAGTTACTTCTCCATAAAGATTTTACATATATTTTTGAACTTTGTTCTCCTGAGAATAGGGTAGTTGTTCCATATACAGATACGTTTCTTGTTCTTTTGGGGATTAGATCAAACATTCGTGGTTGGTATGCAGATATGAGACTTATGGATGAGTGCGTTAAAGAACTTCAGACCATGGGTGTGAAGACAAGATTGGTTGAGTTTTATGGATTAGACAATTTGGATGATATCAAAAGAACATTTGAAGGATCTGGAATCTCTTTGGAAGGATATGTTTTTTGGGATACTGAAACAGACGAAAGAATAAAAGTAAAATCCCCCCAATATATTTCTGTCCACCATCTTAGGGATAATGGAAATCTTAATCCCAAGAGAATTTGTGAACTGGTATTTATAAATGAAACAGAAGAGTATTTGAGCTATTTTCCAGAAGATAAAAAGTACTTTGATCCTTGGATTGATGCATATGGTGTCATGGTAGAAGCCATTCATTTTAAATTTGAGTGCATTTCCTCCGAGGAACTTACTCAAAAGGACTATGCTCTTAAAGTAAAAGATCTTCCATATTCTGGAATCATGTTTGCTCTAAGACAAGGAAAGACTCTTCAAGAATGTTTTGAAAAAATGAACTCAGACGCTAAAGTGAGGTTATTAGAATGTTTCAAAGAATAAAAAAGTTTTTGAACAAATATGTTTGGTATGTGACTTTTGAATGGGTGGATAAAAACAATAATGCCATTAGATCATGGAGAATTGTTGAAACAACATATGATTTGGAAGTGAGTGAAAATCTTGCTGCATTTATTAAAGAGTTTCAAAAGGAGCATAAAGATTTCTTTTTATTAAATTTTAAAAGGCTAAAATAGGAGAATATATGATAATTTTTATAGGTGTTTTTGTTTTACTTTTAAACATTGGACCATTTCTTGTATCTAAAGATACCGTTTTGTTTACTTGTATTGGCGCTGGGTTCACCTTTTTTAGTGTAAGAGATTATTTTCCATTTAAAACTTTTGAATTTAACGAAACTTTAAAATATACGTCATTCTTTATCTTCTTCAATAGTTTCTTTTTCTATTGTGGAAAATTACTTTATTCATTTTTTAAGGAGATTTTATCATGTTAATCAATAAGATGTTATCAGAGACTGAGTTTAAAACTAACCAAGATTTCTTTGGTCTTCCATTGTTCTTTCTTGTTAGTTCAAAAGAAGATATGTTAAAGATGATGAATTCCGTTTGTCAAGATTATGATGATCTTGTTTCTCACTTTGGAGACTACATTAAAAAAGATCTTGTTAAAGATATGTTTGACGAAGATGGTGAAGAATATTTTGTTTCTACAACTACACGGCTAATGAAAGATGCAGTTTATAACTCTTATGGCGTTGATGAAGTTGTATTTGAAGAAGAGTATGGGGCATTTTATATTGAAGATGGTGAATTCACTCTGGAGTTTGATGAGCCTTTAGTTTTCTTTGTAAATTTTTGTAATGATTTTGATAGATTTGGAGGCGTTTCAGTTAGACAGGTTTATCATTGTAAATTCAAGGATCTCCTGAATTTTAAGATTGCACTACCAGAGCCAACTTATTTTCAAAATGACTAAAGTTTTTGTTTACATGAAATGGCGATTTTGTTATTCTAATCTTAACGGAACAAATAAACATCTAACAAACTCGGAGACTAACTATGATTACGAAATTTGATAAATCCAATCTTAATTCCATTAGAACCGAACTTGATGCTCTTCTCAAAAAGTTCGGAGACGAAAGGGGTTTCTTTTAATCTTGGAACCATTACCTTTAATGATGACGAATTTTCTGTTAAGCTTGTTTCAAAAATAAAATCTGAATCTGGAATTTCTTCTATGCTAGAATCTGTAATGAATATCTATAATCTTCAGGTTTCTAGTCCTTGTGGAAAAACCCTTGTTGAGTATCATAAAAGTTCTTACAAATATCCTTTTGTTTTTAAGGATATTGATGGAAAGCTGTATAAGTGTAATGTACAGCAAGCAAAGATGTATTTTACTAAAAAGGAGAATTAGAATGAGCATTGGAAACAACAACCTTAGTCGAATTATTTTTAAGGATTTTCTTGAAGAAAATCAATACGAGCAAGATGGCCGGCGAAATGTCTTTATTAAGAATGGAAAGAAGATTGCCTTTTCAATAACAGAAGATAAGATCCAATGTAGACAGTTTTATGAAGATTGTTCCGGATTAGTTTGCTATGATATGAGTGAAAATAAGTATTATGAATTTGATCGTTCCGACCTTGAACTTTCTGATCGTCCAAGTAGAATTTCTCCTGCAACTGGATTGAAGGCTTATTCTGCATATCCTTGGCGATAAAAATTTTAATTTTTTGAAAATAATTGTGTACATTTATTTTGGCTTTTGATATTCTGATCTTAACAAAACAACAATTTAACCAAATGGAGAAACACCATGAACACCAACATTATCAACCTGATCAACGACTTTGCTAAGAACAACCGTATTGGAAAGGCGCGTGTTGAAGAACTTGTAGTCAACGTAATTTCAAATTGTGTACCATCCTCTGTTAAGAAGAATCGGATTCCCAAGCAGAAGATTCAGAAGACTTCTCGCAATGATCTTCATAATTTCATTAAGAGTGAAATTGTGACTATGGCGAAGAATTTTGAAGTATTTTCTATTGTTGATGTTGCAACAAAGCTTTCGGTTTCTCCATATCTTGTCCATCGCGCCGTAATGGAATGCAAGAATGATAACATTCTCAAGAATGTTGAAAAGGTTGAAAATGGAAAGCGTGGGCGAAAGGCAACAATGTTTATGATAAACTCCTAAATTCTGGGCCTTCGGGCCCTTTTTTGTTTCATAAATAAAAATAAAAGTTTAAAGGAGTTTTATGTTTTTTCAATTTTATGACAATAATCTACACTCTTTTCTTTTAGGAAAAATAGAATCATATAGTGTTAAAACCATTAGTAAAAAACAACATTATTTGATTCTAAAACTTGATGGCACAGAAAAATGGCTCGTTTATAATGAATATAAGAATCTTGTCTCAGATGTTCAGGGTCTTCATGAGACGTTAAATGATTATTATGAGAAGGTTATGGATGCGGAACGTGGAGCAAAAGATAATGTTATGGGGTACAATACTTGCGGAGATGGTGTTGGAACAGAAGAAGGACCAGCAGATGAATACGAGGATGAACCAGAGGATCGAGCAAGGCCTATGGGGTTCTCGCCAAACAAAATAAATTGTTAAAAAAGGAACCCGAAGGTTCCTTTTTTATTTACATTGATCGATAGTGTATGTAGAATAATTTTTATAAATAATCTTAACTAAGAGGGATTAACATGGAAATGAAATGCTGCCCAAACTGTGGAAATGAGTATCCTGTTGTAGTAGAAAATCGAAATCGAAAGAATATGATTGTTCATATTCGAATCATGTGTAAGGAATGTGAAATAAAAAGTAAAAAAACTTTTACCCCAGTTAATAATATCGGGCCTCGAACATTAACTACTGAAGAATATAATGAAAAGATGCTTGCAAGAGCAATTGAAGTTTGGAATGAACTAGTTGTAGGAGATAATTAAACATGAAAATTGTTTCGTATAGGGTGTTTGACACGCCAAAAGAGTTTGAATCTTGGCAACTTGAAAATGATGATCTTAAAATTATTTCTATTTTTCCCATTGTTAATGGTATGGATGGAAATCAGTACCAAAAAACAAAAGATTCGCCAGAAGAGTTTGAATTTAATACATATACAAGTGTTTTTGTAACCTTTTGGAAAGAGGTATAAAATGTATAATGATAAGTTTGGATATCATGAAGTAATACATACAACTCATGTAATATTTTGTATGTGGGATGATCACATTTTAGGGCATGGTGTTGTAGATCTTGACGAACCAGAATTGAAAGCAAAAGCTGAAAAGATTAGTGAGCTTATGGCAGAATTCTACCAAGAAATCTCAAACAAAAGCGACGAAATTTTTAATGAGCGAGGGTAAAATGTCTTATATTTTATTTTATGCAGTTTATAATCGATATGATAATGGGGCATGGTGGGAAGATAGAATAGAAGAATATGAAACTTATGACGATCTTATTAAAGATTGCTCTGGGTTAGTCTTTAGAAATGGTAATGAAATTAAATTAAAATCAATTTTCAAACTTGAAAATAATATGCTTGACTTGTTTGGTAAAGATATTTATGAAGGGGTTATAAAGATGGAAGAGGAAGAGGAAAGAAGACTGCTTTTAAGGCTTAAATTAGAAGAGGAACGCAAAAAGCAATTGGAAGAAGAGAGTGAAGAACGGGAATTTGCTCTTTTTAAGGAACTTTGTAAAAAATATGGAAATGGTGAAAATTAATGGAATTTATATCTTTTGGTGTATCTATCATTGGAATCATTTGGTTGCTTATTATAGGTTGGCAATTTGTAACTGGAAGACCATATTGGGGTGAAGATGATTCGTCACTAATTATCTTATTCGCAATTCTTACTAGTATTCCTTTTCTTAATTTACTATCTTGGATTATATTTTTAGTAGTTATTATTTGTGCTGGTATTGTGGGGGCAATGATTGCTTTTCGTGAACATGCAATTCAAAAAAGAATGGAGAAGGACAATGAACATTAGATTTTATGAAGGAAATTATAATGTTGGAGTATTTCAAACCAATAGTGAAAGTATACCAAGACCAGGGGATATTGTTGAAACAGTAGATTATGAAGGAAGATGTGAACATGTATCATATTTTTACGATAAACAAGGAAACTGTGATATAACAGTAAGGGCACAGGTAATTAGATAATGAAACTATATAAAAATTGTATGGATTGCCCACATCATCGTGTAGAGCATGATCCAGACCCAACAGATTCATTTTGTGACGATGATCAGGCTGTTCTTTGCACATTGGCAAAAAATGTTCATTGTCAACACAGATGGGCAGATAATCATGTATGGGAATATAGACCTATTACATGGAGTTGCAGACCACATCATAAACGAGCAGATTGTGTTACTCCATCATGGTGCCCACTTATTAAAAATTTGACATATGATGAACTTTCTGCCCATATTAATCATTGTAGTGGAAGTGATAGTAATTTTCAAGGTGAACCAATTGAGTGCCCTATTTGTACTGAATTTTCTAATCGTACATCTGAATTACCAAAAGGTGTAGCTCCATGTGTTTGTGAAGGCAATTGGAGAGAAATAATCAAGGAAACCAAAGATAAGATTGGAAAAACTTTTGTAGATAATAATAAAAGGGAATGGATTTTGGATGGTATCCTTTGGGCAGAAGATGATTTCTATTATCTTTTTGCTGATGGTGGTGAATTAAAGTATTGCAGTTGTGTTGCTACTCTTAACGTACATGGAATGAAGGAGAAAGAATAATGGAAATTAGGTATGGAAGAAAGAAGAATGGTATCAGGATTGATCTAAAGAAGAAAATTGAAGATTGGATTAAGTCTATAGATGATGAGGAACTTAGGCAAGTAGTTGCTAAGAATACTATTGTTACTGGTGGGGCAATAGCCTCAATGTTACTGGGTGAACGTGTGAACGACTACGACGTGTACCTTAAAACCAAGGAAGCAACAAAAGCCCTTGCTCAATACTATGTAAAGAAATTCATTGAGCTTAATGGTAAAAAATTTGAAGATATGACAATTTCTTACAAGCCAGAAGTAAAAGAAGAAACAATTAAGAACATCAAGGGAATTGAAGAAGAAAGAATTACTATTTATATGAAGTCTGCTGGAGTTGCTTCAGAAACCCAAAGTGAATATGACTATTATGAATTGAGAGGAATGGATGATGCAACAGAATTTGCATCCACACTCGCTGAAGAAATCAAAGATGATTCCAAACCAAGATATAGGCCAATTTTTCTTTCTCAAAATGCTATTACTTTAAGTGATAAGATGCAAATTGTTATTAGATTTTATGGAAATCCTGATGAAATTCATTCAAACTATGATTTTAAACATGCTTGTAACTACTATGATTATGATAAAAATTATTTACATCTTGATCCAGAAGCTTTAGAATGTCTCTTAAGTAGGACATTGATTTATCGTGGAAGTTTATATCCTATTGCCTCAATCTTTAGGATGAAGAAGTTTATTGAACGTGGATGGAGAATTAGTGCAGGGCAACAGCTTAAGATCATGTGGCAAATTAGCGAGATGGACTTGAAGGATCATGATGTGATAAGAGAGAGTTTGACAGGCGTAGACGCAGCTTACTTACATCAGCTTGTAGATGCGCTATCTAAGACAGATGTTGATAAAATTGATTCTGCTTATGTATCTACAATTATTGATAAAATCTTTGATTAGGAGTTTTAAATGAAAAATGTGAATGGACTTTATCGTTATGTTAGATTCAACAAAACTTTGGATTATTTTTTAAGTGTAATTTGTTCACCCTCTACATTGTTGTCTTTAGAACCCCCTATTAAAAACGCAGATGTCCTTCTTGATGAATTAGTTAAAAAATATCACGAGGGTAAACTTAAAATAAAGGTTATGGAGTTCTCAACAAAATTTTATGATGATGAATCATTTGAAGTTTTTATTTGGACTGCAAATTATCCTTATTCCTATGGACAAGTTTTTACACATGAAAAATTGCGTCTAAATCGTGCTGCTTTACCAACTAGATATGCACGTATCTTATTTAAAAGATTCCTTGATAAAGAGGGAATGCCTTCTTTTGAGCCACCAAAGCAGGTTGATATCAATGAAATTATGGGAAATATAAGGAACCTTGAGAGGAAAAGCTAATGATTGAATCAATGGAACAATATGAAGAAGCTCTTGATGAGCTTTTTAGAATTGAGATGATAGGATATGAAAACTATGAGACAGAATATATTGAAAAGCTTGTAGAAGATATAAGAAAGTTTGAAGAAAATGAGCTAATGACTGATAAAGAAAAAGAAGAGCTTCAAGAACAACATTGGAGAGGATAATATGAACCCATACGAAAAGAAATTTAAAGAGTGTTATTATATGTTGAAAAGTAACATTCAAAACGATCAAGAAAACATTGAAAGGGATACAAAAGAACTTGAAGCTCTTTTAAATCTTGAAAGGTCTTATATGGAACTTAAGAATAGTGGGTATGAAAACACTATTATTTTAGAGGCACTATATAAAACCGCTAAAAATAATGAACCAAGGATAAAATGTCTTAGATCTTGTATTAATAATAGGGAACTTATAAAACAAGAACACAAAAATCAATTGTCATTTTTGAGTGATTATCTTTGCCCTCATGAAGAAACCGAATTCCATAGTGAAGATTATCATAAAGGCGTTGATATTTTTAAATGTAAACTATGTGGGAAACTTGTTTAGGAGTTAAATTATGTTTAAGAGGAAAGAAAAGAAAGGTTTAGATAAGTTTGTGAAGGGGTGTAAACTTTTAGACTATTTTATTAATGTTATTTTAAGCCCAAGAATGTGGGTGTCAAATAAGTGGTCCTCAAAAGAAACAAATAAAATGTTGAAAAATTTGGTTCTGATGTATGAAGATGGTAAATGTGATGTTGTATTTTCATATCCTACATTGGGATTTAAATGTGATGATTTTTATATTAAAATTTGGATAAACAACTATCCATACGCTTTTGGAAATGTATATACGGGTGGAATGGAAATATTGCCAACAAGATATTATAGGCTTCTTTTTAAAAGATGGCTAGAGGCTACTCATTATAAAAAGTTGCTTAAGGAGAAAAAATAGATGCCTAGTTATTTTGAATATGAAGAGCTTGCCGCTTTGATTCTTGCTGATGGAGATGAAGATAAAGCACATGAATTAATAAATGGTGGAGAGGTTGATTATTTGTTTTTTGAAAAATATGAAATTGACTTTGATCAGTTTTCCAGAACTGTAAAGTTACTAATGGATTATACAGTTCAAACAACTTCATCATTAACAGGAACATCATATAAGGGGTTTGTTCATAATGGGAGTTATATCATTAAGAAGGAAGTGGAAATTGAATAAAACAAAAATTAAAATGCTGGCCATTGAGATGAATAGGCTTGAAGTGGAGTTTAATCAAAAGTACAATGTTTTAAAAGATGAACTAGATAAAGAAACTAAAATTTTCCAAAAGATATGCTCTCATAAAAGAACGCAGATTAGAAATCAGAGCTTCTTTGAAGAGGGGCATATGTCTAGTCCAATTACATGGAAAGAGGCATATTGTGTAGATTGTGGTAAGGTTATTGCCAAAACAATGAAAGTAGAAACATGGGTAGATGTATATGAGGAAGACGATGAAGCTTAAAAATGTAATCAATATTTTTGGTGCTCCTGGAGTTGGTAAATCTACACTTGCTTCAGGGCTGTTTTATATGATGAAAATCAACGGATTTTCTGTTGAATTTGTTCAAGAGTATGCAAAGGAATGTGTCTTTGAAGAAAGATTTAAACTCATTCAAGAAGACCAACTTCATATCTTTGCCAATCAGAACAGAAAACTTTTTAGATTAAAAGATTCTTATGACTATGTTATTATGGATAGCCCTATTATTCTTTCAAATACTTATCTTCAAAAAGACAGCTTTTACGATATAGAACATTTTAAAAATCTTGTGACTTCAACATTTCATAATTATCCAAACATTAACTATTTCATTAATTTAAACGAAAGTTTCAATTTTGAAAATGAAGGTCGGGTTCATTCTTTTACAGAATCAAAACATCTTGAGAATGAAATTAAAAAAATGTTGACAGAGTGTAAAGTTACTATTAATGAGGAATTTGTTAATTCAGATTTGGTTATTGATTACATTTTCAAAGACATTGAATCAAGAGAAAGTGGTATAGGACCTGTAGAAGAAAAAGAATTTACATTTCTTGGTACAAGATATGTAGCAAAGAAAGATGAAACTATTAACGGCTTTACTTTTTATAGAAAACATACAAAATATCCAGATGGAATGTATTGGAGTCATCTTAAAGATATCAACTCTATAGATGTTGCTATAGAGGTATTTAAAACTCAACGAAGTACAAACGATTCTTAAGAGGGATAAATTATGTTAATTAATGGCGAAAGAGCTATGGCTTATGTGGTTAAAATTGATGATGTTCAGCCTATAGAAGGTGCTGATCGTATTGACCTTTATAAGGTGGGCGGGTGGACTCTTGTTGGAAAGAAAGGGGAAATGAACAAGGGTGATTTGGCTTGTTATATAGAAATTGATTCGTGGGTTCCTCACACTATTGCTCCATTTTTGACCCAAGATGGCCATTTCCCTAAAGTGTATAATGAGGTGGAGGGCCAGAGATTAAAGACAAAACGGATGAAAGGTATATACAGCCAAGGACTTCTTTTATCAATACATTATCTTAATGATATTGTTGATTTGATTCCTTATGAGCCATTAAGAGAGGGAACAGACCTAACCAACATTCTTGGTATTCAGAAGTGGGAACTTCCTATTTCTGCTGAACTTCGTGGAGTGGTTAAGGGTGATTTTCCTTCCTTCATTCCGAAGACGGACCAGGAAAGAGTTCAAAACCTTACAAGGGTGCTTCCGAATTACTATGGAGAATCTTTTGAAATTACTGAAAAACTTCATGGAACAAGTTCAACCTTTTATCTTAACAACATAGATGATGAAATTGTTTTTGGTGTATGTTCAAGAAATAGAGAATTAAAAGAAGCAGAAACTAATACATATTGGAAAGTAGCAAGAGAATCAAATATTGAAATAATTCTTAGAAAATTTCAAATTATTAGTGGAAAATTTTATGCTCTTCAGGGTGAAATAGTTGGCGAGGGAATTAATGGAAATATGTATAATTTAAAAGGACAACATTTTAAATTATTTGATATTTATGATATTACTGAGCAAAGATATTTAACTCCATATGAAAGGTTTTGTATGTGGGGTATTGCAAATATTGGGAATGAAACAGATAATCATATTCCAATTTTAAATGCTATATTTATATTAGATGAAACGCATACAGCTGAAAAGCTATTGCAAATGGTAGAACATAAGTCCACATTAAATAATAAAGTGTGGGTAGAAGGTTGGGTTCTAAAGTGTCATGATGTAGACTTTAGTTTTAAAGTTGTGAGTAACAAATTTTTAACTTCCAAGCAGGGGGAAGATGCATAATGAAATTACCAGTTAATTATGAAACTCTTGATCCTTCTTTCAGGCGTCTTGTGAGGGAAGAATATGTACATCTTCAAAAGGGAAAATGTTGTCATTGTGGCGGAAAACTTGATGAAGAGCCACCTATTGAAGTTTTAAAATTAAAAATTCATGAACATCTTTACCCAGATGGATTTTTTAAAAATCCAATTCATCTTCATCATGATCATGATACTGGATTGACTTTGGGTGCTGTTCATGCGTATTGTAACGCTGTATTGTGGGAATATGAGGGAGAATAAGATGATAGTCTATAGAATTTACAAACAGATGAATGCGGCAGATACATGGAGAGATCCAGATGACATTCACGTTGTTGAACTTGGATACAAACAATCATTGGAAGATTCTCTTGCGTTTGTCCAACAACAAATTTTAGAAACATTTCATAAAAAACATAGTGAAATTTTTAAAAGAAAAGACGGAACTTATAGTGCTCAGGATTTTTGTTCTTATGCGTGGGAAATAATCATTCAACCAATTGAGGTGGATTAGTAATGTTGGAAACTAAACAAGTTATTGTTGTTAATAAATCTTTGAATATGCCTACTGGAAAACTAGCAGCACAAGTGGCTCACGCTTCTATGGGTGCTCTTTTAGATACTACTACAAGAAATTTAGATACAATCTTTATTAACTTACCTATTGGTTCTGCAAGAGAAGATTGGTTAGACGGTATTTTTACAAAGATTGTTGTATATGTTAAGTCTGAAAAGAAATTGCTTGATGTATATGAAAAAGCATTGGATAGAAGGCTTCCATGTTTTCTCGTAGAGGATCGTGGATTAACATTCTTTGATAAACCTACATATACTTGTGTGGGCATTGGTCCGTGTTGGAATGATGAATTTATTGGTATTACAGATAAACTACGACTTTTGGAGTAATTATGGACATTAAGAGAATTTGTAAAGAACTTGAAGATCTGTTCGACATTGATGTTGAGTTGGTTCATATTGAGTTGGAGAACTATGTTTATCGTCTGATTGACATCTGTCTGTTTCATAAAGATTTGGTTTTGGATGAAAACTTTTATCTACTAGCGTGTAAAGAGTTGGTTGGTTATCACAAAAAACTTTTTGATGAATTTGAAATTTATGAAAAGGAAGAAGAAGTTCTTGAGTTCAGGACAGAGTATGTAAAGACTGGAGAAACTTATATGAGGAAACTTGTAAGGAGAAGATAATAATGGGTATTGATTATAGTGCTGTTATTGTTGTTGGGCTTTGGAGTGAGTATCTACCTAAAGATTTTGATGAAGTGGAAAACATTGAGTGTATTCAACCATATTATGATGCACCTACAGAACATAGTCTTTGGGGAATTGTGATTGAAAATAGTGAAGATTATAATGCTACAGAGATTAATCTTGATGTTTTAGAACTTCCTATTAAAGTAGCTAAAGAAAATTTTAAAAGAATTACTGGGCTAGATGCCAAGATTTATCTTTCAACAAGAGGTTGGTAATGCAAGAAAGAATTTTAGCAGCGGCTATTAGACATAAGGAAACTGGTGAAATTTGGTCATTGCCAGCCCCAGCAAGACACCATAATGTTTTTAGAATCATACCAGAAACGATGTTTTCTTTGGAAATGAATAGTAAAACTGAGCAAGGATTTGAAACAAATCTTAGACCTTTTGTTGATAGAAAGGAAGCAAAGAAGATTGCTCGTGAAGCAAATCAACTTTTGGATAGAGCCTCTAATCTAACAATTTTATTTTCTGAAGATGTTTGGTAAGTCTGGAAAACTCAAGATTCTTGATGATTTTAGGAAGCCTAATTATATCAATAACTTAGAAATCCTCCAAATTCTTAGTTTTCCTAATGAATCTAAATACTTAGAAGAAATTCTAGAAATCCTTCAAAAAATGATGTATAAATATATTGATTTTTTGTAGGATTTTCTTATTTATAATAAGTAGTTTGTTTAATTAGATTTATTTTTTAAATTTTATATGTACAAATGCTCATCGTTTTGTTATTCTGATCTTAACAAAACAACAATTTATTTGGAGATTATCATGAAGATGTATGGTTATGAAATAATTCATGATGGTAGATCTTATGGTTTTGTTCTTCTTTACAATAGTAAGAAGAAAACTGTTGACTATATGAAGAAGCATGGAGTAGACCCCAAACTGTGTATTGAGGTTCCCTATCCCCAGTTTGAAAAACATGATAACCCAGTATATTAGGAAAGAATATGATTAAGGAAATGGAAGATTGGATTGATGAAGTGATCGATGACCTTGATGGAATTGATTTTGATATTAACTCAATTATTGATTATAGATTGGCAGAAGAAATTCTTAAACACTGTGGAATTGAGGAATAGGTAGCTAATATGATAATTCTTGAAATTACAATGCCTTATGGAAAAGTTGTTAAGATAAAATATGAAGATACGACGGTGGCTGAAGTACAAGAAAGTCTTGAAAAACTTTATGAATATCAAGACAGATTATATTATTTGTCTTTTCCAGAAACAGTAGAGGGAAAAAGCATTATGGTTTCACCAGATATTTTCAAACAATGTATTTTGGAGTTTTATAATGAGTAAATTAATTTTAGTTCGTGGTCTTCCGGGGTCTGGTAAGTCTACTTTCGCTAAGAAAATCAAAGAAAAGAATCACTTCATGTATGAAAGACTTGAAACAGATATGTTTTATGAAACCCCAAATGGTTATGAATTTGATGCTGATAGAATCAAAGATGCTCATAATTGGTGTTATTATAGCACAATGAAAGCTCTTAAAGGTGGAATGGATGTAATTGTCTCCAACACGTTTACAACCAATTGGGAAATGGAAAGATATGTTGCGTTGAAAGAAATCTTTCCAAATCTCAATATAATCATCATTAATATGTATACTCAATATGAAACTATTCATAATGTACCAGAAGAAACAATGAAAAAAATGAAAGCACGTTGGCAAGATGTTGATCCTTCTTGGGATGTAACAATTTATCATCAACCAGAAGTAGAGGATATTTTTTAATGAGGAAGATTATTGGTTGTTTACTTCTTATATCTCTTTTGGTTGGTTGTTCTGGAAATACAAAAGATGCTTTACAAGCCAAAAAAGAATTTGAAAAACATTGTATTGAAGGAAATAATACATTGTCTCTTACAATTACTGTTGGAATGTGGGGGACTTCTGTTTCTTCAACATGCATTTATAATGGGGGCAAGTAATGGGATATACAATTAGAATAGAATATAGAACCGGAGATTCTTTTAACTCATATGAAGAAACTCAAGATCTTGAAGGAGAATGGAAAAATCTTGATGTATTAGAAGAAAATCTTCAGCGTATCAAGAATCACTATGAAAAGTATCAGACTTTTGATTATAGTAATGGTAAAAATTGGGTAAAGGATATGCCTGTTGGTTGTGTTTATAGTGGTAAATACAGCCATCCAGACAACTATGCTATGAAATTGGAGCTTCTTACTGATGACAGAACTCCATATGCTTTTGTGCCGTTTTGGTGTGGATATTTTGAGCATCTTTACTCAGCAGAAATTGTGTCTTCAAAATCTATGAGGATTGAGTTTTAATGAAAAGAAACATGCTTTATAATGGTTGTAAATGTCTTCTTTGTGAATCTGATAGAATGTATTTAAAGAAGATCCAAGAGGAATTCGAATACAAAGGGCATAAGTTTTCTGAGCCAGCAGAAGTTTATTGGTGTGATACATGTAATGATGGATTTTATACTGATGAATGTTCAGATATTATTGAAGAAAAAGTAAAAGAATTTTTTAAAAATATCAAGGAGAAAGAAAATGTTTCGTAGTACTATGAATCTATTGGAAAGGTTGTTTACTGGTGTTGAGCTTTGTGTTATTGCTGATATCATTTTGGATGCTCAGAAAATACATGAAGAATCTTGGGATGAAGAAAATAATTCTAACTAAACAGGTTGCAAGTGTTTTACAAATTCCCGGTGATATTATGTGGTCTGTATCTTCCACATGTATGATAAACATTGCTAAAAGAACATTAAAAAAATTAGGGATTGAATAATGAAAGAATGGTTTTGTGAAAAATGCCATTACGTTTGGATGTCAAAATACAATAAATGTTGTAATCCATATTGCAAATCAGAAGGTGTTGAATTTGATCCATGTATTCATGGGAAATTATTGGTTGGAGGTTCAAATGCATGGTTATCTGTCTTTAAAAAATGGGATGGAAACGAATCTTTAGAAAAGGTGGCTGATGAACTAATTAATGAAGGGTGTTATGGTGCTGCCACTATAATGAACGAATGGATTTATAGATTGCTTAAACAATTAGAGGAAAAAGAATAATGACTACTTTTTTTACTTCAGATCTACATATTGGACATGAAAGATGTGCTATTGCCTTTAGACCACATTCTTCATTGGAAGACATGCATGATTTTATTATAACAAGATGGAACCTTAACATTACAAACGATGATGATGTATATGTTCTTGGTGATGTTTTCATGGGCGAATGGAAAACACTTGAAAAGGCAAATGAATTCCTCAATCGTTTAAACTTCAAGTCTTTTAACGTAATTCCCGGAAATCACGATAAACCAAATTTTCTAAGGGAAATTTCCATATATAGATCAAAGATGGAATTGAATGATTTTGACGTATCCACTACTCATATTGTTGAGAAAAAATTCCCTGTTGAAACCAAGAATACAAAAATGTATCCATTGGTATGTTCTCATTATCCTCTTGCTTCATGGTCAACAGTTGCAAAGGGTGTTGGACATATTCATGGGCATTGCCACATGGCTTACAAAGGTAAGGGAAGAATCCTTGATGTGGGTTGGGATGGATTCTATACAGAACGAAAGAAGGGAATTTGGTCTGTTGATGATATCAAAGAATATATGAACAAACAAGAAATTTTTAGTGTAGATTATCATTAGGAGAAAAATATGAACATGGAAGAGTTTGCTAAAAGTCTTGATGGTCGGGAAATGGGCAAAGAACTAACAAAGGAAGAAGAACGGCTTGCTAAAGAAAATAGATGGGTAGTTGTTTTTGGTCATTCCGATGATTGTATTGAACTTAGAGGCTATTTTAATGATGAGCTTTATAGAAATAGAGATCTTGAAATGTTTTGGTTTTCTCCAAATGGTCCTTTGAAATCGTGGGATGATGTTGACCATGATGATGAGGAAGAAATGGAAGAATATTTCGAAAACAAATATAATGCCATTGGTAAATTAGATTCTCATTGGTGTACAACTTTCAATGGTGAATATTTCGATTGGGTGTTTGATTGGTCATGGCCACATGAAGTTTTTAGGATTTATGAAGATGATGGGGGTTTTTGTTTGGGTGTTGTTTTTAAAATTCAAGAGGATTATTAAAATGAATAAATACAACTTATATGAAAAGCCATTGGTTGAAATTCTTGACCTCATTAGAAGAGGGGATATTGATTTTGAAAGTTTTGAATATTGGTATAATAATGTAATAAGTAACTTAACACAAAAGAAATGTAATGAGTTAATGGATGATATAAATATTCGGCTAGAATCAAAATTTGATGAAGGGTATGATGAAGGTCATGAATATGGTTATTCAGATGGGTATGGCCAAGCAGAAATGGACTATTACGATGAACTAAAAGAAGTTCATAGAAAAGCGTATGACCAAGGATTTGAAGCTGGTTATGAACGAGGATTTAATAATGCAAAACAAATGGAGAACAAAGGATGTTAGATTATAAAGAAGTGGAACGAGTATACGACTCTTTTGGAGAAATTGAAATATCTTTAGATGAGTTTACAGAGTGGTGTGAGAATCTTCATCAAGAGGCATATGATGAAGGGTATGAAGAGGGATATACCACAGGGTTTGCAGACAATGAAGGGGAATAAATGAACGATCTTATAAAATGTCCAATATGTGGATTCAATCCTAATTTACTAATGTTACATGATAATGATAAAATCATAACTTATGTTTGTTGTGGGCATACTGCTGTTGGATTAGATAGGTGGAATCAATATGCATCATCTATGGCTTTAGCGAAAGCAACTGTGGAATTTGCTGTAAATATTCCTGCAATGGGATATTCAAGTAGTAAGGAATTTGACATAATGCAAGATGCAGAAGATCTAGTATTGGAGGTGTTTGGTGTCGAGTAAATGTAAAAGATGGGTAAAAAAAGAGTTCTTAACAGATGAAAACGAGCCAAGTACATCTACAGTTTGTTCATTTTATGGTGATATAAAATGGAGTAAAGATGAAAAAGGTGGAAATGTAAGCTTTCTTGAAATTTCAAGTTGTCATGAACGAGCAAGACTTCATAGAACATATGAAATGTCTCATGAAGAATGGGTAAATCAAGTTTGTAAGTTACGTGATCATATTAATGAATATATAGAATTTTTAAAAACAGTAGAGGATGAAAATGAGTAGCTTATTTGAAGAGTTTTCAATAGAGCTTGATCTTCATAAGTGTGCTAAAGCAGCAAAAAAATGTAAAAAGCATTTGTTGAAACGTGCAATTAAGGTGTGGTTTAATGAGGCTGAAAAACTTATGAATAAAAGAAAAGGATTTTTTCCTTGGTCCAAACCTATGACAAAGAAAGAGGCCCTTAAAGCTACTACCTATTATCAGAGGGAAGGTGAAGAACTACACCATAGAGTTGTTACCTATTGGAAAGAAGAACTTATTCAACTAAATAATATTATAACTCTTTCTAAAAGAATTGAAGAACCTCAAAAAATTACTCTTAAAAGTGATTTTGCATCATTTCTAATTTTATTTTTCGATAAGGAATAAAGATGATTGTTTTTATTGGGGATATTCATGGGGAATTTGGGAAACTGAATTCCTTTATGAATGAATTTTATTCTAAACATAAAGAACCACTTACATTTATTATTTGTGGTGATGTTGCATATTTTTGGGAAAATGAGCCTATCCCAAATATAAAACTTCCCCATGATTCTAAGCTTATTTGGATTCCTGGAAACCATGAAGAATGGTCAATTATTGATAGATATGAATTAGGAAAATTACATGAGCTTCAGCCCAATGTTTTCTTAGCAACATTTGGTGCAATTGAAAAGATCGAAGGAAAAAAGATTATGTTTTGTGGTGGTGCTGAATCTACAGATAAAAATTTGAGAAAAACTTTTGTCGATTGGTTTCCTCAAGAGATCATAACAAACAAAGATATGAATTTTTTGTTCGATAATATTGAATCTCAAAAAATTGATATTCTTGTAAGTCATACATCCCCAGGAAGATTTTTACCAAAACTTCGTGAAAAACTTCATTGGATGAATGAAAGAAGCACTGACCCATCAACATATGCTCTTGATATCATTATAGATAAATTCAAACCATCGTTATGTGTTTTTGGTCACTTTCATATATTTACAGAGGGTAAAATAGATGATACATATTTCTCATGTTTAAGTTATTTGAGAAGTAATCAAACCTATCATAAAATTTTGAAAACTTAAGGAGAGTGTTTTGAATAAGGTTATTTTAGGGGTAATAGTTTTCTTTTCTCTTACATACTTCGGCTATACTGCAATTGATTCCACACAAAACAACGCAATGCAAATACAACACTTAAAAGAAGAACTGTATATTCTAAGAGAAGAAAACAAAGCTATTACACAATACGCAGAAAATTTACAAAAAAGATTTTCATTTAAAGTAGAGGCCACTGCATATACGCCAAGAAAAGAAGAGTGTAATGATGACTTTAATAATACTGCATTAATGGTTAGGCCACGACCAGGATGGCATATAGCCGTTTCTCAAGACCTTATCTGGATGCTTGGGAAAAAAGTATATGTAAAGGGTCATGGTATTAAATATGTTAGTGATTTGATGAATGAAAGATTCACAAATAAGATAGATATAATGGTTGGAAAAGTTGTAGATGCAAAGGACTTTGGGGTACAAGAACTTGAATTGGTTGTACTAGATTAGGGGCTAAATAGCCCCATATCTTATCAATTATAAAAATGAATGAAATCGGCAGTTGATTGTAATTTCTTTTCCCCTTTTGGTTCCATAGGCTTATCATCATCTAAATATTTAGATCCCATTCTAAATCTATATGGTAAAGAATAAAGTGAATAAGTATCTTTCTTTTCAAATCCTTTTAATGAAAAATATGTATGTTTAAATGTCCATGGAATGTTTTCAATGTTTTCTAAGTTGGTTGTGTTGAGATAATCATTTAAAAACATATCATATGAAGAATTTCCTGTTAAATCTTGTAAAAATTTAGCAGAATCTAAAAATCAAGGATTATCTTCACAATGCCTTACAATTGGGCGTTTCAAAAATTTATATCCACAAAACTTATATACATAATACGCTTTAACAAGCGCAGAGTGTTCCGTGAAAAAATTTAATGCATAAACATCTTTAATAAATATCCCTTGTCTTAAAAAGAACATCAATGGAAATCCTATAATGGTAAAAATGTATCTTAAGACTTTATATTTAACTCCACCATTTAACTTTTCAGCTATTAAACACATTGATATTACATCAAAAAAATTAGATCCCATTGACCAAAAGGGGAAAATAAAACCACGATCTTGATCATCATCAATGGGATGCTTAAAAACAAAAGATTTTCCATTAAAAATGGTGTTTTCTATAATGCTTAAGACTTGCTTTTTATGTCAATTTGACATATGATTATTTTCTAAAGCTGTCAATATAGCAGGAAACATTCCTGCTCACATATCACCAGAAAAAACTTTTTGATCGTAGTTTTCTGACCAAGGAACCCGAAGTATATATGAAAGTCCATACAGAAGAGTTGATACTTCATCTCAAAGTCTTTTGTCTTTACACGATGTGTATGCAAGACCCAAAAATTTTGCACCATCGCCATCATTAATATATGCATTTATGTTCAAAGAATTTTTTATTTCTTCGGCTCTTTTGTTTACATCTACTGTAGGAGTAGTGTAATATATATTTGAATCGAATTTAACTGAAGGTAAATACAAAAAGTTAAAAAGAACAGATACTAAAATTTTAACTGGTAGGAGGATTATATGTAAAATTATCTTTCCAATAATACTTAATAAATTCATAAAAATAAATACCTCATAAGGAGAATTAAAAATGTTTGAATCGTACAACTGTGAAATTTTTGATGAGATCTTGTCCAAGGAATATCCACATCTAATGAATCTAAACTGACTTATTTGTGCTCGTAATCGTAAAAAGAAGTCCAATGGCGAATATGTCATTGGGGAAGTTAAGGCATTGAATCCTTTCATGTCTTATTTATCTATCGATGAAAGACATGAAAATGGATATGACATTGTTCTAATCTTTGACCAAACTGTTATGGATAACATTAGTGCAGAGGATAAAGATGGACTTATTAAGCTTCTTCTAAAGACTGTGGATTACGATGATAAAATCAAAATCAAGAAATTTTCTCTACTTTCTGTTAATGAAATTGAACCCCATGAAATTGAACTATATGAACGTTTGCAGCTAATTGCAGATCAAATTTATAGTAGTGATGAATAATACAATTATCAACTTTATTCAACTTGAAAAATCCCCACACTTCAGCATTGTTACTCCACTGAAGTGTGGGGATAAAATTTCTAATGAAACTCTAAGAACAGTGAAAGATTGTGAAATTCCATTTAACTGGATTTCTATTGAATCCAACATGAATGTTATGGGGAATTTTTCCGAAGGATTTAATACATTAAAAGAATTAAAATTACTTGCACCATATGTAATCAAAATTGATAATGATACAGAATGGAAAGATGGTACATTAGTAAAGATGCATTATTCTTTAAAAAAAGAAGATTTTAAAAATAACAATATAGCATATACCTATTGTTCTTTTGAATATAAAGGAGCAATAAATAACTCTTTTCCTGCTATTGAATTTAATAAAGAAAAACTTAAGAAAGGAAATTATATTTCATCTAATTCAATGTTCAAGAGTAAAGTAATAAATGACGTTGGATTAGTGACAGATGATCAATATGTGAGGTTGTTAGATTGGGCCTTTCTTTTAAAATGTTTGAAGAGAGGATATATAGGGAAATCATGTGAAGGATTTTTTACTGCATATGCATCAAAAGATTCTATAAGTACAAGAAGCGCCGAAGATTATAATGTTAAAAGGGAAAGAGTATTACGGGATTTTCTATAAGAAAGGGGTCAAATACCCCTTTCTATTTTTGAAGTGTATTTAAAAATTCATAGAGCTTACTTATAGATGGAACATCAAATCCATACTTTTCTAAAAATGAAGTGTCAGCAAAGTTACACGTTTCTCCACCATCACGCTCATTACTATATTCATAATCCAGTCTGAGATAATCAACAATACTTATAATAGAAATTGGATAACCAGTTCCCACATCTATAATAGATTCCTTAATCTTATCAATCTGAGAACCAATTTGAAAGATAACCTTACATAAATCATCAACATGAATAAAATCTCTTTCTTGTTTTCCAGAGCCATGAATCTTGAGTTCTTCACCATTTAAAAACGCCTTTGCGAAACAAGCTAAAACAGAATTTTTCTTTTCAATATATTTGTAACCACCAAAAACATTAGAGAATCTTAGAATTTTATTATTTGCGCCTTTATCATTTAATCTAAGAGCTTCTATTTCCATAGCATATTTGGTACTAGCATAAAGAGAACTAGAAGGGTTCTTAGCTGCCTGAGAGGACGCCAGGATAACAGGGATATTATTCTTATATGCTAAATTTAAAATATTGAAGGATGCTGAGATGTTACTTAGAATAGCTTCTTTAGGATCTTCTTCACATTTAGGAATTCCAGATTCAGCAGCAAGATGAACAATCAAATCACACCTTAGAATAACATCAACATCCTCTAATCTTACTCCGCTTTTCTTATCAATTTTATAAATTTTAAAAACACCTTTAGATTCTAAAAACCTAACTAGATTTTCTCCAATATATCCATCAGACCCAGTAACAAGAACAGATTCAAGTTTCATTACTTCTTCTTCCCTTTCTTAGTATGTTTTTTAACTAGTCAGCATTCATTATGTTTGATTGTAAATGTATCTTCAATAGTTCCCCAGTCCAAAACTCTTTCTGTAAATTCTTCTCTGTTCAAATCATTCATAGGGAATTCACCATTAATGCTTGATTTAATTTGTAAGGAAGTTGGGGAATCTACCAATCTAAACCAACCAATAATAACATATTTTTTGGCAAGCCTAAAAATTTCATCGAGCTCTTTATGCGGATCATTCATATGTTCTAAAGAGTGTCTAGTATAAACAACATCAAATGAATTATCTTCAAATGGCAAATCCATTGCATCAGCTTCTATAAAAGTATGTTGAGGATATTTATCTGTTAGTATTTCAATAAATTTGGGTGTATAATCAACACCAGTATATTTAAAGGGGAGATCTTCAAATTTATCATGTAAATACTCTAGATCAAGTCCAGGTCCTGTAGCAATTTCTAAAACAGTTTTGACCTTCTTTAAAGATAAAAGAGTTTCTAAAATCCATTCTCTAGATTCTTTAAGTTTCTGCAATTGAGATTTAAAAAATTCATATTTTTCTGGATCATTTGAATAAGCATTATGTCAAATGTTATTTTCTAGTTTCATTGTTATACTCCTAAGCATTTTCTAAAAAAGTCTTCCCATTTTTTAGAAACAATTTTTGTTGATTTTTCTTCATTTCAAAATTTTATTCTATCTTCTTGTGTTTTATTTATACATTGTTCATGATTATTATGAACATATTCTATTGCATCAGAATATAAATCTAAGTCTTTTGTTTTATGTTCAAGAAGTGGGGCAATATCTAACGCAATAAATGGTTTAAATTCTTTATACCCAGTATGATTTGGGCAAATTGTAGGAATACCTAAAACTTTTAGTTCTTGTAATACTGCTGGCCCACGTTCCCTTTTACTTAATCCAATATACATTCCTCATCTTTTCATAATTTCTATTGTATCTTTATGAGGAACATTAAAAAATTGAAGATTTCTAATGTTTTGAATATCATTGGGGAACTGATTTTTGCTTCTGCTTGAAAGCAATTCAAATTTCATATTTGGAAATCTTTTACATATCTCCACTAAAGACAACATATTTTTAATATCATCATGTCTTGGATATCCAACAATACCTACAATATTTTTGTTTGAATTGATTTCTGCTTCGTAAAAATCCTCAGTAACATAAATCGGTATTACACTTAATTGAGATTCTTTTATTTTAAATGTATTTATAAAGTATTCTTTCATTCAATTAGAATCAGTAACAATATTGAGATGTTTTCATCAATCATTTTTATTATCAAACATCATAATATTCGGTCCCACACTTACATTAGATGAATTTATGCGTTTGCAATCGGGGTTTAAAATATGATTTCAATGACAGTATTCATGTTTATTTTGAATACCAATTTTAAAATCTAATATATCTCTTTTAAAATAATATATTTTATTTTGTGTTTGTATAATAGGGCCCCTATTAGGCATGCCGAGTGTATTAGTTATTCCATAAAAATTTATATACTTTTTATCTTCTTCTAATTTAAAATCATTTTTCTTTCAAGTAAATTCTTGGTGTTTTTTAATATAAATCAAGAATTCTTTATATGATGAAAACTTTAATCTATACAATCTTTCAAAGTCGCATGATCTAATAAAAAGATATTCTGTATCAAAAAATATCCCAGAAGATTTTTTAATAGAAATATAAACAAAATCTATATCTTTAATGTCATTATTATGTTCTGTAATAATAAAAGATGAAATTCGCTTATCATTAAAACAAAACTTTAACATATTAAATGCAGTATTATCATATGTTTCATGTTTTGATATTAGAATATTATCACTGTTAAAACAATAAATCATTACTTAAACCTTATATGATTTTTAAAATTATTTTCGAGACCTTTTAAATATGTTTTATTATTATATAGAATTCTCATAGTATAAGCAAGTTCTTGTTCTAAAGTTCTTGTTGGTTCATATCCATAAGATTGTAGAATATCTGTTTTGTATGAATAGTGCTTTGGGGCCTCTGTAATTTCGTGCCTAGGATTTTCTATATGTTCAACATTAACATTAATGTTAAATTCTTTCATAGCTATTCTTTTAACAGTATATGCAAGGTCATTCATTGAAATCCAAAAAGAAAGTTGATTCCAAACTCTTGGCGAAAAATCTTCATAAAAATCATTTTCAGAATCATTTTCAATAGCAATCATCAGAGCCTGAATAGAATCATTGAGAGCAATAAATCCTCTCTTATGATCACCCATACCATAAACTGTTAAATCCATACCCAAGATAGCTTGAACCATAAACTTATTACATACGGTTCCAAAAGCAGCATCAGTATCTAAACGCGTATAAAGTTTGCTTTCATCAATTTCATCCGTATATGAACCAAAAACAACAGCTTGCATTATATCTGTAGTTTTGAGACTCCACATTCTTGCAAGAGTGTCTGTTATATATGTGCTTGAAATTTTACTTGCATGATAAATTGAATTGGTTCTGCGAGGAAATATGGACTTATCAGTAGCCCCTTCCATAGTAAAGTATCCCTCTTCAATAGGAATATCTAAATTGTGGCTATATTCTCCTGTTGATCCAATAGTTATATAGTGAGCATTTGGACAATATTGCTTCATTAGCCAGAGAACATTGTTGGTCCCAAGAATGTTGTTTTTGATTGTAAACTTGGAGTTTTCACAAGATTTTTGGCTATATGGACCGGATGGTTGATGAGCAAGATTGATTATTGTATCAAATTTAAATTTTTTAAACAATTGTTTCAATCCAGATTCATTTTTAACATAATCAAATTCATACCAAGACACATTCTTAAAGTTTTCTAGCCACACATATTTTTGAGAAATTGTTAATGTTTTAATTGCAGAACATGAACCCATTTCTAACGAAACAGCTTTTTCTCTAAATCTATTGTCAACACAAAAAATATTGTAACCCTTCTTAATGAGCCTTTGAAGTAGGGCCCATCCTATATAACCATTAGATCCAAGTAATAAAATATTTCTCTTCATAGTTTTCTACTTCCTTGTAACGGGATGATCACACGATCCAGGATGAGAAGGTGTTTTCCCAGTAGTAAATTTTTCTTCTTTTACTGCTTTTCAATATTGAGATTCTTCATAATTAGAAGATGCCCATGCTACTTTATCTTTCTTTGGATTATACTTCAATTCAAAATTGAAGGTAGAAAAGGCCTTTAGTAGTTGTTTTCCACAAATTGGACACAAACCAAAATTATCATCTTCGCAAAAAATTTCATCTTCATAGCCGCAAAGGCAATACGCATCATGGATTTTTAACATGTTTTACAATTCCTCCAAAAATTTATCTATACACTTTATAAGATTGTTTAGTTCAAGTTTAGGGTAAAATTTTCCTTTTTTATTATTAAAATAGTATTTACCATCTTTATATTCTGAAATTCTATTTCCTCATGATAATATAGGTCTTTCTTGTAAATTTGCAATACCGCTTCAAACAGAAGCAGGGCAAATTACTGCTTTACAGGATGATATATAATTTACTAACTCTTTATATACTATATCATGATAATTAATGCTATTTAATAGAACATTTTTATCATTTAAATGAGTTTTGGAATCTCCTGCAACAACCAATTTATTACCCAAAATAGTTGTCAAATAAGATAATACACCACCCAGATAAGATTCTTTTTCATTTCTATCCGGAATAAATAAAATCTTATCCTCCATTCTATATCTGATATCAAAATTCAGCCTATCAAATTTAAGTTGAAACATAGAACACGGCATTTTATACTTATTATATTCAAAATTATAAAATTGTATATTGTCTTCGTCAAAATTAGATTTAAAATCTTTTTCTAATACATTATAGTGAGTTTTATATATATTTTTGTTAAAATGATTCTTTTGAGAAATTTCATCTGCGCTTATCATAGGATTTATTGGAAAAAATTCTGTTGCTAACCCATGATATAAAAATTTTCTATTAAAATGAGAAGAGATATAAATTTCTTTGGGCGACAAAACATCTTTAACTCATCTAATATAAGGTAAAAAATAAAAGACTTCACATCTAAAATCTCCTAAATATGGTCCAAAGGCTATTTTTTCCATGTTTATTCCATTATAATAATATTGCCATCTCATTGAGAAAATCGAGATCTATATAGCTCAAAATCAACAAAAGATATTTTTAAGATTTCAATATTATTTAATAGATCTTCTCAATTTAATTCTAACAAAATATGTTTTAAACTTAATGAATCTATTTTAGTAAAATCTAAAAGGATTTTATTATTCTTTCTTAAAAAGGAAATAAACCTTTTTTGATCTTTAAATGAATTTTCTACATAGAATTTTTTCTTTGTTTTCTTGAAATAGTCATTGTAAAAACGAACATTGTTTTCTATAATAAATCTATTTGTTTTGGGTAATATATATAGTAACTGATCTAATTTTTCTTCTGTTGGATATTTAAAATCTAATTTTACAAGATGAATTTTTTTCTGAATTACATCCTCATTAATTCGAAGTCAGTGCTCATCTACCTCTATATAATCTTCTTTATATTTAGAAATTATCATTAAAAATTTCCCCTTATGCTTAATTGTGTATATGCTTCTAGATAACTTAAAGCATTATCTATAACGTATTTATAGATATCTATAAGAGGATTATTGATTTTGAACTCATTTAAATCTTTTTCTTTATTAAGAGTAAAGTATTTTAGTTTTTTATTATATTCGCTTCTTTTAAAAATATTATAAAGCTGTTCTTGCCCTGTTTTATCATTATCTAACGCAAGAATTACACCACAGTTTGTGTGTTTAAATAGTTCAGTAAGGAAAGATTCACTAATATTTGCACCAAGACACGTTGTTCCTTGTTTTCCAATAGAATCAGCGTCTAAAATACCTTCAGTAATAATAATGAACTTTTCCTTATCAAAATTTCCCTTATTAAGAATAATGTTTTCTTTTTCTACGGTTGGGTTTAAATATTTTGGGTATTGAGATTCTAAAATTCTTCTTCCCTGAAAGAATATACATATATCATTTTCAAAAATTGGTATGATTATTCTTTTATTAAAAGTTCCAGAATGACATACAAAAAGATCAGAAGAAATTTTTCTAGACTCTTTAAACATTTTCAAATATTCTAAAAGCTGAGTCTGATAATATGAAGAAGGAATAGAATCTATAGACAAGCAATCCTTCTTTAAAAAATTATTAAAATTTTCATATTTGGAATAATCTATTTCTTTTTTATGAAATTCATTTTTAGAAGTAAGGCTTTTCTTGATTCCTTCCTCATTAAATTTTCTAAGTTTTTTATATGCTTCTTCAGAAGAAATTCCTTGATTAAAAGCGAACAAATCATAAAAATTTCCAGAAGCAGGACAGTTGAAACAGTTGAAAAAAATAGTTTCATCAGAAACATATTGAACATGAAAACGCTTTTTTCTTGACGATTTTTCTGAATCACCACAAAAAGGACACCTAAAATTGAAGTGTGTCCCATTTCGAGACACACTTACATTAGGATAATTTTCTAATATGAAAATATAAACAAATTGTAAATCTAACATTATTATTCGTGAACTTCTAGTTTTACCTTTTTATTGTTAATATAGAGAACTTCATGATTAGAACATTCAAACATCTCTGCACAAAAAAGTATAGCATCCTTATATGGCACATCAGTCCAATGTTCATAATCGCAATGACATAAATTCTTTTTATGCATAAGAAAATTGACGCAATCTTTACAAAGCAATCTGTTCATAAAATCCCCTTAAATTAGATATTCTTCATATGAATTTGTTCACACAAGCTTACATGTTTTATCTTCAAAATCTCAAAATTCAATTTTATAAGTTGGGTTATTAATTTCATTATATACTTTAAAAGCTTCCATAAAAGTTGAGAAACTTTCTTTGACTCTGTTGTTTGTCTTATAATCTACAACAATATACATCTAAAACTCCTTAATGTAAACCTTTTTATTCTTGTCCTTTGCAATGTTAATAGTGTGTTGTGTACCTTTTGACTTACCATCCCAAAGAGCAAGAACCACATCACTATTATCAACAATAGTTTTATTCCTTATGAATCCTGCCGCCTTACCGTGTTTATCCCAATCTGCTGGAAAAATGAGTGTTTCAATGTTATTTTCTTTGCCATATCTTTCACCTAAAGAATCTGCTCCTTGTGCTCCACCAGAAACAATTTTCTTTATTGTATATTTCCTTTCAAGAATTTTAATGAGGCCACATAACATTTTATAGTTATTAAATGTTCTGGAACCTACAATAGCAAGAGAAATTTCCATATTAGTACAACTCTAAAAGTTTAGATTCTACTTGAGTAAAATTTTCTAAAGCTTCTTTCCAATTTTGAATTCTGAAAAATTCATATAACTTATCAGGACTAGAATTCATATTATAATTTTCATATGTATCAATAGTCTTATCTGCCATTACTTTGGGTGTAAAAGTAAAATCAATTAACTTTCTATTTATGTTATACATTTCTCTTGGAAGTACTTTTGAAGCATAAATCACCTTTTCTTCTTCATCCTTAAATTCATATTCAATCGGAGTATCAAGAAACTTATCTAATTCATCATTTAAAATAAGTTTATCAATTCCCTTTTCACCAAAAGGTGGTTTTTTGCGCTCTTCAGGCCAATCCCAAGGAGTTTTTACATTAAAAATATTATCTTTCTTTTGACCACATAAAGAGGTATAAAGAAGAAATTTTTCAACATTAGAAACTTTTACATATTCTTTTTTGATAGGACTATATATCCTACATTTATCGGAAAGTTGAAGATAATCGGCATCCATTGAAACAATAATGGCATTTTCTGTTTTCTTATGATTTATAAGAGTTCCTAAGATGTCATCTGCTTCTGCTCTATTAACAGAAATAACCTTAAAGGGGAGATATTCTTGAACCTTGTTTAAAAAGGCTTGTTTCTTTTCTGCATATAAATTCCAATTAACTTTAGACTCTTCTTTTTTCTTTTTTCGATGTGCTTTGTAATGAGGGTAAACAATTTTTCGCCAAGAATTGGAATCCAAAGCCAAAACAACTTCATGAATTCTCTCTTTGAAAAGCATTCTATAGATAGAGTTGAAAGTAATATATTCCCAATAATCATAATTTGGGCATTCAGATTCTGGTTCAACATCAGAATTTCCATAAAAACATCTTAAAGCCAAATTTTCAAAATCGAACATAATAGTAGACATAACAAATTACTCCTGAAATTTTTCTGAATATGGATACTCTGCCAATTGTTCAAATGGATAAGCAGTATAGTTTCTAAACCCCAATAAAGATGTTTTTATATGACATAGATATTCACAGTCAAAATCTAAAACATATTCGCAAACAAAATTTTCTTCGCCCCTATTAAAAATCTCTTCAACTAAAGTATCTTTTTTTAAATTGGTTATACAAAATGCCTCTTTAAAGTTTAATTGTTTATTACGCACTAATTTTGTAAAATATTCCAACATTTTATAATCTTCTAAATAACATATAAACTTTACTATTTCTTCACCAATATTTAACTTATTCTTTTTAATTTTAAAATGTTGTTCTTGTTCTTCGAATGTGAAAGAAACCAAAATATTCTCATTTTTTCCCATATATTCTCCTGGTACAATTTATAAACTTAAAGCGAAAAGACAAACAGCAGTAATAAAAAACAATCCAATAGTATTTAAATGTTCTTTACCAATACCTAGAAACATTATATTATAGGATCCCTGTAATGTTAACATCATAAGAAACATAGAAATAAATTGTAATATAATTATCACTAAACAATTTCCGTCACTGGCTTTTTATTTCTCATAATAATCTCTTTAAATTGCTCAATCGTTGATTCACAAATAGCATCTTTTTGATATTTTACACACACAGAGTCAATCATTAATTCTAATTGCTCTTCAGATGCATTATTGATAAATTCTTCCAAAAGCAAATAAAATAAAATATCAAAAATATCTTTATGCTGCTTTAAATTGTTGGTAGCATATCTTTTATTCTTAGAAATTCAAGTAAGAATAACATCCTTTATATTAACTACGCTCTCCATCAAATTCCTCCATAGATTCCATTAAAGAATCTAAAATAAACTCTTCAACACGAACACCACGTTTCATTGCTTCTTGGCAAAGAATATAAAAAACTTGTGAATCTAATTCAATAGAAAATTCTTCTTCATTGCCTTCTTCATTTTCATATACAAAGTTTACTGGAACCTTTGTGCCTGTTAGTGGGATAGTTTGTTCTTCTGTCATAATATATTCTCCTTTATTTTATTTATTTTTAATTTGCCATATTTACACATGCACCAGAAATAGATGCATCTGAAATCCAATTATCTAATTCAACAGAATCATACATTTTTAAAGACTTATCATCTTGATAAAATTTGGAAATTTCTCCTACTCTGCCGCCAAGTCTGTTCTTAAGTATTTTATAAAAAATTTCATTTTGATATACAAGTGAATCACTATCATTACCAAGAACCATAATGAAATCTGCGGTTGCAGCAGTTCCAATAGACTCCGATAACATTGCAAAAGTAATTTCACCTATCTGTGATGTTATCCCGGAATTGTGTGTTAAAATTCCATTTGCAAAAAACAAATTATTTCCAGATGTTGTTATATCTATAGTTTCACATTCACCTATATCTTCAATTTCTGAAATCTGCACAAATTTACCCATTAATAAAGTCTCCTTTTTATTTGTTTAGATTATCTAATATAAATTTTTTACATAGATAAATATTTTTGTCTATATTAGTCTCAAATCATATTATTAGTGTTTTATAGCCGCAGTTAATAATTTCATCAATTTTATTTTTATCTTTTTTATATATAACATCAGAAGAGCTATGTGAATAAAAATGTCGTCATTTATTTCATCTTTCAATATCTTCTTCTAATCATTCTGGGTTTGGATGAACATGTTCACCATTATATTCTATACAAATTTTTAATCTTGGAATGGTGAAATCATAGAAATATCTAAAAGATTCTTCTTTTAAATAAAATTCTTTTGAACCCGGAATACCTACATAAATTTTCAAAAGAATGTGTAACGGCTACTCAGTCATTAAAAATAATCCTCTGCTTTTGATTTCATACATATTCATATTATCTATGAAATTACCATATTTATCATAGGCAGGAAAAAGATGTTTGTTGCTGCATGATATTGAGTTTCCATCTTTTAATATTACCTTAAACGTTTTTTGTTTTTCTATTGGAAAAACCTGTGTTACTACATTAAATCCACAATCTGTTTTTATAGCATCCCCATAATTAATATTCTTTATTTCTATATCCTTTTCAATGCCGTCAGATAATATAGTGACAGAGGAACCAATTTCTAAACAACGGGTAGTTTGGGTAGCTGTAACGCAAGGACATTTAAATATATATGTTAACGCTCTAAGTTCTTCTCCTATTTTCTTTACATCTGTATAAAGATTGCCATCGCCACTAGAGGAAGTTGGCTTCATAATATTAAGATAATCTACATAAATGCAATCAATGTTAATATTACGCATTTGAAGTTCATACAAATAACTTCTAAAATCATTAACACTTGCTGTTCCAGTAGGAAATTGTTTAAACAACAATCTTCCTTCTTGCCCTGTTTTAACATTCTTTAAATTAGTAAGAAATTCTTTCTTTTTTGTATCGTAAATTCTATTGATATCTAACTTAGTTAATTGAGCATCTACGCGTTTTGCAAGTTCATCTTCAGCCATTTCCAAACTAAGATACATGACACTATGACCATGCATCATCTGTCTAGTAGCCATATTCACCATCAAATTGCTCTTACCTGAATGCATAGCAGCACATATAACAGAAAGAGTATATGGCGGCAGCCCACCATTCATAAATTCATCTAGTTGAGGATAATATGTTGGAATTCTCTGATTTTCTGCAGAAAACATCCTTTTTAATCTTTCAGATAAATCTCCTCAATAGTCCAAACCAATTTGCTTTTTTAATGTTTTGGTTAAAGCCTGTTCAATATATTCTCGGGCCTTTGTAATATCATCTTTTTTCTTAACAAGATCAACACTGTCCATAATGGCGTATTTGAACGCTGACTCTTTAAGCCATTTTTCGGTTTGCTCATATAGAAACATATCATTTGAAGTTTCAACACTAGCAATGTCTTCCAAATACTTAGCAACTTCTTTAGACTTTTTGGAAGAATTAATAATGACATCTTTTGTTGGAAGATCTATGTACTTATGATAGTATTCTTTTACAATAGTAAAAATTTCAGATGCTTCGACATTTTCAAAATATCGTTCTTCTCCTTCAGTTGAGAGTAGAGTGCAAAAATGCTTATCTTCAGTAAATGATTTTAAAATTACCTTTTCTAAATATTCTGGCGATAAAACTGACATTAATAGGGATCTCCTCCGTTGATATTCAAATTCATTATTACTATTTAACTTAGAAAATTTAGCTTGTAAACAAAGAAAGTTATGTTATTATAATAATTAACATTTATGAATCCTACAAAAAATCAATATAATTATACACCAGATTCATATGTTTTTTGAGGATTTCTTCTAAGTATTTAGATTCATTAGGAAAACTAAGAAAACTCAAAGTCCCTAAGTTATTGATATTATTGGCAGTATCCGGAAGTGCCAGAATCTTGAATTTCTAGGACTTGTTTCATAAGACAACAAAAATTTTACTTATTTTCATTTTCTTTGTTTACAACTCCGGAGGAATATGATAGTTAATATATTAACTTAGTACGGAGGGTATAGATTAATGGGTATTATTGATTGGGTAAACAATGAAAAATAATTGTGTACAATGTTTCTGTTTTTTGTTAATCTAAATTCATCAAATCAACAATTAACAAGTGAGTTTAAAATGAATTATAAGGAATTGATTAGATTGGTTCATCCTGATCTGAATCCTACTGTCAAGGATCCTGGTGTCAAGATTAGTCAAATCATGTCAAATAAAAATAATCCTTCTGAACTCATGAGATTAGCCATTCAATGGGGATTAATCAAGGGATCTTCCGATAAATCTGATTCGACAAAATCTAAATCTAGTATTGATTGGATTACTTTTAATTTTATTTTTCATCGCAGACAGTTTAAACCTGGAATGAAAGTTCGATTTACTGATAGTAAAGGAACTCATGAAGCTTGGTTTGTAAAAAAATCTAAATACTGATAAAAACGGAATTTTTACAATTAAAAGTTCTTTGGAAAATCTCTCTGGAAAGTTTGAAATTTTCCGAACTCGAAATAATGATCTTGATTATTTCGAAGTTAATTTTTGGAAAACAAAGGTAAAAGATATCAGAGTTAAAACATCAAGTACAAAAGAAAATTTTCTTGATGGATTTAAAAGATTAAATCTTATGCAAAATCATAAATACTTTGGTTCTAAGCAAGTTAATTATAGAGGATTTTATTATGATCTCATTAAGACTAATGAGAGATGTGCCTTTATTAATTTTTATGGCGTAGAAAAACGAATTCTTTTGAAATCTATTAAAAATGTCAAAAATATGTAAGGAGTGTGTATGAGCAAAGTTTTAATTGAAATGATTGTTGATGTTGATGGTGACGGGAAAGGTTTTGTTACAATTAATAAACATTATAATGTCGATCAAAATAGACCATGTTCAAGATCTGCATATTATGATATGGGAATATTGCAAGAAATTATTGAAGAGGAATCAATGAATGTGTCTGTTCTTGACATGCTTGATTTTTGGGGGCATCACTACGAAAGAGAACGGAAAAAGATTGATTCGATGCTATGGGCAATCAATAAAGAAATGAAAACAAGGGTTAGCTAATGGAAAATTTTATTTTTATAATCAATGGTTCTGGGACTTCTGGAAAGGATACTGTTGTTGATTTGGTATATAATAATTTTTTGAAACATTATAATGTTTATAATGTTTCATCTATTGATAAGGTTAGGGAAGCTGCCAAAATTTTGGGTTGGACAGGTGCAAAAAATGATTCTGACAGAGAATTTCTTCACCAATTAAAAATGTTGGCAAGTAAGCATTATGATCATTCAATAAATTATATGATTTCTCAAATTTCAACATTTGAGGGTCCATATCTTGGATTCTTTCATATTCGTGAACCTAAAGAAATTCAACTTTTTAAGGATATTCTTTCACAATCCAAAACAAAAGTGTTTACAATCCTCGTTGAAAGGACTAATGTAAAGTCATTCAGTAATGACGCAGATAGAAATGTTAAAAATTTCAAGTATGATTTTGTTATTGAAAATCTTGGAACCAAATATGATCTTGAATGTAAGGTAGTTAATCTTTTCTTTGAAATTTTATCTGGGCAAAAAGGGTAAATGGGAAGTTGTATGAAACATGAAACTGATTGAAAATATGTTTGTGATTTTATAACCTTAGAATATTTTAAGAATCACAAATATGATTTCTTCAAAAAAGAATATGTTTGTGATTTTAGTGATGACAATGAGAAAAATATGCATTTAGGAATAATAGAAAGAGCAATAGAAGAAGCAAACTCTTCAACTTATGATCCATATAAGATGGGGGCAGTTATCTTTAAGGGTAGCCGTATTTTGTCTTCTGGTTGCAATGAGATTAGAGGTAATGGAAGAATTCACCCTAAGTATAAGAATTTTGATAATACAATCCATGCTGAACAAGCAGCCATTCTTTCTTTAAAAGATTGGTCTAAGGCAAAGGGCGCAAATATCCTTGTTGTAAGAATTAACAAGTCTGGAAACTTTTCTCTTGCTTATCCTTGCCCAATGTGTCAAAGCTTTCTTAAGTTTCTTGGATTGAACATGGTTTACTTTTCTAACAGAGAAGGTATTATATCTTCTATACGGTGTCGTGAGTTGGTTGAAACTGGGTATGAAAATTGTTGGAAACTAGAGGGGAAATAAAAATGGGAAATGTGTTTGTATATCCTACTGCGTACTATCTTGATAATGGAAACGGGGTTTATAAAAGAAGAGAAGCAGATGAAGTTATGAGCTTACTAAGAGAACAAATCAAAACTCTTGAAGAAGATGTTGACTATTACAAAACAGAAGTAAAAAATGCTTATGTTCCTGGAAATGCTTTGTATGCATCCATCGTTAGAAATATTGAACCATTCTTTCCAAAAAATACAAGAGAATTAGATTGGGATGTTTTGCCTGGAACAATGTATAAGTTGGCAAAAGAAAACTATCATATGAAGGAACTTCTTACTAAGATGAATATTGATATCTCTAAAATTTTGAAAGATATGAAGGATTAAATGCTATGATGAAAATTAATCTTGATGACGACAAGTACACCTATGTCATGGATAATGGTAGGCAATACGTTCTAAGATATGGTGAACCTTGGAAAGATCTTTGTGGAGATAAGTTTGTATATGCTATGGCATGTAAAATTGAAGATCTTGAAGATCAAATTAAATCTTTGAAAAAGAAGACAAAACATGTTGATGTGGAAAATACATCAAACATCCAAAAATCTGCCCACTATTCATATGATATTTATTGTGATGATTTTGAACCTGATGCAGACAGAAGTACCTTTATAGATGGATTTTTTAATGGGGTTAGATGGAAAGAAAAACAAATTAAAAATTCTATTGAAGAGAATAAAAATGAAAGTAACGATAGAAATCTTATACGGTCCTAATAAAACAGACCCCAGACCATATTCATGTGAAGGAAATATTGAAGCAATAGAAAGAGCAATAGAAGGAACGCTAAGACCAAGCGACCATGTTGTTTTAAATAATACAATTTCTATTCTGGAAGCAATTCAAAGGCAAATAAACAAACAATGGGGGAATTTTTATGGAGAAATGTAATTTAGAAATTTTACCAAGACAATCAGGTAAAACACAATCATTAGTAAGGAAAGCATCATCGCTTTTAAATGAGGGCTATAGTGTTGCCTTTGTTGTACAAAATATGCCAATGAAAAGATATATTGTGGATAGGTATAGGAAAGAACCTGGAAGCCATGTAATATTTACAGTTGATGAATATATTAGATATGTAAATGAAAGGGGAGTACGAGTTAAACCATTTGACTATACATTGATTGATGAGTATCTTTTGATAAATGATAATCAACAAAAAGAATTATATTATTATGTTCCTATGTATACAAAAAAGATTGTGTACATTAAAACTACAGCTTATAAATTGTATGATAAAAAAATGATCGACCTTATAAAAGGATGGAAAACATTAGTAAGAAATTACGAAGAACAAATTTTAGCATCTAAGATTGAGTTTAAAAACGCTAAAGAAGCAGAACATTTGCTTTATAGTTTTCTTACTGATCCCAAAACTCAGATTATAACAGTTTACAATGATTTTCGAAAGGTGTATAATAAAGAACAATACGACTTATATGTCATGGGTAAAATTTTTAAAGAGGATGAATAAGTGTATACAAAAGAAGATTTAGAGAATAAAAAATTTGAAGTAGAAGCTATGTCAGAAAAATCTCTGATTCAACTTCTAACAGAAGCAGATAAGGCATATTATAATTCATCGTCTGGTCAAACCATAATGGATGATGATGTATATGATGAACTTAAGGAATTTGCACAAAAGAAATTCCCTAACAATCCTTATTTTAATATGGTTGGGGCCATGGTTGAAAAATCACAAAAAGTGAAGCACAAATATGTTCTTGGATCATTGAAGAAATTCAAGCCAGACAATATTAATTCTTTTCTTTCTAAATTTCCAAAAGATCAACTTTATGTTATTATGCCCAAGCTTGATGGGGCCGCCCTTTTTGTATCATATGAAAATGGAGAACTTAGTCTTGCAACTTCTCGTGGAGATGGATTAGAGGGATTTGATTTAACCCATAAGGCAAAGCATTTTCTTCCTAAAAAGATTTCTAAAAAGGAACTTGTTGAACTTAGGGGCGAAGCACTTTTGACAAGAAGTGTTGCATCTTCTCTTGGGTTTGCAAATGCTCGTAATGGTGTATCAGGGATTCTTAATCGAGATGGTGTTGAAAATTGTGAATATATTAGGGTTTTCTTTCATGAGTATATCAATTCACCCAATAAACTTTTGACAGAAGATTTTTCAGATATTGCAGATATGGGATTAACGCCGGTTGATTATCAAATGGGATCGGAATTCGGTGTTGATGAACTTAAGACTATTTTAATGGAAATGAAACAAGATTATGGATATGATCTTGATGGTCTTGTAATTGCTCCCATTGACTATAAACGAGAAAATGTAGAACGGCCAGAAAAGAAAGTAGCGTTCAAGGTTAATGCTGAAGGTGTAGAAGCAGAGATTGATTATATTGAATGGAATGTATCAAGAACTGGGCGTGTTGTTCCTCTTGCCATTTTCAAAGAACCTATCCCCATTGATGGAAGTAATGTTTCAAAGGCAACATGCCACAACTTCGATTATGTTTTTAATAATAAAGTAGGTTCAGGAGCTAAAGTTAAAATTGTTAAATCAGGTGACATAATTCCCTATATTCTTTCAGTAGATAAACCAGCTAATGGTCCTTCATGGGTTATTGATTGCCCATCTTGTGGTGAACAACTTGTTAAAGAAGGTGTTGATCTAATTTGTAAAAATTCATTTGGATGCCCTGAGCAGTTTATTGGGTTCAGTGAATATTTCTTCAAAACTCTTGGCGCTGAGAACATTTCTGCACAAACTTTTAGAAATCTTATGGTAACGTCACTTCATGAGATTTTCTTATTGAATGAACATACAATTGCTAGTATGGATGGTTTTGGCGAAAAGAAAGCTTCTCAAATTGTTTTTGAAATTAAAAAGGCTATTACAAATGTTGAACCAGAAATTCTTCTTGCTGCTTGTGCCATTCCAAACATGGGAAAGAGGAATTCTGTTAAGTTTATTAATAGTCTTGATAAATCATTAACATCTAAAGAAAAATTTGAGAAAATTTTTAATCTTGATGAAAAATTGTTTACAAATACTGACGGGTTTGGTATATCTATTCTTACATCAGTTAAGGAAAACCTTGATCGTGTAAGAGACCTTTATATTTTATTAAAAGAGTTTGGATTAACATTTAATGAGAAAGAATCTCTAAGTGAGGAAAGCAAAGATTTCGTAAAGGTTACTGTTACCGGCAAAGGTCCACATCCAAGAAAAGTTCTTGAAGAAATGTTTATCAAGAAAGGATTTGAAATTATTGAGTTTTCATCATCAACAGAGATTCTTATTTGTGATGATTTGGAATCGAGTTCTTCTAAAATGAAAAAAGCAAAGAAGTCTGGAATTAAAATTACAACCTATGAGGAGTTTATCAATGAATACATGTAAGTGTTTTAACTTTAAGGAATTTCGTGCAGTTGAGTCTAACAATCCTACCACTTATCAGTGTATTGATTGCAAGAAAATTTTTCTTGAAAAAGATATGAAAGAAGAAGTTAACATTGTTGGCCTTGAGCATACAGACAATCCATTTAAGTCGTATGTGCGTAAGCCAGTAAAAAAGGATTAATCATGAATGTAAAGCTTGAAAGATCAATTGGAATTCCAACAGTTCCATTTGCTCCTGTAAAGGTTACAGTAGCCATTGAGGGAGATTTAACATCTCCCTCAGATGCTAAAAATCTTTCTGACAAATTGGATTCACTTATGGCAATGGAAATTGTTAAAACATTAGAAGAATCTGTAACTATTACTAATATTGGCTATAAAAAATATCTTGAAACATTACAAAATAATTATCATAAGATTATGAAAGCGTTGGAGGATTAAAATTGAAAGTAACATGTTTAAAAATGTCTAATGAAGATCTTCTTCGAACGACTTGCGAATCGACAATGAACAATCCTGTAGAATCTAAAATGTCTCTTGCAGGAATTTATAATTGTGAACACTCTCCGATTCGATCACAGATTTTTGTTATTAAAATGGAAGGCATTCCAAGTTTTGTGTCGGTTCACTTTGTTAGACATAAGATTGGTGTAGAACACTTTGTTCAGACAATGAGACAAGATCGTGGAGCAACAGAAGTTGCAAATCGCAATACCCCTGTAAATCATACGATGATTCTAAACGCGCAAACACTTATTAATATGGCTAAAAAGCGTTTATGCTACAAAGCCTCAGATGAAACCAGAGAAGTATTCAACCTAATTGTAGATGCTATTGTATTGGTGGATGATGAACTTCCAAAGTTCTTAGTTCCTGAATGTATTTATCGGGGTGGATATTGTCATGAACCACGAATTTGTGGAAGAGTAGATGGTGTTGTTTGGGCCGGACCAAAAACAAGATTTTTTAAAAGATATGGAATCTAAAACAATTATGAGGTTCAGCAGAGAAGGTGCAAGCCGCAGATTAGTTGCTGAGACTAATTACGAATCATTGAATAGTAATCAAGATCAGGAAAGAGCTCTTGAAGATTTTAATTCTGCAATGACATATAAGCACGTTCATGGAGATGTTGAGTTAAATTCACTTTTGTTGAGCCCACAAAAATACTTTGAATTTAAATAAATGAATAATATGGTTTATAAGGAGTAAAGATGTTTAAATTTTGTAAGGTGAGAAATGTTAAAAGTCCCTGTAGGGCAAACCAGACGGATGCTGGCATTGATTTTTTCATCCCTGAATGATCTAAAGAATTTATGGCCGAACTAAAGGAAAAGAATCCAGGCATCTATATTACTAAGGATGGAATTTTTCTTCCTTCTCTATCAAGGATTCTTATTCCTGCTGGAGTAAAAACACTGTTTCCAGATAATCATGCTCTTATTGCTTTTGATAAATCTGGAATTGCCTCTAAGTGCGGCCTTACTCTATTAGCTAAAGTCATTGACCAAAGTTATCGTGGCGAGATCCATCTCAATCTAGTTAATGTATCTAAAGTTGAACAGATTATTAAGTTTGGGCAAAAGATTACTCAATTTGTTCTTATTCCAATTGATTGTTCTATGCCTGAAGAAATTGAACCAAGTGAATATGAAAAGAATGAAACTGATCGAGGATCTGGTGGATTTGGATCAACTGGAATCTAAATAGTTTACAACTAATCTAAAGGGATGTATGATGAAAATTATACATCCCATAGGAGTTTTTAATGTCTAAAATTGTATTGTTCGAAGGTCTTGACAACTGTTTCAAAACTACCAATGTTAAAGCTCTTTTTAACTTTTGGAGTAAACAGAATCAGACTGCTCATGTTCTTCACTATTCTGGTGTTAAGAGTCTAGATAAGAATGAAGCCCAAAAGTTATCTCAAAAGCTCTATACTGAAATGTTTGAAACTTTTGAATATTTTTATGACAAGAATATTAATGTTATTTGTGATAGATCTCATCTTGGGGAAAACGTATATTCTAGATATCGGGGATATGATCCTTCTTATATTTGGAAACTTGAAGAAAAATTTAGAATTCATGAATTCTGGAATAATGTATATGTAATTTTTCTTAAAGATTCTAATATTGATAATGTTTTAAGTAGAGACGACGGGCTATCACTTTCTACCAAAAAAGAAGATAAGATTTTTGAAAGATCGAAATTTGAAGAAGCTATGTTTATGACTAGTATAAAAAATAAACTTACTATTGATGTTAATAGTAAGGCTCCAGAAAAGATTCTTGACGAAATTCTTTGTTTCTTAAAAGAAGATGATATTGAGGAAAAAGCAAAGAAAATTCTTAATGATATCGAAGAAAAATTAGATTGTTATAATGATGTTCTAAGCACTACTTATATAGAAGCTTTAAATATTATTATAAAAGGACTTAGAGGTTAAATATGAAACGAATGCAAGATATTAGAAATGCTTTTATTGAAAAGCTTAAGAATGAAGAATTTGTTATTGATAAGACCGGTGTAAAGACAATTGAATTAGTTGGTGAATCATATATTGCAGATGAAGAAGTTATCTTTGGTACTCTTAGTATGGAGTATGCTGCTCGTGAAGTAGAGTGGTATGAATCACAATCCTTAAATGTATATGATTTGCCCAAGACACCACAGATTTGGCGACAAGTATGTGATAAAGATGGTTATATTAATTCTAATTATGGTTGGGTAATTTATTCTAAAGAAAATGGCGAACAATATAAGAACTGTATAAGAACACTGCGCAGAGATAAAGATTCACGAAGAGCAATGATGATTTATAATAGACCGTCAATGCAATGGGAATACAATCAAAATGGTATGAGCGATTTCATGTGCACCAATTGTGTCCAGGTACTTATTAGGAATGATAAGCTTGTATATGTATTATCTCAGCGATCTGCAGATTCGATTTTTGGTGTAAAGAACGATTTGTATTGGGCAAGACATGTACAAAATAAACTTGTTGAAGATTTAAAGTTTGATTATCCAGATCTTACAATCGGAAATCTCATCCATCAAGTTGGTTCACTTCATGTATATTCAAGACATTTTTATTTAATCGACAAAAATTACACTAAATCCTAAGAATTTTTTAAATTGTTTATTTCTAGCAGTAATGTTTGGGGTATAAATTCATTTATTAGATTTTAACCCTCTAAAAGGCAAACCAATTGATTTGCAATATTCTGATAATTCAATAAGTGTTTTAAATTCAAATATTTCTTTTTCATTGTTATCAATAAGACTACCTTTTAATGCGCGCGGATTTTTGGCCCCAGAAAAATCCGCGTGATTATCTTTCATTTTTTGTAAAGTAATTTCCGAAAATTTTCTATTTTTAAAAAAAATTGATTTTTCTTTTTTAAGTTTTTTTGCTATTTCTTCTCCAAAAACTTCTTCATATGTTTTGTTTTTTAAAACTGATGGTTTGCCTTTAAGTATTTTTTTATTTTTAGCTATTGCTGATATTTTTGATTTTTTATAAATGATTGAGCTAGTAAATTTTAATTTATTTGACATAAAATAAAAAGCATTATTCATTTTTTCTTGTAAAGGTTTATATATAATAGCCTTTCTTAATATCATATGTGCAATATAATGTTCTCGTAGAGTAAGAAAAACAATATTTCTTATATCTTTGTTTTCTTCTTGTGTGCATATACACCCCGGCAAAATATGATGAGCTTCATATATAATATTGTCATTTAATTTTAATTTTTGCTTTCTTATAGAATTTACAAAATCATTTGTATGATAATTCTTATTAATAAGATTTGAATATCATAAAAAATATTTTGATTTTGTGTCGCAATATTGAGATAGTTTTTTAAGATACATTATTTACTCCTTAATTTATAATATTTATATACTTCATGTATACGAACGGCACTTCCCTCTTGTAAAATAATTGTTTACAAGTCTGTAGATAATGAATAAATAAAAAATTCATTAAATAACCTTCTGGAGTGAATTATGAATTTTTTAAACTTTCTAAATGAGGGGCATGAACCAATGTTCAAGTTCCCTTATAAAAATGTCAAGATTTTTTGGAATACTGGTAAAGCTGGTGAAGAACATAGTATGGATTCTAGACTTAAGAGAATCAATATGTCTAAGAAGGATGTATATGACTATTTGAAGAAATTCATCAATGTTCTTAGAAAGGATAATAAGAAGTACGGCGTTTATGCCGTAGTTTTCAAAACCTTTAAAATGATTGCTACATATTCAAAAGATAGATTGTTTATTAACACATTTCTAACTAAGGATATGAATCAATCTCATTATGATGATATGGTTCAAATAACTGAAGCTTTAGAAATTTTTACTGGAGACAAGTTTGAAGAAAATTGTTTCACACTCACTAAGATTTTAAAAGAAACTATTGCAGTTGAAAAAGGTAAAGACTATATAGACATTTATGGAATTCATAATTCAACCTTTGAAATTTTGGAAATTGATTAAATAAACAATAAATAAATGTTTACAACAAGGTAGCTTTTGATTAGAATTTTAATTGATTGCTACCTTTTAAATTTAATGAGGTTAAGATGAAAGAAGAGAAGATTATTGCTTTAAGCGATATTGAACATGTGCTCACAAGACCTGCAATGTATCTGGGGTCAACAAAAAAGAATATTGTTGAAGAATACATTCTTGAGAAAGATTCCTTTGTTAAGAAGGAATTTGAATATGTTCCTGGCTTTATTACAGCCTTTAAGGAAATTGTTTCAAATTCTTTGGATGAAAATCTTAAGACTAAGGGTCAATTTGCTAATATTATAAAAATTGATATTGCTAAAGATAATATTTCAGTTAGGGACAATGGAAGAGGCATTTCATCAAAAATGGTTGAAGGACTTGATGTTCCTGCTTCTGTTGCTGTTTTTACTAATCTTAAAACAGGAAGCAATTTTTCAGATGATTCTACTTCTATTGGCCAGAATGGTGTGGGTGCAAGTTTAACCCAAATTTTTAGTACTAAGTTCTATGTTGAAACTATTAATAGTGGAAAGATAACCAAACTTACTTGCAGAGATAACGGTTCTGATATTAAGTATGACATCAAAAATAAAGAAGGAAATGGCACTTTTGTTCAATATTGGCCAGATTTTCATAGATTTTCTATGACAGAAATTGATGAGATTCATAAAAATTATCTCATCAAAACAATTACAGATTATTCTATTTGTTTTCCGGAAATTTCATTTTATATCAATGGAAAAAAGCTTAATAACAATTTTAAAAAGTATTGTGAACTTTACTCAACTAATTTTGAAACATTCACATATGATAATATTGATATATCAGTTTATCCTGGTGAATATGAGCAAGTATCATTTGTTAATGGCCTTAATACAAAGCGCGGCGGCAACCATGTAGATCTTATTGTAAACAAAATAACATATGCTTTAAGAGATATTATTGGTAAGAAATATAAAGAAATCAAACCTCTTGATATTAAAAATAAAACATGTTATATCATTAACTTTAGGAATTTTACTGCTCCAAGATTCGATTCTCAAACAAAAGAAAATCTAATCAATACAACTAAAGAAGTTCAAGACCTTATTAATGACATTGATTTTAATGTTATTGCCAAGAAGCTTTATAAAAATGATGAAATGATGTTTCCCATCATTGAGACATTTAAAATTAAAGAAGAACTAAAGAAGCGAAAAGAGCTTAAATCAAAAGAAACATTTGCTTCAAAGAAAAAAATTGCTAAATTAATCGATGCAAATACACCAAATAGAAAAGATACAATACTTTTTCTTGCAGAGGGAAATTCAGCATTGAGTACATTTATTGAAGTACGAAATCCAAATGAGGGTGGTTATCCACTTAGAGGCAAGGTCATTTCTCCTCAAGATACACCGCTTTCAAAGCTTATGCAAAATGCTGAGATTATTGATATTTTAGCAGCTTTGAATCTTAAACTTTCCGATCCATCTATTGATGATATGAATTTTGGAAAAGTAGCAATTATGTCTGATGCTGATGAAGATGGAAACTCTATCGCATGTACATTGATAAATTTATTTTATACATTTTGGCCAGAGATGATTAGACAAGGAAAACTTTTAAAGGCTATTTCTCCGATTGTAGTGGCTAAACATCCACAAACTAGAGTAGTTAAAGAGTTTTTTAGTCTTACAGATTATAAAAATGACCCTGATTTTGAAATTCTAGAAGTGACATCCCACAACAAAGGGCTCGGTTCCTTGGACAAAAAAGCATATCGAAAGATGCTAGATACTTTAATTACAGTTGAAGAAGATGAATTCTCCAGACAAACATTGGATATGGCATTTGGTAAAGATTCTCAACCAAGAAAAGAATGGCTTCTTGCTTAGTTTACTTTTAAATGATAATAGGATATATTACATATATGAAGAAAAATATTACAGAATTTATTAATGATGAATACAAAAGTTATTCAAAATATGTTCTTTACTCCAGGGCAGTTCCTGGAATTGCAGATGGCTTCAAAGCTGTTCATAGAAAAATCTTTTTCCTAATCAAAGATCAGAAGGAATTTATTAAAACTGCTTCTCTTGCAGGAAATCTAATTTCTAAGGCCGGTTATAATCACGGTGATGGTGCAGGTGGATCTGCCGCATCACTAATGGCACAGACATTTGTTGGATCCAATAATGTTCCTTTGTTGGATTCGAAAGGTGCATTTGGAAACAGATTTATTAATGAACCATCTGCTACAAGATACACCTATGTAAAAGCAGCAAAAGTCATTCCATATCTTTTTAAGGATTTTGACCTATGCCCAAAGAACCCCGATCCAGAAAATCCTGAGCCGCTTTATTATTTACCAATTGTTCCAACCATCTTACTTAATGGTATTAAAGGTATTGCTGTAGGATTTGCGTGTGATATTCCCAGCTTCAATATTTTTGATTTAATTGATGAGTCTATTAAGATCTTATCCGGGGGCACCAGCAAGGACATCTACCCCTTCTGTAAAGGGTATAGGGGTGCTTTAATTCAAGATGAAGAAGGAAATCTTATTCAAACCGGGATTTTTAGAAAGATCAATGAGACTAAGATTCATATTACAGAGATTCCAACATCATATGATCGGGAAAAGTATGTTTCATATTTGAATACTCTTATTGATAAAAATCTAATTACTGGGTTTACTGACAATTCTAAAGAAGAATGGGACATTGTTGTTTCCCTTCCCAAAAAATCTAAAGTTTGGGAAGATCCAATCAAACATCTTAAACTTTATAACAATGTTAATTATAATCTCACATGCATTGACGAAAATGAAAATCTTAAAATCTTTAATTCTCCAAAAGAGATTATTAATTATTTTGTAGATTTTAGAATTAAGATTTTTGAGAAGAGACGTCTTAAAAGGATTCAAGAGTATACTGATCTTATTAGCTTCAATATGGAAAAGATTAAGTTTATTAAAGCAGCCATGGAATATGATTTTAAGAATAAGAAAAAAGATAAGATTTGGTTAGATTTTTCAAAAGATTTTTCTGAAGAAAATCTTGAGAAATTTCTCAAGATGAGCATTTCTAATATAAATAGGGATACTATTGAAGAATTGAAAGAAAAGATTAAGGGATTTTTAGAACAACGAAAATACTTTGAAAATATAACTAAAGAAGAGTTATACATTAAAGACTTAGAAGATCTTAAAGAGTTTTGTCTAAAGGAAAAGTTCTAATGGATTTCTTTGTTGACAAGCATGAGGAGTTTTTTACTCCATGAGTTAAACAATGACAAATTGATAAAAGTTTAAAAACTCCAAACTATATAATAAGAAAACTTTTTATGGTAAATTAAGAACAGAAGATGAAATGTTTATATCTGTTATTGATGGTGAAGCAATAGAGCATCATTATCTAAATTTATGATCTTTAAAATATAACTGTGATTATTCAGATAAGTGTTATTTTGATTTGTGTTGTAATGGAAATGATATTGAATTTAAAACTTTTAAAGATGTAATAGGCATTCCTACTATCATAGATCATCTTCTGAGCGTTCCTGGTAGATTGTCAAAGTACCTTATGTTCTTTGAAAGAAAAGGCTCCTGGGATAATCTGCTAAGCTACAGAATGGCTTTCGTGTATGATTTAGAATGCAAAGAGTTTGTAACTGTGTGTAAACATTATAAAAAGTTGGAACACATGCTTTTTTATGTTGATAGTAATCTTTCAAGAAAATGTAGATAAGGAGAAAACTTAATGGGACTTTGTGTAAAATGTAGAGAATTTCTTCCACCTGATTTTATGATGGAAGATAAAAAGTGTGCTTTTTGTGAGAAGGGCCAGAATGTTTTGTTTGGCCCAAATGGAGAAGTCTACACCAAACAAGAAGTAATTTATGATTATAAAGTTCTTCTTGGGGAACTTAAGGATGCTCAAAGTGTGCAAGATGCTTACATTAAATCTGTAGTTATGAAAGAAGGTTTAAATGTCTAAAAAAATCACTATAAAACCTCAGGGTAAATTTATGTTTCACACTTGAGGTGCTGATTGTGGTGGGTGTGGGATTATTAGAACCTGAATTCCTTCTATTTTGATGACCAGTTTTAGATACAAAGCAGCTTCTTTTATTTCAACATATGGATATTCATATATTTCCGATCCTAAATTTTATGAAAATATGTTTTTTGTAAAATTTCAGCGACCTGCAGAAGAATCACATGCAAAAATGATTAAAGATATTAAACATAGAATTAGACAGGCTCCTGTTATTGCAGATTATGATGATTTTGTATTTGATATTCCAGAAATCAATATAGCGTCATCTTATTATATGGAAAGAGCAAAATATATTGAAGAAGCATTGTCAACTGTAGATGGAATCACAGTATCTACAGAATTTTTGAGAAATAGACTTTTAAAGTATAACTCCAATATTTCTGTTGTTCCAAATTATATTCCAAAATTTTTATGAAAAGAACCAAAATTCGATCTTTCAAAAACATATATTAAACCAAAAATTCTTTATCCTGGATCATCTACACACTTTAATCAAAAGGGGCCTGGTGGAGATTTTCAATCAGAACTCATTGATTATATTAAAAGTACTGTAGATCGTTTTGATTGACATTTTATTGGTGGTGCCCCCTTTGAACTCAAAGACAATAAAAAGGTATATGTTCATGGATGGCAATCATATTTCGAGTATCCGGAGTTTATTAAAAATATTGCCCCTAATTTAGCTATTGCACCATTAGAAGTGAATGATTTTAATAAGTCAAAATCTAATATTAAGTTTCAAGAATATGTCGCATCTGGCATCTGTGGAATCTTTCAAGATATTGAACCATATAAAAATGCTACTTTAAAAGCTAAGTCAGCAAGTGATTTTATTACACATATAGAAAATCATGCTTATAATCTTGATATACAAAGAGAAGTATGAAAGAAAGATTATGAAACCTTGAAACATGATCTTTGATTTGAAGGTAATGAATTAAAATGGTTTAATAGACATTTAAAACTTTTTAATAGGGAGCTTAAATAAAATGCCCGGAGTTGTAAGACTTGGAGATGTTTGTTCTGGTCATGGATGTTGACCATCAAGACCGAATGATGAAGCAAGTTCAAACGTTATTGTTAATAACAAAGGGACACATAGGTTAGGGGATCACTGGATCACCCATTGTTGCGAATCTTGCCATGACGGTGTAGCTTCTTCTTCAAGTCTTACAGTTTTTGTTAATTCAAGGGGCGTTTGCAGAATAGGGGATTCGGTTAGTTGCGGATCCACAATGATTCAAGGAAGTAGTAATGTTTTTGCAGGAGATTAATTATGACTAGAAAAGAATATAGTGCACTTTCAACATTTGAAAGAACTGAGCTTGTTAAAAAAATGGATAAAATACAATTGGCATTACTTGATATTATAGATAAAATAGTAGATATTGATGAGAATACCATTGGCATTAAGCTGGCAAAAAATATTGTAGTTTACAATGAAGGAAGCTGTGTTACTATTAATAAAGGATTCAATATTCAAGTAGCAAAGGAAATTCATTTAAACCCATCTAAACCCGTAGATGAAAGTGTTTCAAAAATGTTAGATTTTAATAAGGAGTAATTTGTGGAACAAGAAATTTGGTGTTTTAAATACGCACCACAATCATTAGATGAGATGATACTATCTGATGAAAAGAAAAATGTTCTTAAAAAGGTTATTAAGGAGTGCCCCACTATCCTCTTAGCTGGAAAGCCCGGTACCGGTAAAGGTACCTTTATGGATATTCTTCTTAAAGAAACAGGATATGATTCTATTAAGTTGAATGCTTCTGATGAAAATTCTGTTGATGTTGTTCGTGACACAGTTAAATCTTTTGCGACATCTTTAGGATTTACAGAGAAAAAAATAGTTTATCTTAATGAAGCGGATTTCCTTTCTCAAAATGCTCAAGCAGCAATTAGAGATTTGAGTGAATCTGTTCAGAAGAACTGTAGATTTTTCTTTCTTGCTAACTATCCTCAAAAGATCATTGATGAGCTTAAATCTAGATGTCAAACAATTGATCTAAATAATCCACCTAAAGATCAAATTCTTAAATTTTGTTTCAAAATTCTTAAAGCTGAAAACATTGAGGTTAAAAATAAATCTGGTGTAGTTGAGATTATTAAGGCTCATTATCCTGATATTCGTCAAATTGTCAATACTCTTCAATTAAACTGTGTAAATGGTATTTTTGACACCGTTAAAATTTCAACAACCTCTGATGTTTTTGAAAGCATTTATAAACTGATGAAAGAAGCAGATATTGATTCTATTAGAAAAACTCTTCGTTCTGAAGGTGTTGACTATCCTGCATTTTATAATTATCTTTATGAAAAAGCCCCAGAAACAAAGAGTCCAGGTGATTTTGTAATTGCTCTTGGTGAATATCTTTATAGGGATTCTTTTGTTGCTATTAAGGAAATTAACTTTATGGCATTCTTCTTTGAAATGATAAAGAAAGGTATTCTATAATGGATGAAAAGCAGACAATTTTCGATTTTCTTAATTCCATCAATGAAAAGAAGAGAATTGAAATTAACAAAAAAGACTTCTCTGGCTATATGGTGAGTCTTTGGTTAAGTCATGCATCAGATTGTATTGAAGTAGTTAATAGAATAAATCCATTTATCTTTAATATGCCATCGGAAGCAATTTATGAATATTATTTTGATAAAATTTCAAAGAAGAAAAGATTTATTAAATTTACTAAAAAAGAAAAGAATGAAAAAGAAAGTACTAATAAAGAATCATTAAAAACAAAATATAATCTTTCAAAGAAAGAAATCAAACTTTTTAAAGATTTCTTTTAGTTTACATTGTATTTTAATATGTTTAAAATAAGAAAAAATGTTAAGGAGCTCTTATGATTGTTAATGTAAAAAAATTCAATACTTTGTTAAAGAAGGCAACACTCAACTATTCCATCAATTCTTTTAGTTGTGATATTACTCCAGATCGAGTAGTATCGAAAATGATTACCAAGTCTAATGATGCAATTGCGTGTTTGGATATTAGAAACGATATTTTTAGAGAAAATAAAGAAACACTATCTTTTAACTTTATTGATCCAAACAGTTCACTGGTTCCATATTTAAATCTTATAGATTCTGAAGAAGCAGAACTATTGGTTAGAGATGAAAAGCTCGTTTTAAAGAATGGAAAACAGAAGTCAAACTTATTCTTTTGTGAACCTGAAATTCCTGCGAAATTCGGAGCATCAGAGCCAAAAGGCAAATTTACACCTTTTATCTCCATTGATGTTAATGATGAATTTTTAGATACCTTTAATAAAATTAAGAAAATTGGTAATAAGTTTGGAAAGATTTATTTTAATGTAATAAATAATATTTTACAGATGGAAACTACTGATAAGAAGAACAAATTCTCTAATGGTCTTTCATTTGATATTGCTGAAAATGTAGAATCTAAAGATATCTCAATTTGTTTTGATTTTTCTAATATGATGAATCTTTTTTCTGTACTTGATAATGATGTTTCTTATGTCTTGAATTTCATCTATGTTAAAGAAAAAGATATGGGTCTTATGACATGTACCAGAGCAAATAAGGATTCTGAAGATATTGAAAATTATTACTTAACATCAAAATTGGAGGTTTAGGTGAAAGTTATTAGAATTGAATATATGTTGAATGAAGTAAATTGGAAATGCAATATTATTGCAAAAGATACAAATGATGGGATTAACTTTCTTGAAGAACATCTAAAAGCACCATTTAGAGTCATTTCAACAGAAGATGTTTGTGAAATACATGGGACATCTACATTTATTAAAAATCTTTTTCAAAATGTAAAGCCCCATGTAAAGCAAGATCCCTTAAAAGATGTTAAAAATTCTGAAGAATCTAAACGGAAGCCAGGAAGACCACCAAAAAACTAAAGACACCTCATGTGTTAGATTTAGTATTGCTCTATTATTTATAGATTACTAAATCTAACACATAGCTAGAACTCCCAGCTTATATTAATTGTACCAGCGTCAAATGTGTCTGTGCCGTTTACTGTTGTGATGCGGATGCGGTCAAGTGTTCCTGTAAGTGTTTTGGACCCAACACCAAGATTCACTGTTGCATTTTGATTGTTTGCAGTCATAAAATTAACACAACTCCAATCCAAAGTTGTTAGACGTTCTAGCACACTTTTACCTTCATGTAAGTATGTAGCAGCACAAGATTCTTGAAGGTCGAACCCCGTTGTCATAATTTGAAATGCATTAGTTCCACCAATCCTAGCAACATATCCAGCATATCCAGTTTTTTCTATACTTCCACTACCTATACGTAATATCATATCACTCGTCCCACTAGTACTTACACCATCAAACATCACTGTAATTCTTTTAACACCAGCAGGAATCCCAGTAAAATCTACAGCAACCCCAGAAGCTATTACACTTGCGCCTAATACAATGTTTTCACTCTTATCTAATTTCCCATCTATTGTAGGATTCTCTAAACTATTATCTGCATTTATCTTAATAGCAGTAGCAACACCATTTAGTATTTCTGAACTACCATCTGAATTAGCTTTTAAACTTATTGACATTTAAACCACCTCTGGGAATGGATATCTTGCTTTTATTTCAGCAACCTTTTCCACCCATTTAGTATAGTCTGGATCTGTTTCATTTTTCATAGCATCATATTCTGCTTCTACTTTTAATGGATCAGATTCTTTAATATATGCTTGAGAACGATTTGAAATAACTTCCTGTCTTTTCATTTCGTTTAACTTATCTTTGTTTATTGTAATTTTCATTTAAGCTCCGTATCCATCTGGATTACTAAAGTCTACTTCCCACGTTTCTTGTGGTTCTATAGGAAGTTCTGTGTGTTCTACTATAAAGAATGGAACACCTGTTGGAACATCTTTTAGTGATGTTTCTTCTACAGAAAGAACACCAGAAGGAGCCATTACCGCTATTGAATCATTTGTTGGATATATAATACATTTCATATTTTTGGTTCCTTATGTAACTTATTTAGCGGAAGATTGCTATATATACTTCACTAAAATTATAATATGCATTTGCTCCCGATTGTTGTGTAACTACTCTGCATTTAGATGTTGTATATCTAAAAGATTTTACCATATAAGTCCCATAACTAAAATTACTTCCATTTGTACTATTATGGCTAGAAACAACAGTATAAAGAGTGTCTTCCATATCATTTGCAAAATTAATTTCATATCTTCCAACATCAATCCTTGCAACACTACTAACATTCCCAGATGCCCTAATATTTGGTGGAGTAGTAGTTCCATCAAAGTTTACGAAAGCTTTGCATTTATAATTTTCTGTTCCATCTTGGCTCTTCCATGTATCTGCAACTAACTGAGTAGTTTCAACACCACCTGGAATATCTACAGCACCAACTTCAGTTGAATCTAAAATTCTATCTACCTTTATAATACTTGCCATGTGTTAGAACTCCCAACTAATATTAATTGTGCCAGCGTCAAATTCATCTGTGCCGTTTACTGTGGTGATTCTGAGGCGGTCTAGGGTATTGGAGAGAGATTTGCGACCGCCTAAATAAATACAAGAAGTAACGCCACCTTGAACACCAAAACTACCACTACCAACCCAAGAATTTGTTGTATCATTTACTAAACAAAAAACAATTGCACCTTGTATGGTATTAGCTGCATAGTTTGAATATAAAGGAAAACCAGCGGTGCTTGTTATTTCTGCTGTTCCAACTACATTAACAGAAGTTGTTACAACATACCCTGTGTTTTCAATTCCACCGCTATCGCCTAGCTGAAACAATGGAAAACTTGTACCACTAACAGAAACACCATCAAACATCACCGTAACTCTTTTAACACCAGCAGGAATCCCAGTAAAATCAACAACAGTTCCACTTGCAGTCTTTGCTTCACCTAGATTAATAGTAGTTAAAGCAGTAATCTTTCCATATAATTCTGTGTCACAGTCAGATAGACCAACTACACCATCTTGGACCTTATCTATTCCACCTTGTATTTTAGTAGGCATATATTCTCCCTAAACCACCGTCCAGACACTAGAGTCCGGAACAGTAATTGTAATTCCATCTGCAATAGTAATTGGCCCAACAGTCATTGCATTATGGCCAGCAGTAATTGCATGACTATAATCAATAGTTGCCTTAGTTTCATAAAATGAACTTTGAACGCCTCTTGCAAACAAAACGGGTCTTGTACCCGTTGAGTCTGCAATTTCGTCTACGTTTAATATACCAGCCATTATCTTATTACCTTATCTCTTGCTTCTTGTCTTTTTGCTAATACATCTTCTGGAATAGGGGTTCCATTTTCTTGAAATCTAATAACATACCAATCTGTTTCTTTTAAGTAAGCAAGTGATTCTTGGTTAACTCTTTCTTGTTCTTCTTTAGCTTTCTGTTCTTCAGAAATTTTTGGAAGAGCAGCAATTTCTTCTGGGGTCATGTTTCTCTTAATAACTTCGCCAGTTCTTACGTTTACTTTAGTAATTTGCATTTATATGTCTCCTTGACTTTTTGTTTAAAATTCCCAACTAATACTAATTGTGCCAGCATCAAATGTGTCGGTTCCGTTTACTGTGGTGATGCGGATGCGATCTAGTGGCGCGGAGAGGGATTTCTTGCCTCCACAAAAGTGAATTGTCCCGGAATCCTCCCTACCCACTACACCAGAGGCTACCCACGTATTACCTCCGAAAGAGTCAAGTGTAATAGAACCAGAGTGAATAACGACTGCGAGGTTCGAGGTATTAAACCCAAATCCATTAGTCATAATCATGGCCCCAGCACCATTACCTACACTCAGATACCCACCCACCCCAGCATATCCTGATACTTCAACACTACCAGCGCCTAGGCGTAACAACATTATACTAGTTCCATTCGTACTAACCCCATCAAACATCACGGTAACTCTCTTAACACCAGCAGGAATATCTTCAAAATCAACAGCAGTTCCACTTGCAGTTACACTTGCACCTAATACAATATTATCAGATTTGTCTAATTTATTAGTTTCTAAATTTATTATATCTGTTAATACGTTTGCAGCAGTAATAACTTCTGGATCGTCTATAAAATCATATGCCTTAATACATGCAAGCATTGTGAGGGCTTTGGGGCGGGTTTCGTCACCCCCAGTAGCATTAGAAACCCATGCTCCTGGAGTACCATACGATGCGGTCATCATATTTGATCCTGTAGTAGGAGCACCAGTAGCACCAGCATAACTATGTGTATGGCTCTTAAATTCATCCTCTTCCACCAAACCAACAGCTCTAGTAGCCGACTTACCACGAACGAATCTATCATCAAATTTAGGAACACGGAAATTAGTGCTTCCATCGCCAGGACTATATTGACCTTCTACCCAACTTACATCAGAAGCAGCAATATTGCCACTTGCTTGGGCATACGCCCATAAATCTGGATATGTTGCTCTTTGTAGTAATTGACCTTGAGCAGCTACAAAACTTGTTGGAACAGTTGTGCCAGTCATCCAAATCAATGCTCCAACAGGTAGCATTGTTTTATCAGACGTACTTAGAGTACCGTCTTGATCTGGTAAAAAGATATTTCTATTTACAGATGTTGCTGGAGCTTGTAGAGAAAATGTAGCTGTTCCAGCAGCATTACCGTGTAATGATATTTTACTCATTTATAACTCCTTATAGAATAACCCAACGTGAACCGTCAGGAATTGTTACGTTTACACCATCATCAATCAATACTGGTCCAGTAGTCATTGCATTTTTTCCTGCTGTAATAGTATAGTCTGTTGTGGCTGTTTGATCATTTTCATAAAAAAGTAAATCATCCCCACCACCAACAGCCCCAGAACCACCGCCGCCCTTTTTTCATTCGGAAGTTCCACCAAAGTAAAATTCGTCTTCATCTTCAACATAAATCAATCTTCCCTTATCTGTTGACACAAATGTAGGAATAGTTGATAATCGCTGAACAACGAATTTACCACGCATATCAATTCCATGAAATTTCATGTTTGATCCTCTCTATTTCTTTAAATAAGCTTTTTTGTTTATGATATTTAAGATTAGTGATGAAATTTGAAAGATGTGCTTGTTAAATCTCATCAGAGTTTTGGTGTTCTTCTAATCTTAAATAAAAATCATTTAATTCTTTTATCGTCTTATAACTATTTATATTTTTCTCTAAAGAGAATCTTCATTCATCTAATTTTCTCTTATATTGCATTACTTCTTCTACTATTGAATTAAAAGTGTAAGAATTTATCTTTATAAGACCTCGATTATTCGATTCCAAAAATATTTCATCAACCTTTAAGAACATATTCTCAACTATCGATTTTAAAACATTGTTGTAGTTAAAAGAAAACTCATGTCATTTGATATTCGAAAGTTTAAAATTATATATGTTTAAAAGAATTTGAAATCATTCTCTTTTTTTATCTTTCAAACTATAAACTTCTTCCAACTGTACAATCTTTCAAGAATCATCATTTCACACAACAATTTCATATTCATTATCACATTCTGGAGGTTCTAAAAAGGTTGCAAACTGAGGAAGGAGATATACCCCATGTTCCAATGGTGATTCATCTGCCTCCTCTTTTCCAATATATATTTTTGTTAATTTATCATATTTAAATATAAACATCTTAATTATTTAATTTGAAACAAATTTAATATTTAATACATGCTAAAAGAGCAATATTATGTGGTCTAGTTTCATCTGATTCTGGAACAACTCTTGAACTATCAAATGTTAATGTGCCATGTTTAAAAGAAATACCACTTTGACCCCCAGAAGATCTTGAATACACAAATCTAAAGGCCCCATCTGCATAGACCCCATCAAACCCAGTATAACCCCACAATGTTCCTGTGATTTTTTTAAGAGCATCCTCTTGTAATGATCCAAAAACTCTTCCACTATCTAAATCCACTCTATCATCTGACCATCCTCTAACAAACTCACCACGATGATCAGGAAGATTAAATGTTGTGGTCCCATCCCCTACTCCAAATGTAGTACCTATAACATCAAATAAATTTGAATATGTAGACCTAGAAATGGCAGCACCATTTGCTTTTAAATATCCACTTGGTGGAGTATTATTTGCATAATAAATAATAGTTCCAGGTAAAATTCCTGGATTGTTATCTGTATAATTTTTTAGCCCAGCAGGGGTTACATATTTTACATTATCTATTCCTTCAAAAGATTCCTCTATAGAAGCCTTTAAAGACCTTAGCCCAGCAGGGGTTACATATTTTACATTATCTATTCCTTCATTAATATCTGTGTTTAATGCTTTAATCTGATTTAATTTAAGGGGTGATATAAACTTATTATCAAGTACCCCATCCAAAACTTGTTGTAGTGTGGCGACAAGTTTTTCTCCAGGAATTAATCACATAGTTTTGCCGCCATAATATAAAGTTTCTTCTGATGTAACATATATTAATCTACCAGAATCTTCATTTTGGAATTCTGGTTTTATATCAAAAATCTCCAAATACAGTGGTCCTTTCATTTCAATTCCATAAAATTCCATATTATCTCCTTGAAATTCCTACTTTTAATCGTTGAGGGGTTTGATTTTCAATTTTTATTATATTAGCATCTTCAGAATAAATATTTGTTGGGGCATAGACCATTCTTGAATCTATGTCTCAACAATCAATAGCAGGAAAATCCCAATCTAAATTATGAATAATATTATATTCATAATTTCCACTTCCACCATTCAATACTCATCCAGTAACTTCGATAGTTTCTGTATATGCACCTAAAAGATCTATAGAGGCTTTAAGGTCATATAATATATTATCTGCCATTAATTTATTAAATTTAGAATCTGTAGAATTATAATTTATTGGTTGAAGGTTATGAGCAGAATTATCTAACACAGATGGAGAAAATGAATCAAATTCATAATTTTTATGAATTTCCCATTCATTAGCTAATTTGTTACTTATTACCTTATTAAAAACATTTTCTGTTGAATTTGTATCCACCATCATAAGTCCGTGAATTGGATACCCATCATCAAGAACATCATGTTTAGAATGAGTATCAAATTGATAAGCCAAGGCATTACTTATCAATTTATTTTTAAATGTAGAATCGGCATCTGTTTCATCTACACCCTCCGTAGTTTGAAAAACCTCAATGTTATCAATCGTTCCAGATGCAATTCCTGTTCTATTTCAAGAAATCTTAAATTTAGTTCCTCTTGTATATCCAATTGCTTCTTCTTCATCACCTATTCAAAACTCAAAAAACCCATTGGAATTTGTTTTAACTTGTGGTGCTACATTAGCAGTTTCAGAAGACAATTCACCCAAATAAACTACAACAGGTGTGGTAGTTCCGGCCGCATATACTGAAATATCAGCATCATTAATTGGTTGACCCTCTTGGTTTATTAAAAACTGTCAAAAATGGTATCTCATTTATAAAACTCCTTTAAAAATTCTGTAGAGTGAACTTAATGAAAAATTCTTAGATTTAAAAATAGTAGAGCAATTTGTTTCAAACATTACTTCCTCTTCTATTGTCATTAGTTCAATTCTATTTATACTCAATTCAACTTCTTTAGGTAAGTCTAATCTGAAGAACATATAATCATCATTGTCTCAGAATTCTGTAATATCTTTTGTTATAGTTTGGGATCTATCACTATTAGAAAATCGCACTTTTGTTATTTTAATAATCTTACTAAAGTATACACTACCAATTGACACAGCAACAGCATATCCAGATTTAGCATCTTCAAAAGAAATAATAAGTTTTGTATCATCAACTAATCTTATTTCTTTTGGATATAACTTATTGTTCTCAAAGTCATATGTATTTACCAATGCACCAATATGACCAAAATTGTGCTCTACAACCCATTCAGTACTTGATGTTGGTTGATTATGAAGATAATCATAATTTGTCATGAGTGCAACACCACCACTATTGGTTGTCTTAACTTCGTTGATATCTGCTAAATTTACTCCAACAGGAACAAGTTGAACACCATCATCATTAGAAAACTGTGTCAAAACTTCTCTTCTATTTAAGTTATGTGTTATAGTTCATTTATATTTAGATGGGTTATTATCTGCAACCTTAACTACAACAAATACTTCTTCTGGATCGTCAAACTCAACTCTTATGTTATTTGAATTTAAATAAATTATATTTTTTGGAAAAACAACATTATTTGAAAGATCATATACTTGAACATTCAATAATTCAGAATCTAGTCCATGTTCAAATTCCATTTCTGTAACTGGGGACATAGAAAAGAATGTTAACGTATCATCAGAATTTGTTAATACAGCATATCCTGTTGATGGTTCTTCAAATTCAATAGAAACCTGATTTGGACCCACAATATAAATTGATTTTGGAATAATTTTCTTATTGCTTGTATCATAAACAGAAACAAAGAAATTTCCAATTAAACTGTGGCCAACATTCCATGTATCACTTACATTAGTTTGTAAATGAACGGATGAATATTTTGACAATGAAGCAACCATTTCGTTAGTTGGATCAATAACATACTCAACTTCATCTATAATCTGAAATGTATCTGGCATTATAAAGTATTGATTTTCTACGAAGTCGGATACATAAAACATAGTATCCATTCCAGAATCTTCTGTTCCTCATGGACGAACAGCATTAAATTTTGGTCTTCTTAAAAGAGCGAATACTGTTTGTGCCCCCCTCAATTTAATCTTAAGATTGTTATTATCAATATATTCTACATGCTCAGGAATTACCATTTTAAGATCAAATGAATATAGTTGAATAAGAACATATTTGCTATTCAAGTTATGATTTATAATATATTCAAAACCATCTTCAATAGTAACTCTAAAAACTCTAATAGATGTGTTGGGTTCTGAAATATTTTGCAAATATGACTTAGAAAGAAGATATGCCTCTTTCTCTGTATTATACAGACTTATATTTCTTAGTGTTAAGTCAGTAATAGGGCTTACAAACACATTATAGTTTGCTACCCTATTAATAGGTCTATAAATTTCCCAATATTCGTAAATTCTGTTTGCAAGAGTTTCATTGAAAATTTCATTTTGATGAATAGGCTCTTTAGTTAGATCAATCTCTACTTTATATTGTGTTGCTAAAGTATATGTATCTAAATTTTCTGGATACGGAAAACTTTGATACTTATCTGTCCATTGAGTAATATATTCATCAATGTCTTCTTTCTCAACATTATAATAACCATATCAAGGAATCTCTTTCCTATCTAAAAGAGCAACATTTCCTTCAATAGTCTTATCATGTCAAATTTCATAAAAATTTATAATATTTAAAGTGTTGTTTGTGACCAACTTTCATAGATATCTTAATGCTAAAAATGATCCTTTAGATTTTAATAAATTTATCAACTCATGAACCAAAGTTCTTTTGTTTATCAAATTTAAATCTAAATCATCAATCGAAATCCCACATAAAGATGAAAGATGATTTAAATATCTGTCATCAATACTAAAAGGATCTAAAATTGAAAAAATATTTTTTTGTAGAGAATATATCTCATTGAATATCATATCGCCAAACAAAGTTAAAAACTCTTTGAACTTTGGGGTTTGTTGGTGTACAGGAACCATATCAACCATGAAATCTTTTATGTTGTAATATTCAATCATAAAAAGATCATTCTGGTATGATTTACTATAAATTTTTCCAAAATAGATAAAATCTTTATCTGTATTAATAAAATTTCTAAGAATAAATTCTTTAGAATATAAATCCTCAAATAGATCTTCTGCTTTATCTTGAATTCAAAAATAAAAAGGGCTATCCTTTCTAATGTAAATTTCATCACCATCTTCAATAAAATTTGATTCTGACACAATGTCATAAATTTTAAAATAATATGAATCACCAGATATTTCAGTAAATGTGGTAGATGGTGTTGTAATTATATTACTTTTTATAACACTAAATTCATTGTTATTTGTTGCAACAGGAGTTAACCAAACTTGTCTATACCCATATTGCTCATCTTTAACAAACATTTCTTGAACAGGAGCACCTTTAGTAACAATAGTTCTTCTTGGCCCAATTACCATAGAATGTAATTCACTTGCATCTTTATCTATAAATGCAAGTGAAGAAAAATATGTTGTTATTAAGAAATAAGGAATTTCTGAAAATTTACCGTACATTACTAACCCTCGTTCTCATATTGGCATCCTTCTGGAATCAATATTGGAAATTGATTAAAACCTAATTTAATAGGTCTTAAAAGATTGTCATTTGAAATAGATCCTATTTCTTGAGTATATTGTGGATATAATTTCATTTCATTTGGCTCATATATAACTGTTTTGTCTGCTGTAATAGAAGGAGTAAATGTCATTATATCTCTAATAACCAAGTTTTCAATACCCTTAATATTTGTAAAAGAATTAGTAGAAGAAACATTAGTTATATCCATTATAAAATTAAAAATATCTTTAAAATCTATAACTTCATTAAAGTTTCTATTATAGTTTTCAAAATAATATTGTAGTTTTGCTTCTACATCATTTTTAACTGTAGTAAAATTATATAGTCGTTTAACTTTGATTCCTATTCTTAAAATAAAATATACTAGTTCTGGAAGAACAAAGGTTTCAAATGAATTTAAATATTTTTTAGGTTCTAAATATTCTTTTAATTTTTGTGTAAATAATGAAGTATATTCAGATGGAATATCAATACTTGCAGTAAGCCCTGGAGTTATAACCCAACTATCTTCGTCTACTAAAATAGTAGAACTATCCCATCTATTTGGTAGAACTGATAGATAGATTTTATTATATTCTTGAGTGTTATAAGGGTTAACCTCACTCTCTCCTCATGAATTAGCTTTTACTACATCTGGATATGTTTCTAAAAACTTATTATAATCTGTTCGTGTAACATTTCTATATTGGCTTTGAAGAACTCCTGTAGAGCTATTAACAATTTCAGAAATCGTTTCTGGACTTGATGAACTGTATGAAGTTTCCCTATTTTCAATAGAAATTCTTGATGCCCAAACCCCATAGTTTTTAGTAATGTTTCTAATGAAATAGTTATCTGTAAATTCAAACGTATTCCCATTTAAAGAAGGAAGATTTTGAATGTTTTCAAATTCACTCATTACAAATGCACCAATATTACCACCATCGCCCAAAGTTTTTAGAGCCAAGATTCTTATCTGGTCAGAACTTTTAGGAATAGAATGAGCAGTAGAGAATCTTATGCAGTATTGCTGGAATTTGTTATATTCAAATCTGTATACCTTATCATTATCTTCAAGATTAGAATAATCATCAATAAAATTCTCTATCCGTGTTCATGGTTCACCATTAACATAAAGAACAATAGAGCTTTCTTCATCATACGGCTCAGTGTCATGGTCAAAAGAATAAAAAGGAAGATAAATTACATTGTTAATTACATCTTCCCCAGTATAGGAAAGAGTTTCAATAACACCTTGTTTCAATTCAATTTCCATCTGATATGTATCAGTAGCTGTTACAGGAATTGAAAATGTATAATCCTTGGGTGTAATATAAAAGATGTCTTCATCATTATATTGTAAACCAGTTTCAAATGGAAAATATTTAGGAATATAAAGTTGATCTCCGGGGTTTGGAATACTTACAGAAAATTCATCAACTGTAACATCAATAATTAATTTAACTTTTGGAGCAATATAACCTTTTGGATAGTGGCCTCTAAGATTAGCCATTAAAGACGCCGTTTCATATACATCAGTAGTATCTAAAAACATATTTTTAGCAAGCTTATTAACATAGTATGTATTAAGCTCTGATAGATATGACAAAAGCTCTATCAACATTGTAATATTTGACCCTTCAAAATTATAGTCTTTGAAAGTGTCATTATTTTGAAGGATTGAAATAAACTTTTGTTTAAGTGAATTGAAATCTGCTTCCAGATATGTTGGATTTAGTTCGTTCATTATATTTCCTATAATTTATATAAGTTATTTGTATATGTTTGAATGTTTAGAAAGTTTTTTACTTTATATTGTATTGAAATATCATAAGAATTGTTATCATAATTAGGAGCTATAAGAAGATCTAATAATTCAATTCTAGAATCTCAATTTGTTATAGATGTAAAAATTTCATTTCCTATTTCCAGTGCAGTTATTTCATCCAAAGGTTCAAACAAATAATTATATATATTTATTGCAAAAAGGGGGACCATTCTCCGCGATCCTCTCATTGTTCTAAAAATATTACTTAATGAGTTTTTAACTGCATCTTCATCAGTCATTTCAAGAATATCACCATCATTCTTTTTTGTCATTTCTATATCAAAATCTTTTCAAATTGCCATTTTTACCTACCATTTAGAAGAATCATAATATTTAGATGCTGTTTTTAAAGAGGATTCTATAGAAACTTTACTTTGATCTGCTAATAAATTTGATGCTACATCTAAATCCAAAATATTTTGTTTAAGTACAGAATTAAAATCTGGTATATTATCAAGTATTTTTGAAACATCGAACATCCCAGTATCACCTAGTCCTGTAGTGTCTAAAGTATTTGATATTGAAGCCAACACAGTATCAATTTTATCTATTGGAATACAATCATTATTATCAGCCAAACACCCCAGTGTTTGGTCAATTTTTTGTAAAAGATTTCCTATTCCGAGATCATTAACCAATGACTTAACATTGCCTAACTGACTCATTAAAGTCGATACATTTGCAATTCCATCTATATTTCCAAAAGCATTGGATGAATATTCAGATGCTTTGTTTAAAACATCATAAACAGAACTTCTTATTGAGTCTAAACAACTACCGGCCAAATTATATGGTGGGTTTATAATATTTCCTAATTCGGAAGATGCTGTATTTCTTGAAGAATTAATTTTATCTTCAAGATCTGTTATTCCTGCTTGTGATTTCATAGTATCTAAAGTATCATTTAAAGTACCAACAGCAGAATAAACATTTGATGTAGACAAATTAAAGTCCATTAATAAGGAATCTATTTTGGTATTTAAAGATTCACAAGGTGATAATGTTGCCATATTCCATTCCTTAATTTAAATTAATTGTAGCAGCTTTTAAATTGCAAACACCTGTAACTTCAACATCATAATTGCCACCGATTACAACCTTCTTATTAACACCTACCTGAACATATTCATTTGCTTTTATAAATGAAGTTTTATTATTGTTAATGGTTTCATTTTTATCTCTTTCTATTAGAGTGTTACTCGTTTGTTCTGTTATTTCATATTTATTACCTGAATTTCTAATAACCAAGTTTCCTTCATAATCTATTTCTATATATGTATTTGAAGGATGAAAAATATGAAGTCTTTGCTTGTCCGGAGTACTATCAATTTCAATAACAATTCCTGAGTGTGTTGCAATTACTGTATTATGTGGATATTCTGGAGAATAGGCCGGGGTTGGTTCGTTTCATGTTCCTTTATTTTGAGCAAGGTCTACACCCCTTTTAATATTTTCCTTTTTAATATCAAGAATTGTATCTGTGCCCTCTTCTCTAAATAATCTATGCGCAGATGGTTCATTAAGTCTTTTAACAGTAGGATATGAACCATCTGGGTCTTCAAACCCACCAACAGAAGAAGTATCTTTTTCATACCCCTCTTGAAATGATTGTTTAAATTCTGAATCAGTTAAAGCTGTATCTTTAGCAAGATCATCCACAGAAGCAGCGGCCAAGTTTGGAGGAATAACTTCCTCTGCTGGAGGATTTTCAACATTGGCCTTAGCTAATGCCATTTTATGTTCTGCTTGAAATCTTTGAGTTAAGTTATTTTTTGTAGATGCAGGACTACTTGAAAAATATTTATCTACATTAGATCTTTCTTTATAGCATCTATTAATAATTTCTTCATCTGTCATATCATTAGTAACGCCAGCATTTTTCATAATTCTGTTAGCACCAGATGGACCATGTTGAACACTCATAGATCAAATCATGTCTTGAACACCTGCGCTACGTTCATTAGCATTAATGCTGGTAGATTTATTAATATTATTAGCAGCTAAATCATAATAATTAGCTTTTACATAAGCATGTTCAGCTTGATAGAAATTGTCTGCCCCCATCTGATTAACTGATTCTCTTCATGCTGTGTTATATTCAGGAGTACCTGGAGTAAGTCCAGCAAAATTTGCTTGAATTTCTGGGGGCAGTGTAGCTACAAAAGGTTCTACAGTTCCTCTTTTTGAAGCAAATTGATAAGACCCATATGACACACCCCCAGGATCATTTTCTCCACTTGAAATGGCATATGGTCCAGCATTACCAGATTCTCATCTTTTACTAAGTGATCCAAGCTCATTACTATTAAGGAATTCAATATCATCTGAATGAGCTTGAATTCTATCATGTAATTTTTTGGCCTGCTCTCTCATTCTGCCCTTATAATCTTGGGCTCCGGTTTTAGCATCATCATCAAATTGTGGGTCTGTTGGAACGCCAGGTATTGACGCGAAAAATCGAGGTTTTAAAATATGACCATTTTCAAAAAATAAGAAAACTTGACTTCCTTGAACAGGAACACATCAAGAACCAAATCCAGATACACCACCCTCCATTAATGAGTAGGCCGGTTCTGCTCAGGGAAGTTCTTCAGTAGGAATGCCTTCAAACTGGGATTTTTCTTTTATATCAGTATGAATGCCGAAAACTCTAATTCTACATCTTCCTCTTTTTTCTGGGTCTTTATTATTCTCAATGACACCCCTTCAAATGCCATGTATTTTTTCGGGACTTGGCTGAAATTCAGCAGGATCATTTCTAATCATAATAACTCCTAATTCGACACATTTTTATTAACAGAATCCAATAATTCTTTAACATCGCTTTCTTCATATCCATTTTTTATACACACCATTTTTTGAGAAAAGGCTGGCCTGCTATGCGGAACAAAACTATGAGTAATGCTTTTAATAAGATATTTACCCTGTAGATTCTTATTATATATCTCATCGGCCCATATACTTGGTCAGTTTACTTCAATTATTTCTCCACATTTTCTTTTCTCATGCCCCTTAACAGTAAATGCTATGCATTGTTGAGTACTATATTTTTTTATTCAAAAATCGTTAAATATATTGTCTACAATCTTTGGATCATCTTCGTTTGTATGAAGATGATATGCGTTTGAATTAGAAATATCTGTAAAAAGGGTTTTATTGCCTAAGATTGTATGATTTTTTAAAATATCCTTATATAGATATTCCTTTTTAATAAATTTCTTTTTTGCATTATTAAAACCAAATCTTGTGCCGCCAGCAATAAATCTTAATGATGAATTATCTATTCCCATCATACTTCAATTTAAAATTTTATTATAAAGAAAAAGATTGGGATCCTCAAAAGTGTAAACCCCATCATCTTCTGAGCTAATTTTCATTAGCTCTGTTTGCTCTAAAAGTGTGTTTAGAGTAATGAGATTAGATCCATATGAGTTATTATAAAAGCAATATCCGGTTTTATCAGAGGTGACACCAGATGCTCGTTTCATTAACCACTTAATACACGTGCTTAGGTTCCAATACGGAGAATAAAATCCCTCTATAAATTCATTGGACTTTTCAAATTTATCTCAAACCCGAATTCCTAGCATTTTTTCTCCAATATCTTTAACAATATCAGAAATTCTCATTGGTCCTCAAGATTTTGAAAATTGAAGGAAATTAACAGGGAAAAACATCTGATCAGTAAAGAAAAGCTCAATAACATTCTTGCCAGTTGGATCTACATTTTCAAGTTTATCAATTTTTGAAATGCTATAAATTCTAAATTCCTTGTCTATAGTTTCTTCCTCACCATAGGAAATAGAAAGAGTTTCATTTCCTGTTAATGGTGCAAATTCAACAAGTCCTCTGTTATCCTTCATTATAAGTTTTCCAACCATGGACATAGAAAATATATCTTCAATAAAATAAAATTGAATTATATCTGATGAGTCTAATGTTACCAATCCTCTAGCAGTATTAATAACAATAGCAAAAGTTCTTACATCTTCCTGTGTATACATTATGCATTTCCTATATTTCTAACTTCTTTTAATATGTTATATATATAAGAATTTTTAAGAATTCTAAGAATTTGGCCAGGTTGAAGTTCTTCAAAAGGATTAATTATATTGTTAACCATACAAATAACCCACCATAGTTGTGGGGTATTATAAAATTTATAACTTATATTATCAAATCAATCATTATTATCAACTTCATATAATTCATAGAATGATGTATCATTCAATGACGACATGTTTATTATATATGATCTAAAAATATTTAAATAATATGTATTATTAGTAACATCATCTAAAATAGTAAACAGCTTAAGCTGTGTAGAATTAGATAGATTCTGTTTAGTATATTCATTATATTTAGAAAGGTCCATATTTATCTCCCACTAAATCCATTTGTTAAATCTGTTCTTGCTTGTGGTTGTGATTTCGAAGTTCTTATAATTCCACCTTTACTAAAAGTAGTTCTATATAGGGGTTCTATATCTCTAAAAATTATAGTAAGTTCACACATACTATAATAATTGTTAACAATTGGCCCCTTTCATAATGGAGCAACATTAATAATTGCCGCATTTTTTACATTTATAATTTCAGATCCAACTGTATATACTTGAAATATATAAGGAAAATTAATAAGAATAGTGTCATCAGCCATTTCAGGGCAAGAAAGTTTTTCAAGTTCTCTAACAGGTTTAACTATAGAATTATATGGATCACCATTCATATCTGCAAGTGTCATTGTCAGAGAGTATTCGAGTCTTGAAGAATCCTTATAAACCATAGCAGTATCTACTCTGTATGATGGTATATCTACTTTAGCAGATTCTCTAACTGCAGAAGACACAACATTTTTAATTGTTTCTGTTGAGGCAAAACTCTGACCTTCATTGGGCTTTAATCCTGTATATGCTCCACCAACAGCACTTTTAAACCCCTGTAAATCTGTTAATGCTGTGTGAATTTCACCAACTTTAGATGAAAGGCGACTTGCTAAGCTTTCATAAGTATCCCAAGTATGAGAAACGTTTTCCTGAAGTTCTTCTGGAGCAATAAAAGTTCATGTGTTTCTATCAGATTCATCAACATTAAGTTGATTTGCTCCTCTAGCATATGCCCTTTGAGAACTAAGTTTTTTAGATACAAACTTAATTTTAACTAAGTTTGAAAAAGGAACTGGAACTAAATCATAATCCATTAGAACGTTCCTCCTAGTGTTGTTTTATTCATAAATACAATTCCAAAGTTTTCAATTTCATCCGGAGCCTCAATAAATGTGCCTCCGGAAGATCCTCTTGAATTTTGAACTGAAGAAACATTAACTTGCTGATTAACTGTTTCTTTCTTTTCTTCATCACGTTTTTTAGATTCTTTAATTTGTTGTTCTGTCATTTTATATAATGCTTTTGCCATTTCTTTATTATTGGATACTTCTTTTGCTTTAGTAGATGAATCAAGATCACTAATAGTCTGAGCTGGTGATAAATTGTCCTTTTCAAAAAAAGATCCAATATATTCGCCTGCCGAATTTCAAGCATTTTTAGCCTCATCTTTGATAGTATCTCTTGTCCCAATTATAGATTTTTTAATAGAGTCAAAAGATGGAAGCATTTCTTTAATAGAATCGAAAGAGGGAATTAATGATATTAGTCAATTTTTTAATGATTCAACAAGTGCATTTGCAGCATTTTGTATTCCTTCTCAAGCATTCTTAAGTTTTTCAACTATAGGAAAATTAAAAAAGAAATTTAAAAGATTAGAAAATCAAGTATTTAAGGTTGTTCCTATATCAGAATTTATTCCAAATAGATTTAAAATTCAATCTCCAATTCATCCTATAAATTCAAAAATTGGGGAAAAAAATCCAGTGGTCATGTTTATTAAGCCGGCCTTTATTTTTTCAAAGAAGCTTCCTTCCGTTCCGAAAAACCCAGTAAAAAAATCAATAATTGCCATTACGCCAGTAATAAATCATCCGATAACAGGAATTTTTGAAAATAGTTTCATAAATCCAATACTAAACCCTTTAAAAAATCCAGCAAAAATTTTAAACTTTCCAAAAAAACTATTAATAGAAACTAAAGCGTTATCAATTCACCCACTAAAAAATGCTCTTACTTTTCCAAAAAAATCAATAAAAAGTTTTCCAATTGAAGATTCCTTTAAAAGAGTAGTAACACCTCTTAAACTATTTAAAACCACTTTAAAAGGAATAAGAAAATATTCAATGACACCACCAATACCAGCAGCTATTCCACCAGTGATAGCTCCAAGTGCAAGACCTATAATAGCTAATGGGGCAAAAAAACCTCCATCATCTTTATTCTTTTCTTTAGGTTTAAACATATCTCTAATGCTTCATTTCTTAAAAATCTTAAAAATATTGCCAAGAGTTTTTGTTTGTTTCTTTTCTTCACTGAGCTCTTCATTATCACCACCAAAGAATGAAAAAAGTTTTTTAAAAGTTCCTGTAGTAATATCTTTTATTCCCGATGCTAAAGACTTAATATCTCCAATCATTGAATTTAAAGCGGACCCCATAATTTCAGTAGTACTAGATTGAATAGTACTAGAAACTTTTGAAAATCCATTTTTTATTTCATCTGGCATATCAGCTAATTTATCTCATGTCCGTGCACCAGATCTTGAAATAGCAAGCCCTATACCAGTAACAAAATTTTTAAAACTAAAAGGAAGTGTTGTAGTCTGTTTAACATCCTTCCTTACATTATCTCTTAAAGTATCTTTTTCAGCCATATATTTTCTCCAAATAAAAAGAGTCTAAAAAATGTTTTAAACACTCTTTAGACTCTTTATGAATCCTTTGGATCGATGTCCAAGTGAGTTATATCTATTTATTAGCTTTTAATATTTCATTTTCTTTTCTTTTGTCTCTAACTAATAAAGAGATATATGCCAGTCTTTCAAAATCAATAAGCTCACCAGATTCCACAATGCTTATATTAACATTTTTTGACAATTGATATTGCTCTTCTATAATAGAATTTAATGAACAATCCATTGTAAACAGTTTAATTATTGAAAAAAATTGTTCATGGGTAAAGAATGCTCATTTACTGTAGAACAATATGGGCACTTTGTTTTGATTGTTAAATCAATACCAAAATCATTTTTATCAAACCAATCTTTTAAAGTATCATAATCAGTACCCGGAAGATTTCCAACAAAATCCATTTTGTCTTTAACTGGAATATTTTCATCTACACCAGAAGGAGACTTAATAGATACAATAGATTGTGCTAAATTAGCAATAATCATTTCTACTTGCTTTTCAGATACAGAAAGTTTTGAATCAATATGAGAATATCCTTCTTCCTGTTTTGCTCTAGTAGGAAAATCAAGAGTCAAAATTAAAGTCCCATTTAAAATCTCTACTTCTTTAACTAGATTTTTTTTAGGTTTTTGAACCTTTAATTTATTTAAGTCAATAGTACTAATAATAGGGGAGTTACACTTTTCACATGTATGATTGTAAGAATGTTTCGAACCTTTAGTTAATTTTCTTACTTCAATAAAAAGATAATATCTATCTTGAAGAAGCAATTCTTTAACATCTTTATCAATTACGGAAAATCCTAGAATTTCATCAAGAATTACTTCTCCAAAAATAGGATCACTTTCATTTTCATAAACCAAAAGCTTTTTCATTTGGTTTGTAGTAATAGGTTTAATCTTTACTTGTTCCCCATTAGAAGGGAGTTCCACAATTTTTTCATACACATTTAAGTGCTGCTGAAAATTAAAAGCCATACACAAAATCTCCTTAATTAACCGATTGTCTCGTGTCTAATGTACTTTATTGTAACGTCGAAAGTACAGATATCTTTGGCACTATAATCCAAAGTTAATTCACCAACTACAGTAGGCCAAGCACCAATTAATTTCATTTTATGAATTGGGTTGCCCTCTGTATTAAGCTGCCAAATTTCTTGATCAACCATATAAACACTTGGGGCAGCATGAACATTGGTACGTGGATTATGAATAGTTTCATGCCATTTAAGCAAATCCTTTCTAATTTGAGCTTTGCTATCACATTTAAAAGTTACTGTCCAATCTTCAAAAGTATGTGTAGCAGCAAGTGGCATAATATTGCCTTGCCAATGTGCTTCAATTGGATCAATAGTAGATCCAGGCATACTTGAAGCATTAACCAAAAATTTTGTTGCTTCTGTTCCTAAAGTGCCAAATGGGTTATTCAAATGAATAACGAAAGTATATTGGCGAGCTAAATCAGCGTAATTGCTTCTGAAAGCATCGATATCGAATCCGTTAATAGCCATTTTAATTAAATCTCCTTGAAATAAGTTTCATATAACTATTTATAGTAAACCATTTCTTTCTTCGGGGAATAAACCATCTTCATCTAAATCTTTAGAACATTCTGCACAAATAAAACCCAATGTTGGCCCCATATATTTTACAGGACCCTGACATTCATAATCATTATTATTTTTGTTGTTAGTTATTTGTCTTGCACAAACGCAACAATAATGTTTCTCATTCATTTATTTCACCTTTGTTATAAATTCAGCAATACAGCCTTCATTTTTATCATATACAATACCAACAGCAGATTTGATGCCCTTTACAAATCCTTTGGAATAATGTCAAGCATCTGTCCCAGTTAAAGAGGGTAAAACTCTTACTTGAACCCCATTATAGGTATCCCCAGAAACATACTCTGTCATTTTCTTCCTATGCCAGTGTCCAATCTGATATTCATAAAACTCACATTGTCCCCAAGCCTCTTTAGCTTCGCGTGCCATTAGTAATGGAAGATTAGCATGTTTCTCTTCATTCCCATGACTTAACCCAATTAAAGTTTTACCATAAGCATAGTACTTTCTTAGTGTTGGATCATTATTAACATTAACATTCTTATCTAATCTATACCACGCTGAGAGAAATTCCCCAAGATAAAAACATGATGCTCTATCATGATTTCCTGGAACAACAATAACATCTACATCAGCAACTTCTCTACAGATATCAATAACTTCAACTAGGGTTTCTGATACTACTCTAAAAACCTTTGTCCATCTTGAATCAGAATCTTGTGGAGTACCGGCAGTGGTTTCATTTCTGATTCCATCAAAGTTAAACAAATCATTTCCAATAGGCATGAGAATCTTATTGATATTGAGATGAGAAGCCCTTGCTAGAAGGTCCCGGACCGCATTAATGTAATAACTCTTAGCAATCTTAATATCGTAAGATTCACCAGTTTCCATATCCCAAGCAAGTTTTGCAAAATGATGATCGGCAATGGCGATTTCATACATACAAGGTTTCTTTTGTTTTGTTTCACTTCTTATAATTGGTACATACTTTTTAGAAAGAAGATTATATTGTTCTTTAATGATATCTAATGTTATATCCTTAATAATTTTTTTGAAAATAACTTTAGATTGTTTGTTAGTATGTGGTGTAACTTCTCCAAGATCATTCTTGATCGGAGTTTCTCATTCGTTGTGAACAATAGAACTTATAGCTCATTGATCTGGACTTAGATTGAATTTCTTAAAGAGATCTTCATCTGTAAAAGATTCACCATCAATTTCACCTTCAAAGACATCAGATTCATCAGCTGAATTATCATTCATATTTCCATAGGAAAACTGTTCTTGACCATTTTCAAACTTTTCTACATGTCTATGAACAGTTCCTCAATCGATTCCAAGTTCTTTTGCTGTAGCGGATTTGTTTTTATTCAATTCAAAATATACTTTATAAATTTCTTCAGTACTATACATTCAACCTCCTTTAAACTTTTTTAAAATAGAAGAGGGAACTTAATCCCTCCCTATTTAGAATGAGAAAATCTTTACAGATTGCTTAGATGATAAATCTACCATTACGTTAGAACATGTAATAGTTGTTGATTCTCCAGAATCAAGTTCAATAGTTGTGTTGTCGTTTACTGATGTATTATCAATAAACAGAGATGGAGTGGTAAGAGTAACTGGGTAGTGAGTTGTATTAACAACATAAGCGTTAACCCTAATGTCTACAAGTCTATTTATTCCCTGGTTAAGAGCCTTCTTAAGATCATCATTAAGTCTAGTTAATGCAACCCCGGAAAGATTTATATATAGAGTCTTATCGTTATAAGTGAAATAAAATGGTGTTGGCATATCATCTACTCTTTTAAAGGTTAGTGGAATATCAACATCTACAAGCACTATATCATCAAAATTCTCTTTAACATGTTTAACATTTCTAACATTCATAAAATAATCATTTAAAGTTACTTCAAGAAAGTGACGAGTCTTATTGAACTCCTTTTCAGATGGCACTTCGAAAGCAAGCCGTCCAGGAACAAAAATCATTCCACTTTCTGGATTAAATGATTCAAGTGTATCAAGCTCAATCTTTGTGTTAATAACTTGATCACAACCAACCGCCATAAAGATAACAAACATTAGCAAAAACATAGCTTTCTTAAACATAATTTTCTCCTTTTATTCTAAACAGATTCCTCTAAACTCACACCAGTCGCAAAGTGTACTTTCTTTTCTTTCAAAATCTTTACAATTCTCTATAGTGTTAATATTCCATAATATTTCTCTCCAGGTTTCCATATGATTAAAATTTTTTAAAACATGTTCGTATTCGTGTTCAACATAGACATACTTACCAATAATAGACTTAGGGTTAAAGATCTTATGAGCAACATAAGCATACACATCTAATTGAAAAGTTGACTTGGGATATCTTTGAATATTCTCAACACTCTTTCCACCAGTCTTCCAATCTATAATCTCAACATCGAAATCATCAAACTGAACTAAGTCAATGAATCCTTTGAAAAGAGGGTTTAGATCATTATTAAAGGAAACTTCTCCATCATCAGTAATAGAAAATCGCTGTTCCAAAAGTTGTTTAAATCTCATTACATCTTGAAGATATGGTAAGAAAAACCTTCCTTTAACAAACTTTACTATATTAGAAAGTTCATGTAAATATTCTTCTTGAGATAATTCATAGAACTTTGGTTTAACAAAATTTTTAGTTGTTCTTTTGATTGAGTGTTCAATTAGTGAATGTCAAAGCTTTCCTTTTTCAAAGTGTTTGACTGTTTGTTTAACATCTGGTTTAGTAATATATCTTCATTCAAATTTTTTGGGACAATCTAAGAAGCATTCGATCTTAGATACTGAATATGGTTTAAATCTCATCATCTTCTCCAACAAAAATCCATTCTTTATATGTTGTTGACTTCCTACAAAAATCTTCAGCTTGTAAACAAAGAGAATCAAATCCAAATGCTCGTATGATTATATAATCAAAACTAGCATCCCCATATTTAAACACTTTAATTTTGTATCTTTTCATAAATTAAATTACCGGAAATTTGACTTCCATCCAATGAGTGGGCCAATCAATATAATTATCAGGTTTATCTTCTACATGATATTTTCGTTTAAAAATGTACTCCCGAACTATATTAGAAGTATTGGTAGGATCTTCATCTAAATTTATCAGAACTAAGTTTTGAGATGATGCAAAATATAGTAGTATTTGTCTTACATTTCGTCCAGGTAAAAAATCCCTAATACTATGCCAAATCATTCTTTCTTTTCTCCTTTTTGATTTCAATATTCCTCGTCAAATAAAATATGTTGAATCTCATTTACGTAGTACCCGCAATCATTACAATAATGATCAATCATTTTTCTGATCTCAACTCCTATTTCTTTAGAAATTTTAATGGCCTCATCATTATATGTTTCATATTCTTCGCGAAATAATTTCTTCACACATACCTCCTTATATAAATAGTTAAAAAATTAGGAGTTTATTATGTTGGATAAAACCCTCTCAGATTGTTTCGATATTGAAGTAGCAAAACAAGAACTTAAGAATATTAAAAACCAGTTGGATGAGGATGTAAACAATCCTAATGAAATTCTTCAAGGAAATATCGCAAGGGCGCAGAGACTTCTTGATAAAATTGAAGATGAATGAAGTGTTGGCACGACTGGAGCCACAGTTAAATTAGTTGAGATTGCTGCTAAATTAATTGATTGTATAACTAGTGCTGCTAATTCAATGATATCTAATGATGTATCATTAGAAACCACTAATCAAAAGCAAGAATTTTTGGATTTGAAAAAATTAGAATTTGAATTAAAGAAAAATAAAGATGAAAAGGTGTTACCATCCGGAGATAATAACACCTATACTCAAAATAATATTGTTGTTAGTTCAAGAGAAGATATTTTAAAACTTATGAGGTAGTTCTTTCCATTCTATCATAAGAAATTGTTGCACTACATTCAATATATGTTTCTCCATCTCTATAAGATAAAGTAACTGATCCTAAATCCATAGGAAAACTGTTAATTAGATTTAATTTTAAAATTGTTTTTCCAAAATTATTCATTACATTTATGTAAGCATCTGTTGTATAGCTCCGAGGGTGTTTGCTTATTACATCCTTATTATTGTTGATGTGAGTCATTCAATCAAACAAAATTCCTCAGTTTTTAAATTCTTCATCTAACATAAAATCAAAGGTGAAGTCAGTAAAAATCAAATTACTATCTACGCGCTTAGTATCTCATCCTTGCCAACTAATTGGTGTACTATCAAAAGACATACTTGGAATAACAACATTATGAATATTCAAAGTTAGATCTTTACTGTCTTGCAATGTAGTAGAAAACGGCAATACTGGAAAATGTAGTTGAAAATTATTTCCAGATGCAATATTAAATGATGTACATCCCATTATTCATCTCCTGGTATTAATTCGTATGAAGATATGATTTGATTATCGTCATTCATATATCCAGAAACATGCATAGTTTCATAAACTAAATCATTATTTTTCATTTCAAGAAAGATTTCTTCAATATATTTTCCATCTGTAATTGGTTGTAAAGCAAATGTATGAACAGTAAAATTCAACTTTCAATTTATATTTCTATAATCATCTTCTGGGATATCTGTTTCCATATCTGGAGAGATAGATTCTAAAATAACTTTACAATCAAAGTGATTATCAATTTCTGGTAAAGTTACTCTTGTCATTACATAAGGAGTAAAGTAAGGAATGATCTGTTCAAAAATCTGATCTATTTCGTTATGAAACAATGCAGAAATAGAAAGCTCATATTCAATAGTATAGGGAACCAATGTTTTATGATATTTGGTTCTATCACAAGACAGAACTTTCATATGTTTGTTAGTTCCTCTTTCATTAATAGCTGGCATAATGCTAACTATATATGCACTCATCATTGGCAGCTTTACTTCGTGTTTTCTTTGAAATAATCAATAATAAAACTTTTCCTTTGGGGCATATTTTAAAGGAACCTTTACAAATTCCCTTATAGATCCATCAGTATTATATTTTGCAATTTTAATATTGTTAAAAATGTTAAGAAATTGAATTGTTGTCTTTCTTAACGTATGGTAATGAAAAAATGTATCCATGTTTTATCCTAATCTAAAGTATCATATCCATAAAAAGTAGAATCTACACTATTACTATCAATTTTATCTGATTCTTCTTCAATATACTCATTGTCACCAAATGCAGAAAGAGGCTTAGTATCATATTCAAAGTTGATATCAGGGAAATCAATATTAGTTGGTGTATTGAAAATAATCTCATCTGCTGAAGAGCTTTGAGCACTATGTCTAAATGGTCTACAAATAAAATCTCAAACCATTTTCTTTCCATTAAAAATTTTAGATTCTGCACCAACATCTGTGAGTTCATACATCTTGTTGTTTCAAAGGGTTTTAATTACATCGCCAACTTTAGGAACATAGTCATATGAAACATCTCTTGAAAAAACCGATTTTGTCATCATCATTGCTGTAATAACGTCATCAGAAGAAAAACCAAAAGAGTTTAAAACTTCAGATTCATTTGTTGGCTCATAAACTATTTTTGTTCTAAACGGGCCATTTCAATTCATATTTGGATCTTCGCCGTATAAAAGATCAATATTTCCATTAACAGCATCAAGAACATAATACTCTATTGGAAATCCAGCAATGTCATTAAATTCTGAAGCAATAGAATCAAATAATTCATATTCTTGTTCAGGTTGTTCAAAATCTAAAAGTTCTCATTGTGGTTTAAAGTTTATATCTAAAGTCATAAATCTATTTATCCTATTATCTTAGCATATCCAGAAACAGTTTCAAAAAATGTTAGGGTTACTTGGTTTACAGATGTAAAGGTTATTTCATCAGGAACAATTTTAACATATGACCCATCAGAAACAATAACGTCAACCAATCTAGTATTTAAATTGTGTGTAATGGTTCAAGTTGTATTTGCACTTGCTTGGGTATGGTTATAAACTTTTACACCCGGAGCAAACTCAACAATAGATTCAGTCCCATTGTTTTTCTTTAAATAAATTTTTCCATCATATGTATTAACTGCAATCTCGCCTAGTGCAAGATCTGTTGTAAGTGGGGCTTTTCCACTTACAGAAGATTTTTTATGAATAATCGTATTTGCCATAGTGACTTTCCTTATGTGTTTGCTTAAAGAAGCAGGATTTTAAAGGGCTATAAAGATAGCCCAGTATTTATTTAGAATGTTCCACCATCAATAGTTATACCATCAAAGGTTGTTAAGTTTGTGATTGACCCACCAGTAATTGAAACAGCAGTAGACGCTTGAGTAGCTATTGTTCCAAGACCTAATGAGGTTCTTGCAGTTGAGCCAGATTCTACTACCCATGTAGACCCATTACCAACTATAAAGTTACCATCAGTAGATGACAAACCCGCAATTGTGGTGAGTTTTGCATTATAGGCTTGTACGTTTGTTCCAATTACTAAACCTAAAGTGGTTTGTGCAGTGGCAGCATCAGCATCATCAATTAAAGACCTACCAAAAGATGTTAATGTTGATAGGGCGGCAGTTGTCTCATTTGTGTAATAAGCAATTCTATCAGCTACAGGGGTTAATGCTCCTACAGAAGATAATGCGGCAGTTAAAGAAATAGTAGGATTCCCAGAAACACCGTCACCATTTGAAACAGAAACACCGTTTCCAGATGTTGAAATTGTTCTGGCAGAGAATGTACCACTTGCAGTACGTGTAACCATTCCATTTGTTGCTAAATTATGAAGAGCAAGAGCTTGCCCAGTCAATCCTACAGAATCAGCAGCAACAGCAATACCAGTTCCAGCACCAACATTTAATGTATTGCCATCTTTTGAAAGGCCAGTTCCAGCTTCAACAGAGCCTGCCCCAGAAAATTGGGTTCATGTAACTGAAGTTGTACCTAATGTTCCACCAGCATCAACAGTACATAACCAACCAGAATCTGAATATTGTGTTCCTTGCTCAACAAATACAAAGGCAGATATTAGTTCGTTTCAAATATTGCAATCTAAAGTTCTGGACCACGCACCCGCAGCAACAACATAAACACCATTTTGAGAAGAGGTTGTTTGACTTTTAACTAATACTCTATCCCCAGCAATGACAGCTATATCATCAATGGTTTGAGTTCCGGATAATGTAATGTTTGCCGTGGTAGCAACTTTTACAGAGTCCTTTGCACTGATTCCTTGAATAAGATTATCTACATATACTTTATTAGCGGCATCTGTATCAGCAGTTGGTGTAGCTAAGTTTGTAATTTTTTGAGAATTTAATGAAACCGAAGCAGTTGGAGAAGCCATTTGATCTAATCTTGATGTTCTTACTTGAGTATCAAAATCAGAAATCTTTGAAGCAGTTAATGTAGGAATATCAGTAGCACTAAGATTATCACCCAATGTAACATAACCACTTGCATTAACTGTTACCTTTGTAAAAGTACCAGAAACTGTTGTAGGAGAAGCAGTATAACCCAATCCCTTAACAAAGGCTGTAGTTGCAACTTTTGTTGAACTATCACTTGTTAATTGTGTTGGGGCAGTTACTGTGCCTGTGAAATTTTTTGTTCCAGCGATGTCTTGATTTACATTGTTTTTACTTACAAACGCCCCTTGGCCACCAATAGCCTCAATTGTTGTAGCAGAACCACCAGCCCCGCCAGTTCCTTTACCATAATAAAGAACGTCATCAGCTTCATTAAAAGCTAATTCAGCATTTTCTAAAGTAGAAGGAGCACCTATTGCCCCACCACTATCTCGTCTTTTAATTCTAATTGTGTTCGCCATTTATATTAATCCCCCTTAAAAGTTTCCACCATCTGATATTACTTCTTTTCTAATATTTTTTCATTTACCACTTTTGTATTGTATTAAATCACTTTCTAGTGGATTAACAATTTCAAAGTCACTTAAAGATCCCATGGAATTCTTAATTGATTTTATGTCTAAACCAACCGCTCGTGCGAAATTTATTAATGTTTCTTCACTTGTCATATTAACTCCTAAAGTTTAGCCTCTTCATATATAGAAACTAAATCAATATCTATTTCTGGTACATATAATCCACCCTCAATAGTTCTTATTAATCTATTTCCAGTATTTGGACTAACAAGAGAAGTGGATGTAATTGTTTCAATTGAAATTTCATAATTTTTCTCTTCTTTAATAATATCAATACTAATATCATTTGTTGTTAATCCAATATCAATATCATATTTATTATCTACAATACCTTCTACATTTACCTCAAATATGTTTCCCATAGTAAATTACCTTGTTATATCATTTATAACATTTCAAACTATTTCTGGAATAATAGTAAATGATCTTCCATCTAATGTAGTAACTTGAACATCAGAAAAAAGATTACCACCAGGAAGAGAAAGCTCTCTTCCCACGATATTAAATACACCATTTACACCATTAATAATTTCAATTGTCCCATCAGTTGTAGTTCATTCAGCAAGAACAACCTCATTAGGTTTTCGACTTCTACGGATTTGCATTTTTATTTCAGTCCCTGTTATATTCAATGGATCGCCATTAACTTTTACAGTTATTGGACCCATACCATTCCATCAATCACCTGATATATGTGTTGGTAATTCAATTTTTTCCATTTTAAATCCTTAATAGGTTGTTTTAATCCCTAGTGTACAATGACAAAAACCATTTCCTTTATTTTGGCATCCTTCACATGGATCACTTGAGCCAGAAGTGTAAAATCTAAACATTGGTTGATCTTCATAGGGATTATAAGGCTTTACTCATTTATAAATTGGAAATGGATCATTAATTTTTGACAAATCTCATGGAGAAATTTTAACATTTTCCTCTGGCTTTGAATCCTTTTTTTCAACATCTTCTTTTTTCTTTTCCTTGTAACAAAGGCAAGCTTTAGTATCTGGGCTTAAAGCCTTTCCACATAATGGGCAAATCCATCCATATTTTAGTTCCATTAACATATTCTCCTTTTACATGCTACCCATAAAGATTCCATAACCTTCATAGGCATAATTTGTATCTAATTCTTCAATTAATTTTTCCATCTCTTCTTTGCCTTCAGAAATAAGTTCGGGACCGTCTAACGTAATTCCAGTATTTCCTAATGAACCATACCCAGAAAACTTTCTTCTAATTTGACCAACCGTTGTTTTTAACTTTGCTAGCGAATATTTTTTAACTCAGCCTTCACTTAAGGACTGATCTTCAAAATCTTCATATGTTCAACCAGTAACAAAGGAGCCATCATACGCCATACATCTAACCAAAAGATATCCAGCAAAATCTCACGCTGTGCCATTGATTGTTCTTATATCCTTCAAGACGGGTGTAGGACTTAATTGAAGAATTTTTTTATGTCTAGCATATTTAAATGTATATTGTTCGGGCATGTATCGTTCTAATGTCTCGATATAATCCATAGCCAATTGATATCCAATTAACCCACCAGAACCCATAAATTGCTGAGGATCAATATATCCTTGTGTGTATAAGAAATTCTCGATGGTAAATAGAGTATTAATGCCGGTACTCCAAGTGTCTGATTTGAAGCCCAGAACGTCTGTAACATAAACGGGAAGAACATACTCACTTTGACCAGCAGATAATGGAATAGTAAAATAATATTCTTTAATAGCATTGCCAACTGCTCATTCCTCTCATTTTTCTAATGCATCGTCAATAGCATCATTTAAATGATCATCAGTCACTTCTACTTTGTTATAAGGATAACCAAGATCCCTTTTTAATCTAGCTCGTAATTCCGCTCTTGTCATAATATTTCCTCTAAACATAATAATGTGTTTTAATTATTTATAGAAAAAATATAATCATCCATAAAAAACAAAAATTCTTTTAGGATTCCTAAATTATTACAATAATTAGGATTCCTGAATCCTGCAAAAAATCAATATAATTATACACCATTTCTATGATTTTCCGGATAATTTCTTCTAAGTATTTAGATTTATTAGGAAAACTAAGAATTTGGAGGATTTCTAAGTTATTGATATAATTAGGCTTCCTAAAATCATCAAGAATCTTGAGTTTTCTGGACTTATTAATTTAGAAGGTGAGAATTTTGAATGTTTTTGAATTTTCTTTGTTTACAACCCTGGAGAAATAGGTTAGTTAATATATTAACTTAGTACGGAGGGCATAGATTAATATGTAATATTGATTGGGTAAACAAATGCTATGGTGAATGAATCGGCATTGACATCTTTAATTTCTTATAAATAATTAAAACAAAATTAATTTTATGGAGATTTTAACTCTATGTGTGTTGCCGTTGGCATGAAGATTAAAAACAAAAATAGCAAGGAACAATGATTTTTATATAAGATCAGGGACAGAGCTTATAAACCAAAATATTCTATCAAGTATTATTCTCATGATAAGACAACTTCAGCCTTTTTAATCGATGAATATAATGATTGAACTGAGGGAATCAATTCAAAAGGAATCATGCTTGTTTCTGTTGCTCTTCAAAATCATGAAGATAAGAAGGATGGGCAAAAAAGGCTATCTATTAAAAATCGAAAAACTAGTAGAAATGGAGTTATTCTAAGACAAGTTCTTAAAATGGATAAACTTCAAGATGTTGTAGATACATTAGTTGAAGAAAGATTTGAGGGTAATACTCTTGTTTCTGATGGTGAGAAGCTTTTTTGTTTGGAGATATTTCTTAATAATAAAACCAAAGAAGCTATTCTTAAAGATTTAGAAATCGACTCAATTGAAAATGAGGATGATGTTAAAGCTATTTTGTTGAAACATATTACACCAGAAGATTATGATGTTAAAGTCAAAGAAATTAAAGATGATGTACTAGTTGTAAGAACTAATCATGGGATTCTTTTAAAAGATGCTGGATATACTAAAGAAGATGGCGAGGGGTATAAGTCTTCTATAATGAGAAGAGATACGGTAATCAAAGCAATTGAAGATGAAAATCCAAATCATCCATTGGAAGTTTTAACATTACTTAAAAATCTCACATCAAAAAATTTGAAGAGAGATACTAAATTCTGTCCAATTAGAGAAAATCCTTCTCCTTATATTTCAACATCAGTAGTTTTGTTAACTCCAACGTCGTCTATGTACGTTGTTCCTATTGAATGTTCATTTAGTGACTCATCATTAGAGAGAGTTACAAAGGAGAGAGATGTTTCAATAACCATTCTTCCAAGAAAATTGAAACTTTTTGAAAATAGTATTGAAGGAAAAATAGAACATTATTTACTATCTTAAGGAGTTTATTATAATGGAATTATATACAAAATTAAAAGACATTATGTCCGAAGCAGTAGTAAGTCATAAACCATATTCAGAAATGACAAAACAAGAGTTTAAAGTCTTTCATAAGAAAAATTTTGAACTTAGAAACAAATGATCCTTAGATTATATTTATCTCTTTATTAAAAATTTCAAACATATATTCCCAGAAGGGGTTATTAATTTAAAGAAGGGAGATAAGGGATCTGCTCTAAAAGATCTTAAAGAAGATCAGATTCTTAATGCTTGAAGTTTTAATCAAAAAAGACCAAAAGAATATGAATTTGAAACAAGCGGTATGGGCAAAGAAATTTATGTTGATGGCTTTTTTATGAATGTTCTTGATTGAACAGCAGGATTTGCACTAAAAGATATAGATAGAAAAGCTGAACAAATTAGAGATATCATTATTAAAAGAATGGATAAAGAACTTATTGATGGTAAGACCCCATTTGATATGTCAATTGTTGGTGATTATGATGATCTAAAAGCAGAAGGATTTTTTGATACATATCCTAACTTAAAGTAGAAAGGGAGATAAATTTGTGGTTGTAGATAAAGATAAAATTGTAGATGACCTATTAAAAGAATATCCTATATATGATCTTGTAGCTTTTGATGAACTTAACATTTGCCAGAAGCTGCAAGATAACCCATATCAAAGTATGAAATTTCAAGATCAACTCATCAAGGAAAAGAACAGATATGAAGAGCTTGAAGAACTACAAGAAAAGCTTGTTGGTGAACTTTATCATAAATATCGATTTCATACTGAAGAAGAGCTAACAAATAAGGAAATTGAGAAATATTACATACCTAAAGACCCTAAATATTTAAAAATGAACGAAATTTTAAGAAAACAAAAAATAAGAATAGCATTTTTTGAACTATGTGTAAAAGGACTAGATAGACAATATTGGTCCATGAAAGGGTTCATTGATGCTAACAAGAGGATGTAGTGATAAAACTAAGAATGTGAGATGCTCTACACTTTTATGTAGACTGTGAAGATAGGGAGATTCTTCTTTCCTTAAAAGATTATTTTGCTGAATATGCCCCGGGATATGCTTTTAATCCAAAATTTAAAGTTGGTCATTGGGATGGTAAAATTTATCTTTTTAGTATCTATGAGAAGACTCTTCCGTATGGTCTATTAACTGAGTTTCTTGCTTTCTACAAAAAGAACTTTCCAAAAACAGAATTGGTGATCGAAGATTGCGTTAAAGATTTTCTAAGACAAGATTCATACTTTGATAATCTAGAATTAGAAAAATGTGAACCATGAGATTATAGACCATATCAAGATAATTGTATTAGAAAAGCCATTAAATATAAAAAATGTATTTTACGAGCAGCTACTAGTGCAGGCAAGAGTTATATCATTGCTGGCATAATTAAGAATCTTCTTCATTGCAAAAAAATTTCTAATGCTATTATTATTGTACCTACAACTTCTCTCGTAGAACAGTTTTATAAAGACATTCTTGATTATGGATTCTTTAAAGAAGATCTTGGTAGAGTATATTCCAAATTTAAAGAGTGGGATAAGAAGATAGTTATTTCTACTTGGCAAAGTCTACAACATTGCAAAACAAATGTTGAGAGATTTAACTGCGTAATTATAGATGAAGTACATGGGGCACGAGCAACCGCTATTAGAGATATTTTAAAGATTTCTTCTGCTGAGTATAGAATTGGCTGTACTGGTACAATGCCAGATGCTAGATTGGAAGTACTTAATGTTAAAAGTTATTTGGGTCCAATTGTAGTAGAAGTGTCAGCATCAGAACTTCAGGATCTTGGATACATTGCAAATAGCAAAATTTTAATGTATCATATTGAATATAATGATAAATTTAGCAAAGATTATTTCGAAGCAAAAGATGAGATTTTCAGAAATCCCTTCAGATTAAATATTATTACAAACATTTTAAGAGATGTAAAGAAAACCACGTTGTTGCTTGTTGGTAAAGTTGAAACTGAAGGTGAATTTTTAAAACAACATCTCATTTCACAAGAATTGTGTGATGATAATAAAATTGTTTTTATTTCTGGTGCAATGGCCACTGCGGATAGAGAAATTTGGAGACAGAAGATTATCCAAAATCCAGATAAAAAATTTATAGTTTTAGCGACCTATGCCACATTTTCGACTGGCATAAACATTCCAAATTTGGGTCACTTAATTTTTGCTGCTCCCTATAAAAGTTCTATTAGAATTTGCCAAAGCATTGGTAGAGTTTTAAGAAAACATATAAGTAAAGATATGGCTATTGTATATGATTTGGTAGACCACAGTAATAAATGGTTTCCTAAATATGGAGATATCAGATTAAGAATCTATGACAAAGAAAAATTTGAAGTAGTTGAGAAGGAGTTAAAAGAACCCTAAATGAAATTTAAAGAATTCATACTTAATGAGATGTTATCTAACGAAATGAATCTCAATGATAAAACAGATGATGAAATTTTAAGAATGGCTATTGTTGCGGAGCAAGATGCAATTGTCTTGTATCAGTTGATGTCTAGAAAAGTAAAGAACAAGAAAGTAAAAGAAGTTCTTCTTGATGTAGCAAGAGAAGAAAAGGTTCATATTGGTGAATTTAAAGGTTTACTTGAAATGTTGGATAAAGAAGATGTTCCCACCGAAGAGGAAGGGAAAGATGAAATAGAGGATATGTAATGAATTTCTATTCCTATATAAACGAAAAATGAATAACAATTAATGGCCGGCATGTTCAAATAGATAAAAATGGACATATTTTAAAGGGGCTTGATGATGATCTAATTGGTAAACATCTAGATGATGTTCAAAAGCATTTTGACAATATAGATAAGCCGTCTACTGAAAAGAAAAGCGAAGGGGTCCAAGAATCTGACAAAAATAAACATCATTTGAAAGAAGTAACTAAAGACTATTATAATTCATATAAGGAAAAAATAAAGGCCGCTCATAAAAAAGGAAAAGCTCATATTGCTGCTAAAGTTGATTTTGATGATGTTATTGAAGATAAGGGGTTTGTTTCTACATCTTCTGATGAAACACGAGCAATAGGATTTGGAAGGTCAAGAGATTCCACAATACTACAAATACACGTTCCAAAAGGATCTAAAGCAATGTCTGTAAAAGAATTAAGTGGTTTTGCAGCAGAAGAGGAGATTCTTCTTAACAAAGAATCTAAATTTAGAATCCTTAAAAAAGTAGGAAACAAATTACATGTGGAACTGATAGGGGATTAAATGATGAGCGATATAAATGAAAAATTAAATCACTATCTTCAAGAAGAAAAAGAGAAGAAAGAAAAGGATAAGAAAAATAACAATAAATTTGTAGATGATGGTGAAGGTTTGATAGTTACTAAGTTTAAGAAAGCACAAGAAAGTAATAAATAGTTTTATTACACTGAAGGAGACATTCTTTAAATGAGAGAACTTTTAATTGAGAACCATATATGAAAAGATCAAGAAGGAAAAGATAAATTTCTTACTAAGGAAAAGAAAATTACTAATGAATTCTGAATCAATTTTCTAGGATTTTTGGGCCTTTATGCAAAATATAAAGATGATATCAAACTTATTCAATATTTTAAACAATCATCAGTTAGACTTGAAAAGATAACTGATTCTGACACAGATTTAATGGTAATTCTTAAGATCATTGATGACAAGAAGGTTATTCCTGATATGACAATGACAAAGATTACCAAAATGCTTGCCAAGATTAAAACCGGAACATTAGGCGGTCTTGATGAGAATCTTGTTAGAACTGAAATTATTAAAAAAATCAAAGTTAGTTCTGTATATCCATACCCACAAATTTCAGCATTAATTAAGGATTTCGTAAAGGGTAATAAGACACTTGCTGATATGCTTCCAGAGCTTTATAATTTGGCCCTACAAAATAAAAGAGCTCATGAATTTAGAGTTATGTATAAGAGGCTTGCTGGTGTTACTGATGGCACCCAGAGCTCACCAACAACTAATGTAATAGATCCTAACACACAAACTCAGACAGTGTCTCCTGTTAAGTCTGCATTAACTGGAGCACCAAAACCCGATCCAATCCCTGTCAAAACTTCTGTTATTACTGCTTCTCCTACAGTTACAAAACAGGTAACATGGAATGACATTGTTGCTTTTATTGGTTCTGATAGAGCATCTTATCATGCAAAATATGCTATATTAATGTATATGTACGGCAATAATTCTTCTATTAAGGAAGTAATTCAAAGTTGCGCTAAATTTGGAATTCCTGCAAGTCATATTGCGTATACATTTTCATATGAAGATCTTGCAGCTTTCTTTTTTCACCCAATACCTGCCACTATTAAACAAGAATTTCCAAATATAGAAACCTTATTTACACCTATTCTTGGTGATATTTCTAAAGTACCCACCTTCTTTAAAGATTTTATTTTGGCTGATGATTATAGACGATCTTTTGGTAGATTATTTTTATATTCTAAAATGGATAGTATGAGTGATTTGTATTCTATGTATCTTTTTGTTAATGATATTGAAACTTTCATTGGAGATACTATAGGAAGTTTAGCTAGAGCTGGTGTTCCACAAGACTTTTTAGATAAAACATTAAGTAATATAAGATTTGTTTTTGATAGAGATTTTAAGAATGATAGTACTGAAATACTGAAATCTATTATAGCTTCTCATAGTCTTGATACTGATAAGTTTTTATTTTTCATTTATAGTGATACTAAGTTTCCTATTTTTTCTTATATTAAAAATGCTCAAATTGAATATCTTCCAGAAGAAGATTTAATTGCATTTATTGGAAAGGATAATACTCCAGCAAAAGATCTTGCTAAAAGATTTATAACGTTAACAAATAAATCATGTGATGCATATAAATGAGCAGATTCACGATTAACATTTGCAGATAAAGTTGCTTCTGGCCTAACATTTGCTATGTTAAATTCCGACATTATTGACGGAGAATCAAAATGAGATAATTTTTACAAATCTTATTTACAAGATACTGGGTTAGATATTAAACAATTTATGGAAAAGTATGGACTTAAATATGATGATTTTTTAAATGAAGTTAAAAGTGATCATAGATATATGTCAAAATATATTATTTTAGCTTTTTATCTATATGGAGAATATAGATTAGATAACTCATATCTAATTGAAGATTTAGTATTCGATACACCTTCAAATTTTAAATGATTTCCATATTATGGCGCTTCAAAGTATGAACAATTTTTGGCATTTAGATGTTTAACTTATTTTGCTACAAAAGGCAAATGAGATGATTTTAATAAGCTTTTAAATCATATTTCTTCTAACACACAACAAAATTCATTGAGTGTTTATTCATTAAGTGATGAAACAGTTGTAAACACATTATTTAAAAATGTGCCTGTTGGTTCTACAGAATATTATTATTTAATAAAACTTATAATTAAATTGATTGGTGAATATATTCCTTTTAGTTTAATTAGAAGTTTTAATGTTTCTCTTGATTTTATTCTTAATAATACAGAGTTATTTGTTAATTTAGATAGTGAGAATCTTGGTCACTCTAATTTTAGGTCATTTATTGAATTATTTCGTGATACAGATTATGATCTTTCCAAAAATGCAAAAGTTTTTAAGGCTATTGATGAAAGAATTGATCAATTGAATTCAGACACTGAGTATAATTATTTTTCTGTGGCTATATCATATAAACTTAATAAGCCAACATTACTTGCATTTAAAGATAAAATTTTAACTCATTTAAAAAACAAGCTTTTGGCTGGCGGTAAAATTAAAAGCATAGTTTTAGATCTTAATTATATGGCAAACCTAAGTATAATAACTAAGGATGAAGCAAAAGAACTTTTTCAAACATCTACTAAAAATAATAAAGCTCGACTTTTTAGTGTATTAGATGATTTTGGTTCTTATGATTCCGAAAAGTTAAAAGATTCATTTCTTTTGGACTTTATTTCTGATAAAGATACTCTTAAAGATTTTCTTACAAGATCCTATATGAATTCATTTCTTTTAATAAGACTTGGAGACCCAAATTATTATACATCTAAAGAAGCAACAGATGTTATCTCTCAGTATCTTGATAAGAACTCATTCTATATTGGAAAGCTTTATGATGATCATGGAGTTGATGCTCTTGTAGAATATTTTTCAGATCCGGATGTAAGTGGAATTTGGGATAAGATTTCATCAGGTAAAAGACTTCTTAACAAAACCAATAGTCTTGAATTTATCATGTTAGATATGCTTTCTAGCAAAGATAAAATACAAAATCTTGATAAGTTATTAGATGCATTTCCAGATAAAATTAAAAATAGCTTAGTAAATACTCTTAAAGAGCAACTACTAATTTATCCTCTTTTAAATGATATTTATGTTTCGAATAACCCACTAAAACCATTTACACAATTGACACCAAATAGAATTAAAACCTTATTAACCTATAATAACTTTGAATTTAAAGGTGCAATGTTAAGAAAGAAACCTCGAGAATCCTGGGCCTCTTATTTTGAGAGAGTAAGTGATGTTTTAAAGAGTGATGCATTAATTCCAGATATTAAAATCGATAAAATTGAAGAAAGTCAAGATCAACTCAATGAGAAGACAGTTGAATATTCAAAATATTATAATGGAATGCATGGTTCATCAGCAGTTGAATTTCTTGAATCATTTAATGTTAATATGAAGTATCCTCAGTTTGAAGAGTTTAAAACCAGATTTGGAAATGATAATCTCATACCAGCATTTCATGCTTCGGGATTAACTGCTTCTAACTTTATTTTAAGATTTGGATTTACTGTTATTCCGGCCAACGACTCTTCAACTGTTGGTAGAATGCTAGACATCCACAATATGACATTAGTAAAAGCAAAGGCAGATGGTGATGCTATAGAAAAGACTAATGATTATGTAGAATATTTGGAAAATGGATATTTTCCTATAGATTCTGGTGCAGCAAATACTAGAGCTATAGTAAACTATCCTTCAGATTTATATCACAGAGCAACTATTAGTACTGTTGGCGGTATTTATGTTTCTAATGTTATTGAGAAAGTTGCTCAATATCTTGGTGATGAAGGATTTAGTCGTAAAGAAGGAACTATTGGGACTATATATGAATGTGAGGTAAATCTTGGAGCAAAAGGTCTTCATTATCATGTTGCAGGAACTGGAACCGATTCTATTAGATCTCCTGAATGAGCACTTTGCTGACCACAAGCGCAGATTAATATTGTTAAAGCACACAAAGTAAAGTTCACAACAAAATCATATGTGAATAAACTTAAAAAGCAGTATCCCCATGCTATTAAAGAAAATAAGTATTTTAAATCATTTGCAGATTTTCTACAGGAGCAAGAAATGATTAAATCAAAAAATGTTATTACATTTGTTTTTCATCAAGGATTAGTACCAACTCATAAGGAAATGATGCCTTGGCAAGACTTTGAATCTAAGATTATTAAAAAATCTAAAAAAATGTATGTAGATTCTAATCAGTTTGGAATTGGGGTGGTCTTTCATACAGAAAGAGATTTAGATGGTGTTATTCGAGTACCATTTACTGATGCATTTATGACAGATGACCCCGAAGGTTTATATTCACAATTTCTAATGCTATTAGATGAATGTAAAGGATAAAGGAGCGGGGAGAGTAAACTCTCCCCTTTATTATGACACAATTTATTAAATTTTTGAGAATGGATCTGAAAAGTGGTGAATCTGAAAGATCTTATTTTGGAAAAGAAGCTGCGGGTGCTATTATATACGCTAAGAAAGAAAAAGCATTTTTAGTTCTTCAAAGACAAAAAGATACAATAGACGGATGAAAAACAGTCAAAGAAGCAGGAACTTGAAGCATTGTTGTTTCAGGAAAAGTCGATGATTATGATAAATGACCAAAAATAACAGCCAAAAGAGAATTTAAAGAAGAACTGCGATATAATGGCCCCTTTAAAATTTCAGAAAAACCATTCGATATTTTTGAAGATGGTAGTTTTGTTTTTACAACATTTATAATAACAGTAGATGAAATTTTTGAACCTAGACTAAATTGAGAACACTCCGATTTTAAATGAATTAAATCTTTTGATGAAATTCCATCACCTATTCATTTTGGAAGCAAAAGACTTCTAAAAAAATTAAAAATTAAATTTAAATTATAATGATACATATATGTCTCCTTATATTACGTAAGGAGACATATATAATACTTTTTTATAAAATGTTATTCGTATTGGTTATTGCTTGTGCCAGATCAGTACATCAGCTGCGCCTTTGAATACTTTCCATGCTTTAGATAGTCTACGAAGAAACCCACCTCTTCCTATAGGCCGAGCCAATTTCCACCCGTCTACTGTTTCAACCTGCGTGTTCCAGTGTTTTAGTGAGTCTGCTGTTATTTCGTTGATTCATTTTAGCATATTATTTTACCCTTTAAAAATACTATCTATTACAGCTTTGAATAGGTAGTCTTTTACTCGTTGTTCAATGGGAAGTTTTTCATATGGAACCATACATGGATGTGTTTTCTTTTCAGCATCTTTAACCTCTCCATACACCCAACCATATTTTTCTTTATGTTCCATTCAACTCTTATGGGAATCTTCTGGCGTGGCATTTGGAGATTCTAAATGAAATTTAACTCCAGCGATACAAGATTCCTTTTGCCAATCTGGTGCTTCATCTCAATTTCCACAATGAGGATGCTCATATACCTCACAAAAAGCAGTGTTTACATTATGAGCAGTTTTGGCAGCCAAATCTATTAATCTTTCATTAGTCATAACAGTAGTATTCATATATATCTCCTATAATTTTACTTCACCAGTCTCAGCATCAACAAGTTCCTCTTTAAGTTCTTCATTGATTGTGCTATAACCAGTATCTTCAAGAAACTCATTAAGTTTATTAAGCATATCATCATTGATCCATGCTTCAGCTTTTAATTCGCCCTGAACCTTTTCGTTTGTAATAGTATTTGTCATCCACCCAGCCCCGGCCTTGTCAATATACCCAGCCTTGATTGCAAGTTCCACCATTCCTGCCTTTCTCTGAATTCCGTCAGTATAATTAATATCAATAATACATTGATTAAATGCTGGATAAAATCTATTTTTTAATGTTGTTGCAGTTACCAAATTTCCAATTACATTTTTATCTTTATCTATATTTTTTGATTTTTTTAACTGAATTATTGTGTCCGGGGCCAGGGCGGCAAATTTACCTCCCCCTATACTTTCAGTTGGCCCATATGACGCCCCCGGATTACCATACATATGCCCAGTATAAATACCAATAGATTTTTTCTTTTTGATTAAATTAAGCATTAATTTCAATAAACGCTTAATTCTTTTTTGTAAACCACCTTGATCTGCTTTTACATCACCGGAAGTTGCATCTGTAAGAAGCTTTTCATTTTCCAATCCACCAAGTGAATCCAAAATAATGATAAACTTTTCATCATCAGAATCAATAAGCTGAGCAATAGTAGCACATACATTATCTACAAAAGGCTCATAAATGTAAAGCATATTATCGGGGTCAAGTCCCCATCGCTTTACGAAATCACCCGTTCATGCACCCTCAGAATCTATAACAATAGGAGTGTATCCTTGTTTTTGAGCATTTGCAGCGCAAAGACATGAAAAGGATGATTTGAACGAGGCCTCGACCCCCACGAGGTAAGTTAAACTTTTTTCAGGAAGACCTTTAAAAAGATTTCCTGTTAAAACTCGGTTTAGATCATAACTTGGAGTAGGAATTCACTCACTAACATGTGCAATATCTGATTCTGAAAGAATCGAAACATGAATACCCTTTGATGCTTTCTCAATCTTCTTTTTTAGATCTAATAAACTCATTTACATCTCCTTCTTTTTAAAAACACAAAAAACATCTTTCTTTTCTACAAATTCATATTCATTCAAAAACATTTCTTTTTCCACTTCAAAAAGTTGAACAACTTCAAACTTAGTTGCATTTTTATTTTCTTCAGTTTGAATCATTAGAAATACAGCTTTATCGCCAACTTCATGATGTTTGCCATATACAGATTTTCCTTTAAATGCACTAACATTCTTTTTAGTAATAATATATTTAAATTCTAACATTTTACCATCTCCTCCACATCCAAATCTTCAAGAAAGTCGCCCATATTCTTTGTCTGAAGAAGTTCTCTAAATGTTTCGAAACATTTATCTTTTAGACAAACAACTCTAGCTTCATCACCCATTAAGAAATTTGGTTCTGATTTTTCTTCAACAAACTGAATATAAAAATTATCAATTACAGTTGGCTTTACGCCCGTCTTTTCAAAAAGAAAAAATACAACATCAGCAATAATAAAAGCTTCATCAACTTCACAACTAAAACTTACAAAATATTGTCCACTATCTACAGTGATCATCACAAGATCATTTAATAAAAACATAGTTAAAGATTCTTTATTAAGAAAAGCATCATTTCCAAAAGGAATGATTTCTGAATTATTTACCTCTTCCCAAAGATCTTCCAAAAGCTCTAAATCTGTTGCTACCATTTAATTCTCCTCTTTAATTGAACTATAGCCATTTGATTTTACTATAGTCATTCTATTATCAAATGTAAACGAACTAACTTCTTTTCTATGTGAAATAATTAAACAAGCAAGATCATCTTCAGTTTGTTTTACTTTTACAATATTCATGAGATTTTCAATTCCCTTTACATCTACTGATGAATCAAGAATTTCATCAAGAATAAGAATATTTGGTAAATTTTTACATTTAAGTTTTGAAATATCATACAGAGCAAATTGAAGTGCAAGTTCTAAAGATTTTTTCTCACCACCAGATAAACTATTTGCAGTAGCATTTGAAATTCCTGCACCCTTAATTTCACAATCAAGCCATCCATCTAACTTAATATAGAAGCCTACAGCCGCTTCCGAAAGGTAATGGTTAGCTCTCTGGTTAATGATAGGTACTAGACTACTAATGGCATATTGCTTAATTTGATCGTCACCACAGAGCCTCTTCAGGAAGCTGTAGTAATCTTTTAGAAGACTAATGTTAGTGTTCTTTTTATTGAGTTCAACATTTTCACTCTTTAAAAGAGTAACTTCAGCAATAGCATTTCCTTTATATTCTTCAAGCTTCTGAATCTGAATTTTTCTTTCTTCAATTTTTTCAGATTCTGCTTTAATCAGAGCAAGTAAAGGTTCTTTATTAGATTTTGATACAAGTTCCCTCATTTCCTTTAATTGAAGTTCTTTTGCATCCAAAGAACTTTTATATGTATCATATGTATTAGTAAGTTTCTCTTTAGACTTCATTAGCTCAGTAAATTTTTTGTTTATTTCAACAGCGTTCGATAACCTTTCAATTTCTGAACTGTAATATGTGAAATCCAAATTCTGTTGTTTGATATTATTATATTTTTCGATAATATCTTTTTCTTTGGAAGTAAGCTCAGATAGCTCCTTTTGAATGCGCTCTTTTTCTTGCGCTTTATGCTTCCTAAGCGATTCATTATCCATTTTCGAACCACAAATAGGACAGTTATCAAGGTCCTCATATTCGCCCTTCTGGGACACTTTACGAAGGTCATTATTTAATGAATCCTTCTTAATTTTAAATTCAAGTGATTCTTGATAAAGCAAATTTTCAAGGTCTTTATCTTGGGTTATTCCACCTAATTTTGTCTCACACTCTTTTAGCTTATCTTCAGCATCATTTGTGTATGGATTAGATTTAATCTCTGACCTGTTTTCAGATAGAGAGATGTTGATTTTTTCTACAAGATTTCTAACATTTGCAATATTTTCTTCTAAGTTAGAAATATCATCATTTGATGGTGCATCATCAGGAATTTCTAATAGTTCTTTGTTTAACCTATTTAGTGTATTTGTTGAAATATCAATAGAAATAATATCATTATTGTATTTTGAGATATTTGATTCTAATGATGAAATTCGTTCTTCATTTTTTGACATTGCTGTTTTATTTTCAAGAACAGTGTTATCTATGCTTGAGACTTTTTTATTTATCTTATTCTTAATATCAGAATATGCTTCAAGATTAAAGATGTTTTCCAAAAACTTTCTTTTTTGAGCTTTAGGAATATCAAAAATCGAAACAAAGTTATTTGGATTATAATAAAATAAAGAAACAAAAGTTTTATAATCAATTTTTAAAATTTCATCTTCTAGATATTTTTGAAAATCAACAACAGATGCCATTTGTTCTATTTCAACATCATCCTTAAAGATCTTTAAAATATTTGGTTTAATCCCTCGTTCGACACGATACTTAATTTCATCAATAGTAAAAGAAATTTCAACATAACATTTCTTTTTATTTTTCCAGTTAAGAATCTGATCTTTTGAAATATCTTTGATTGTTTTTCCAAATAAAGACCACACAATACTTTCATTGAGTCCAGACTTACCTGCGCCATTTGATCTTGATGTATCTTTGTTCTGACCCGAGATTAAAGTCAACCCTGAATTAATCTTGAAAGTAGATAAAGTAGATCCATAAGATAGAAAATTCTTAAGCTTAAGTTCTTCTAAGTGAATTATAGACATTCATGTTTCTCCATATCACCCTCTAAAAATCTTACAGTTTTCCCTTGAGATAAAGCATAATAGATTTCATCACAAGTAGAAAGACCAATATAACCATTTGGATTAATAACAAAAATTTCATCAGACATATCAATCTTACGGAAATGAAGTTTATCAAGCATTTTCTTTAATGGACTTGACATATTCATTCCCTCAGAATGTCCAAACAATCCAACACTAAATACAAGATTTCCTTTTAGTGTTTCTTCTCTCATTACATCTTCAAATTCCTTGCGAAATTTTGTAGATCCACACAATGTAATAACCTTCATTTAATTCTCCTTAAAAAACACTGAATTGTTTATATATAAAGATCGCAATTCCATAAGAATAATTCCTAGGTGATTATGCTTTACTTTTAAATTTTCACATTTTATACATTTACACATCCCTCAAAAGTTGTCATGCCATACATTTCCCTCAATTAGTATAAATGGATGTGTTGCAATAAGTTTATCTTTAATGTTTTTATTAGCTTCAAACTTTTGAAATATAATATCTCTCATAATTTGAATCTTTACTTTATTCCAATCTTCCCTTAATGATAGTCTTTGGCCCAAATCTTTGGTAAGGTGTGGAGTAGGACAATCTAATATCCATTTCTTTTCTTTTGGATCAAGAGTTTTAGAGGCCTGATATGCATGCTCAGCTGTTTTTCAAACAATGCCATCATAAAGAACATATGTAAAATAAAAATTACTTAAAAATACATAATCTCCTTTAAAACTTTCAATCAAACTATTTTCAAATATATTAGAGATAGTAGACATTGAAAGTTACCTCACTATCGCCAAACACATATTTGAGTTGTTCCCTTACTGCTGGCCAAGATAGTCGGTCTAAACCACAACCAATTCTAGGCATAAAAACTTCTGTAATGTTGTTTTCCTTCATAACTTGGGCCATGTTTTGTAGAGCAAAACACATTGATTCATATGAAGGTTTCCCACAACTACGTTTTTTTGTTACTATAGATAGTTACTAATTTCAATGAAGAACAATGAAATTAGCTTTTTGGACTTTGGGAACTATAAATTCCCAAACGGGCAATATTGATTGATGCATTTCAATCTGCATCAATCTCATGTCCACAGTGCAAACACCTGAAGCCTTCGCCTTGGCGAGACCCAGGATCTACACATCCGCATTGTGAACATGTCTGCGAAGTATAAGCAGGATTCACCTTCGTGAAATGAACATCGTTCATTTCAGCCAAGGATTCCAATTTGCCCAGTACTGCTGGGTAAACCCAGCGTTGCATCTTGTTCATAAAATTAGTACTTAGTTTAGTTTTATGTTTTAGGTTCTTGAGGTCCTCGACAACAAGCTCTTTGACATTAGAAAGATTTAGAGAATTACAAATTCGATTCGTTTCATTGGTCCTATGAATCAATGCTCTCTTGAAGGATTTGGAACCTTGCTTTTTGTTTGAAATGAATTTGTAGATTGATTCCATTTCGGAACCAAGAAATGTTCCATCGGAACAAGACAATAATTTCTTATAGCCTTGATCAATTCCAAGAACAGAACCATTGGTCTTTAGTTTTGGAGCTTCTTTCTCATAGATCAATTCAAGATTCATGACATTGTTCTTTAGTGTCAATCTAACTGAGTTCTTGCGTTTCCAAGACTCAAACTTACGACTATGCTTGTGATGCTTGATTGGGACATTGATTGTAATAGCTCGTTTCTTGTGTTCATGAAACAATGGAGTCTTGATTCTAACAAATTCATCGAAATGAAGTCCATATTGAAAATCAATCAATCTTAAATCTAGTGTTATTGAGAAATTCTTTAGATCTGGTTTACTAAAGAACCTAGATTGATGAATTGGTTTGAGGTTCAGTTCACTAAATCTCTTATCAGTGAAAGAACAATGCTTATTTGCACTAATGCACCTATGGAACAATTTCTTGTAATGCTTGAATCGTCGATTTGAGGCTTGTTTGTATTGAGAACGAACAATTTCAGATGCTGTCTTGTATAGAATTTGTTTCCATTGGGAGTGAGTAATGATCCCTGAAGGCAAGTCCTTGGATGACATGAACTTGGTCAGTGGCAATTGCCCCGAAATGATTAGATCTATGTACCAAGACAAATCTGTTCTGAAGTCGTCAAACAGCTGGTTCAAGACTCTCGTCTTTGAACCAGTCTGATACTTCAAAATGTGCTTGGATGATCTAATCATTGGAAATCCTAATTTTAATATTATATATAGAAAACAAATTTTGTTTTTGACTAATTTTATAATTTCAGGAGGAAATTAATGAAAAATTCATTAAAACATCAATATTCTTCATTAGAAAATGAATCTAAATATAATATTGGTATGTTTCTCCTTCTTTAACAAAATCCCATCCATTATTGTGAATTGTTGCCATTTCTAATCTCCTAAATGTGAAAGGGTTTGATAAGAAAACCCTATCAAACCCTTTCATACTTGTAAACAGTTATTTTACTCAGACTTCATATTTAACATTGGTGTTGGCATGTTCCCTGCCATATATGTTGGCATGATCCCGTTCCACTTTTCAATACGCTTATATTCTACTAGGTTAGATGTAATAGATGCACTAAGAATCTTGTTAGCTTCGGCTTGTGAAATTGCGACCAACTTAATGGATTCGGCTTGGCCTTGAGCTTCTGCAATCTTCTTTCGTGCTTCTGCCTCTGCTTCACGAAGTTGATTTTCTGCTCTCTGTGCCGTTTGTGTTGCCTCAATCTTAGCATTAATGGCACTAATAACAGTTTCTGGAAGTCTTAAATTGCCTACAAAAGAAATCTGTTCAATGATAATACCAATTGGTTCAACTTTAGCCTTTACAATATTTTCAACTTCTGTTCTAAGTTCAGATTTTCCTTCACCATAAACAAACTCTACAGGGCGATTAGATGCGACAGTTGCAAAGGCATCTCTTACAATGTTTCGTAGGTAAATATCAGTAATTTCTTGCACACCCTTACGATACTTCTGAAAAATTACTGATACCTTAGTAGGATCAATATGATATGCAATACCAATATCAGCATTTACTGATAGTCCTTCCATTGTTTGGAATGTAATTGATTCATCTGTTTCAGAACCCTCTGTTACATCGGCAGTCCAAACATAGTTTTGAGTAAATGTTGGGAAAATATGTAATTCCTCATTCCATCCAATCCAATAACGACCAACCCCAAGTTCTTGACTATCTACGCCTTTATCACCGCCAAGTAGGAAAACCTTTACACCAACATGGCCAGAAGGAACACGCTCAAGGCATCCGGTACACATAAACATCATCAACATTAGACCCACAAGCAACATAATCTTTTTCATTCTACATTTCTCCTTTGGTAGCTTTTCCAATCATTTCTTTAACAATTGGGATAATTTTATATTTAACAATAAACACTAACGCAATAGGAATAATCAACCCAATAACACAACCCAAAAGAACAAGCTCAGTATGAGCAGCAGATACAAGATAGGGTAACACAAACCCAAAGTTTCCTACCAAAATAAAAAACACAAGAACAACCCAACAATATAATTTTAACATTTTTCCTCCGTTAATTTTTACCAATCGTGAGTGAACCCGAAATATCCACTTTCAAGAATTTCTTCTTTTAATCTATTTAAATCTACGTCCATATAATCATTTTCTTCAATTGTTTGAACAACTTCAAGAAATTCAACTGTTCTATATCTATCATATCCAAAATCAGCATACCATTCTAAATCATTATTATCAAGCTCTTTAAGTGATATGTACCATGGATGGATTGGAAAAATGTTCCCAATTCTTTCAAAGGTAGCCCATCTATCTTCAAGAGAAATTGATTTGTTTTTAAAATAACCAATCAAATAATCTTTAAGATCCTTTTCAAATTTTAAAAATTTACTAATCTGGTCGTTTAGTTCATCAACATTATCAATAACCATTTATCCCTCCTAAAGCAACTATACATAGATCCCAAGAAAAGGTAAACAATTTCTTACAAGTTCAGGTTTCACATTTCCATTAAAGTGTTTTACTGTAATTCCAATAGCTTGCATTGGAGACTTCAGACTTTTGAAGTCAATAGATGTAAGAAATTCAATAACTTCTGATTCTGTAGCCATTTTTGGAAGAAGTTCCTCACAAAGGACAATAAAATCAATGGCTTCAAAATACTCATAACCATCTTTTTTCAAACTTGGAAGAGTAATTTCCTTCATTGATGAGTAAAGATTCTTCATGATCTTGATAGCTTCAGAATCTTCAACAATCTTTTCCTTGTTTTTAGCCACTCTTTGAAACTGCCCAACAAGAAACTTGATGTTGTTCCTACGGATAGTCACGCCTTCTTTGGCAGTATTAGCCAGTTCTTTCATTAGGTCATTTTGAATAGTCATTTTATCTCCTTCCTTTACACATTCTTCTAAAGTTTCGTTTCTCTTTTTCTTTCAAAAATCTTTCTTGTTCATCAAGTAAATCATCTTTATGAAACTTCACACATTCATTTATTTCTTCTGTTTCAAATGAATCGTCTATTTTAATCGTTATACATTCAGATTCAAAAGGAATATTACTTTCACACATTATACATGCTGTTGTATCAGTTCTCATTCCACCAACATTATAGTAGCATCTTCCAAGCGGTGTGTGGATTATAATAATCTTTTCAATCTTTGTGGAGTCAGATGTTCTATCCATTACCACCACCATGTCTTCCAATATTTTCTAATATACATTTGAAGAAGTTCAACATCCGCATCTTTTCTTGCATTTTCAATCTTAAATAATCTAAGGGATTCTGTTGCTTCAAGATCATCATCTTCCTTAGATTTTATATTTGTTCGTGTAATACATCTAGGGCTATCTGTAAATTCTAAATCCCCCCATTTCTTATCATGGAACATAAAAGTATTTTCATGATAATACCAATCATCTTTTAATCGTCTACAAAGTTCTTTGCAAATCTTGAATCTCTTTACTTGTTTTTCAGATCCTACAACAAAACATGCATCAGAACTCCACTCTTTTTCATAGTGTTCAAACTTCTTTTCGAGAAGAGCAAACATATATGCAAAATCCCAATCACGATCACCCCAAATAACTGGGAACCATCGAATTAGGTTCTTGATTCCATATTTAACATCGTAATACTTATCTCTAATTCTTTTATATGGGTAAACAACATAATCATCAAGTAAACATTCTAAATCTTCAACCAAATTTTTAAAATATTTTTCCATATATAAGTCCTTTTAAATAAAGAAGGGGAGAGTCAATTTAATTGAGGCAAGTTCAAGGCTTGCTATGACCTCAAAGAGGTTCATCTCTCCCAAAAAAGATTAGTCGATTTCGGGACTTGAATTCTGAACGTAATGTTTCAGATACTTGGAATTGGTTAGAGCATTATAGGGGTCAAAAACCTTTACCCACCCATAATTGGGATAATTGCTTTTGCACATGGAAACAAGGGTTCCTGCAAGAGACTTCTGACATACAGTAATGGTAATGGACCTATAAATCTCATGTACCCTAAAGTCAGTAAGAAGTTCCTTTGCCTTTTCATGCAAATTGCCGTCATTGGTCAAATTTGCATTTCCATAAGGATCATAAACAATAATCGTAGAATTTTCACACATTTTAATTTTCCTCTAAGTTAAATTATTAATGGGCTTCCTCAACAAGATATGTAGTGGCAAAGAGGTTCGGCTTATTCATGAGCATGTTATAATCAACCTTTTCATCCGTCACATTTACACGCTCACCATCATTCCATGTAATAATAGCATCAATAAACCCATTATCCAAGGAATGTAAATACATGCGAATGACAATCGAATAAACAAAATTTCCATCATCAAGTATTGATCCAACATAAGTAAACATACCACCATTTTACATATTTTTTAACATCAATACCAATCTTTTCCATATATTCATTCATATCAAAGTTATCCATGGATGTATACCCTTCAATCCAAAATTCTTCTTCAGTAATTCTCCAAGGATCTTGTTTAAACCACTCATCTTCAATGTTTAAAAGAAGTTCTTTTTGAATTTCAGAAATTCCCTGTGTAAGGACAATGAAGCTACTGCTTGAACTATTGCTTACAAAAAATTTCCTAATTTTCATTAACCATTCCTCCCTGCTCCATAGGTAGCATCCCCACCAAGATCACGAATCTTATAAAACTTTTCAACATCTTTTTTATCAAAATCGTCAAGTTCAATCATATCATAATCAATGTCAACCCAGTTTCCATCATCATCATATACAGAAAAGAAAGAATCCTCTCCTGGACCAGCACCATCAACATGAAGGAAGTATTCTCCATCTTTAATATTACAAGTTACTGATGATCCCATAAAAGATTCAATTTCAAGTTTATAACTCCCATCATCATTTTTACGAACATAAATTTCACCGGAATATCTTCCACCCTCTACTCCCAGAAAATAACTTTTGTTCCATAGGTAGCATCCCCACCAAGATCACGAATCTTATAAAACTTTTCAACATCTTTTTTATCAAAATCGTCAAGTTCAATCATATCATAATCAATGTCAACCCAGTTTCCATCATCATCATATACAGAAAAGAAAGAATCCTCTCCTGGACCAGCACCATCAACATGAAGGAAGTATTCTCCATCTTTAATATTACAAGTTACTGATGATCCCATAAAAGATTCAATTTCAAGTTTATAACTCCCATCATCATTTTTACGAACATAAATTTCACCGGAATATCTTCCACCCTCTACTTCCAGAAAATAACTTTCGTTCCATTCCGACCAAACCAAATTTGAAGAATCAAATTTTGTTCCTGAGTTGTCATCTGTCTTGGCTAACCCAATGATAAAACTTGAACTACTTGAATTTGAGACGAAACAATGTCTAATCTTCACTATTCATACCCCCATTTTCATCAATATTTTCGTAGTTCTTGAAGAAAGTGATCATTTTATTTTCCCTTGGTTAAATTGTTGTTTTGTTAAGATCAGAATAACAAAAGTCAAAACAAATGTACACTACTTTTTAAAATTTTCCAAAGTTTTTTCTACGCTATAAAATTCGCCATTAAAGTAAATGGATTTAATAACATTTTGATGTTTTAAGATAAAATCAACAATAGAAACTTCATCTTGATCCATGAAAAAATCAGCAACCACAATCATATTTTTCATTTATCGCTCCAAGATTACATAATCACCAAAATGGGAATCAAAAACCTCAAGAAGATGTTCATAATCTGAACTCATCATATCAGATATCATTAGTTCTATATCGGAAACAGAGTAGCTAAGATGTTTTGCAAATGATTTGGCATAAGCCATAAGAGCATACGCATTTCCTTCTGGCCCTGTAAGATCAATAATAATTGGTTTATTGCTTCTTTCTGATTTTTCTCTAATCATTTCAAATCTCCTTTTAAAAGTTTGTGCTCCCGGCAGGATTTGCACCTACAACTGTCCGGTTATGAGCCGGGGATTCTGCTAATTGAACTACAGGAGCATTTTGTGACCCCGGCAAGGTACGATCTTGCAACTTCGAACTTAGGAGGTTCGTACTCTATCCAGTTGAGTTACTGGGCCAGTTAAATTATTGTCTTCTTAATTCTTTTTCTATACTAGGCTTGATTCTTTGTAAATAGAATTTTTCAATATTTTCAAAGTTTTTTTCTTCTTCCATCGTTTCATGCCAAAAGAAGAAATCAAAACCTAATTTTTCAAAGAACATTCTTAGCTTATATACATCTTTGGCTCTAACTGCATCATTCTCCTTTTTACAAGGAATGTTTGGAACCATTGCAAATTCAGTTGGCAATTGTTTAAGCAATTCAATGTTTCATATTTCAACCCCCTTTGCTTCATCTGAGCAATCTTTAAAAGTAACTAATATATAATTATTATCCTTAATAAGAAGGAAGACAGAATTTAAGGTGAATAATCCATCTTCCTTATCTGGTCTAAACATCCAATCTTTCTTCCTTTGTTGTAATTTCGGTTGTAGTTACAAAATATTCATTCTGAAACTGCTTAGTTTGAAAATATGCTGATGCCCTTTGTGCAAATCGCTCGAACTTCTTTGCAAAAGATGAAGGAATATCCATTCTTGTAGTTTCATTATCCATCATGAAAAAATCATGATGTGTAGCCCTATCCATAGATTCAACCTTTCCAATACTTTTAAAAAATGTATCCTTCTTATTACAAATAGACCAGCCCAAAGAAAGATATTCAATTCCCTTCGCATTTGTAAGCTTTTGCGCGGTCATAGTTCCAAAAGGAATCCTACTCTTGCCACGTCTAACATACTGAATCATCATTTTCTAATCCTCCTAATTTTTATAAGTTAAAAAGTTTTCGTCCAAATACTCACGAAAAAGAAAATCTTCATAAAGTTGAATATCTATGACTAGTTCTTTGTCAAGTTCAATTGTTTCTTTAACTGAAAGATTTTCTTTTGTACAAAGTTCATCAAGCCGTCTAAGAGCTTTATGATATTCTTCTTTAGTTGTAATCATATTCTTGTAGATCCTTCTTCCATCGTAGTCTATGGGAATAGAACCCACGACTTTTCATGTGGGCATCATTGCCTAAATCATCATTTCTGTAAATCTTTCTAATATAAATTCCATAACAACCATCTGAAGATTTATATTCCCTAGAAAATTGCCCCCTATTAAAATTAAAAGCATACATTATATTATCAGAATATACATCTGAAGTCCAATATTTATTTTGATACCCAATAAACTCTCTAAATCCTTTGACTGTTTTACAGTTTTTATAGATTTGTTTTAAATCATCGCCCGTTGGAAATTCAAAATCATCTGGTACAATATTGAAAATTGTTGAAAAATTTCCAGCTTTAATTTTATGATGAATAAACATATCCATTCCACTATTATCATCCCAACCCACATATATGCCTTTATATTGAAAATAATATCCTATAAGGTCATCTGTAGTTCCATACATAATTAGCTCCTTAAAATTAGGGAGAGTCAATTTAATTGAGGCAAGTTCAAGGCTTGCTATGACCTCAAAGAGGTTCATCTCTCCCAAAATTTTTATTTACATGGGAAGTTCGTACATATCTTGGGCAAGCCGCTCATACTTCCTGTAAGCATTGCCAAAAATGTTTGATGTATCTTCACGACGAGAACTTGTTTCATGAGTCATCATGTAAGTAAGCGTATTAAACGCACCGAATCGAGTTTCATCATGCTTTTCACGATTCATAATTTCCTCATACTTGACAAGAATTCGTTCCTTCATCTTGTCATTGTTGACATAATCTCGAGAATCAATAAATGTTTCCATATCTTTCATTGTGTGAGGAATCTTGGTCCACTTTTGCCAGGTAGGAATAATTGTTTCACCAATTTCCTTTGTACCAAGTTCAAAGGTGTTTTGAATAACTTCAAGATTATTCTTCATGTGGGTGAAGTTCAAACCAAAGAGATTTTTTCTTCCGAAAACCATTCCATTTGAACAAATAGAACGGAAAAGTGAAATTTCATACCCGTAGCGAGTTGTAAGATTGAATCCATTGAAAATTTCCAACATTACATGTTGAGAGTCGCCGTTTCCAACATCAAAGGTAAGAGAATCATCTTCAAAAACAATCCTGCGTACCCAAGTTTCACCACCCTTCTTCATGAAATCCATAGTTTGCTTAATCTTATATTTGGAAAAAGCTTCACCAAAAATTTCATTAACTTCGGCATTTGTAACTACCTTGTAGTCCCTGCCAACAATACCTACAGGGTTTCCAGTTTCAACATTTACAAGAACATCCTTAGAGAGGCGAATTTCCTTGCCGTTGAACTTTGTGTAAACGGGAGAACGTTCAACATTAAAGAAAGGATTCATAGAAGTTACTGGGGTAGCCATGAGATAATCTCCATTTGATTAAGTTGTTTATATTAATTAGAGAAATATAAAACTTTTTAATGTTTGTAAACAAAAATTAAGCTAAAATTAAAATTCTTTCAAATTCTTCGTCAAGCATCATGAATCCAATTGGGGCGGTTCTCATATAAGGATCGAAATCTTCAATCTCTTCTCCCATCCAAACCTTCTTACCAGAGGTGAAATAAATCCATTTATCATCAACATCTGTTACGATGCCAACATTATAACAATCAGTATTGAAATGAAAGTCATAACTTCTAATGATGTCGCCCTTCTTGATTTCCATGATCGTTTCCTTTGTTAATGTTGTTTTGTTAAGATCAGAATATAAAACTTTTTAATGTTTGTAAATAAAAAATTACATTTTCATTGAAGATTCTACTTCTTCTCTAACATCTGGGGGAAAAGATTGAAAAAATATGCGGACTTCATCTGTGTCTTCAATTCCAAAAAATTCTCTAATAGCATTTACAATTTCAAAGGGGGTCATGTCAGGATTTTTCTGTTTAAGAGATTTGTATACTTTGCGGAGGGCAGATTTGAGTGTGTTACAAATATACTGGCGGGTTGTTCCAAGTTCTTTGGCAATTTCTTCTCCATCCATGGGCTCTATTCTTTCAAATAATGAATTCATTAAAATCTCCTTAAATGATTGTGTTAAAAATAGAAGTATCAAACTATTGAGAGAATGTACATACATTATTTTTTAATCTTTTTGAAACTAGGGCAACGAATAATTTTTACAAGAGCTGACTGTTTACAGTCGCCCTCACATCTCAAACATTTTTCATTAATTCCTTGCTCAAAAAATGAAGTTTCATCAAATTCAACTTCTTCTTGAGATTGAGTTTCTTCTTTTAGCTTTCGTTCTTTCTTTTCAACCTTAGGAAGTTCATCCCCAATATCTTCAACTCGTAATCCAACCACACCATCATCAGTAAGTTTATTCAAAAGATTCCTAGCAGGAGTCTCATTCTTCCATAGACAACAGCGTTTAGAAGCATCTACAAATTTAAGTGTGTAACCATTAGACAACCTTTCGTTCTTTTCATTAATAATAGCAAACATCTTAATCTCCATTTGGTTTTGTTTGTTAAGATGTTTTCAGAATAACCAGATTTTGAAAGAATGTACACTACTTTTTTCAGAATCCTAAATTATTACAATAATTAGGATTCCTGAATCCTGCAAAAAATCAATATAATTATACACGATTTTCACTAGTTTTTTGAGGATTTCTTCTAAGTACTTAATTTGATTAGGAAAACTAAGAATTTGGAGGATTTCTAAGTTATTGATATAATTAGGTTTCCTAGAATCATCAAGAATCTTGAGTTTTCCGGACATGATATCAAATTGCCGAAAATTTTCCTAGTTTGTTTGTTTACAATGATATCCGGATAGGTTAGTTATAATATAACTTAGTACGGAGGGTATAGATTAATGGGTATTATTGATTGGGTAAACAATGAACAGAAACTAAAAAGGTAACTAAATTGCTCTAGTTACCTTTTTTATTCTATTGATTTTTAAATAAATCTTCTAAAATCTTTTTACACATTGGAAGTTTAAGATGATCAGGAATAGAAATTTTATCCAAGTAAGTAAGAAACAATTGTTTCTCATCTAATGTTGAAAAAATCTCTTCAGGAATATCCATTTTAACATCTTCCATTTCAATTCTGGAATAGTTGACATCAACCTGTAAAGGATTTAGCGAATTAACTCGAGTAAGAAAATCAAGGATATCCATTTCAGAATATTCTTTTGTAAAATAGATTTTTATAATGTTTCCTTTAATTTGTTCTTCATTAAGATCCATATCGAAAACATGAATAAATTTAGGAGCATCTTTGAATTCTACAAATTCTAATTCCAAAGTTTCATCATCGAAAATATGAAATCCTCTACTTGCATTAACATCATTAAAATTATGACCATACATATTTCCAATATATACTATATTTCCTTTTTTGGAATATGTATGATAATGACCAGAAATAACAATTTCAAAATCTTTAAAGCTTGAAATTTCTTCACCTTTAAAAGATGTTGTATTATCATTCATTTTAAAATCTTTAATATCAAAATGACCAATTAGAATAGGGCATTTTAATTCTCTATAGTCTGTTGACCAGGGGCAAAGACCAATTTTATCATATATAATTGTTGGTGAATTAATAATATGAATGTTTTTAAACTTATCTATTGTTTGAAGGGAATTTAGTTCGTTTGTATTTCTAAAATACGCATCATGATTTCCACAAATAATATATGTTTGAAATTCATCTAACATTTCGCAGATTATTCTTGCTGAATCAATGGCTTTGATTGATAGTTCTTTTTTATCATGATAAAAATCACCAGCAAAAATAATAGATTTAAGATTTCTTCTTCTTGCTTCTGTTGTTAGAAATTCTACAGCTTTAATAGGGAGTTTTTCCCATACTTCTTGATTAATATTTAACCCAACATGAAGATCAGTAAAAACAGCATGTTTCATTTATTCATTTTCCTCACAAATTTCTAAATCTTCCATTTTAACATCTGGAACTTCGTCAACATTTTCAAATACTTCTATTTCACAATAATATGAATAGTTAATTGCACACATAGAATCTTCTTCTTGAATAAGATCTTTTAAATCAAATAATCTTTTCTTTGTTTTGGATTTTTTCTTTTCTCTTCCTATGAATGCTATAAAAGCATTTCATGCTATTTGAGTAATATATGCAAATGGATTACTAGATTTTTCAAGATTAAAATTTCTAAGCCCTTTAATAATGGCTACATGTGCTTCAGATTTCATATCTTCAATGTATGTATATCCACTAAAGTTTGGTCTATGTGAAAGGCCATTAACAATTCTAATAATATATCTTCCCAATGTATCAGAAAAAACATTAGTTTCCTGAAGCTTTTCAATCTCAATAAGAAGATCTTTATTTTTTACATAGTAATTTATTTTTGTTTTTTCGGGCTCCAGTAGTTGTGTGTTCATAAAAAGTTCCCCCATTTCAAATTTGGTTAAATTTAAAACAGGGGAACTAAATTGTAAACAATGGTTTGTTTAATCTTTTCTGTGTAATTCATAATCCTCACAAATTAAATCTAAAAGTTTCTTTAAAGTTAATGTGTCACTATCTTCATTCTTGATAACTTCTTTCGATTCACAAACACCCTTTACTCTAAACCCGTCTACTATCTTATTTAAAAGATCTATTTGCTCTTTTTGCTTTATGCTTATTTCATCTGTCGTTGTAATTACACCAATGAACTTATCTACTGTTATTAGAAATTCTTCATGTCGTTCATTAATTTTATCTATATTTTCACTGATCCTTTTAACATGAACTTCTAATATTTCTTCCAGTACAAAATACTTATTATATATTCTAACGAGAAATATTATTGCTGCTAATGATAACAATGATATTGTTTTTCAGATTTCTATGCTAAATGGTAAAGTTAAAAAAAATTCTATCATAACCTAACTCCTTAGTGGGTTTGAATACATCACCTCCTATTTTAATACGTCTACACGGATTAAAAATGTATTTGAATTTGCAAGTTCCTTTTTTTGCACTATGATTCTAGATCTATGAGGAACTTTTAATATCAAAGATTTGCCAAATTCATTATTAATATATACTTCGTCAACATTTTCAAATGTTTTATCTAACACTATATCTGAATAATTTATTTCTTCTGTATTATAAAACATCAAATTTGCTATAAAAAGAATTCCAACAATACAGATCATTATGTAATGTAGATTTGAAATAAATTTATGAAATAAATTTCCAAGTCTACCTTTAATATATTGCATAAGAGCCATCTACCTCTTCAATAATTTTATTGTAGACCCATTTAAATTCAAGATCTTCCAATCTTTTAATATTTATTGAAAACAAATTTGAAGACCTAAATATATCTGTTTTAAACGATTTACTTTCTATAAAATCTACAAACATATTAGCAACATCTATACCCATTTTATAAAAATCTGGAGACAGTGTTAATGAGATGCCACTTTTGGAGTAATAACAATTTTCACATAATTCTAGATGTTTTTTGTTGTATTTTAAAAGGTCGGATAATAGGGATTTTTTAGTTTTTATAACATTATAATCATCATCCAGTAATGTTTGAAAAGCATATATTATAACACCCTTCTTTTCCTGTTGTAAGTTTGAAAGTATCTTACGAAGATCAGATGTCCTGGAAACAGTTATAATTTCACTTGAGAATGAACTATGTTTTTTTATTTCGTTTTTATAATTTTGAGCAAGATAAAATGATGTGGTATTAGAATCTGCTAATATTCAGAATCGACTGGGATAAAATTCAATTTTGGAAATAATTTTAAAAAATTTTTCCATATCCAATTGTTCTTCAATTCCTGAAAATTTTAAACCATCCATATCTTCAGACACAAGATATTCATTAAATGGTTTGTTGATTCCAGAAAAAAATACATTATGAGTTTTAGAAAAGGGAATTCCAACATTTTTAAAAGCAGTATCATCTACTGTAAATATATGGTCAGGATTAAAGGCTTTAATGTCCTCTATAACTTTCTTCGAAATATATTCTATCTTATCCTGTGTAGTAAATGTTATATCTGTTTTCATATATCAAACTTGTATATCAAGCTGATACTTAGAATCTAATTTAGATAATCCATGTATAATTCCTTGTGTTTGGGGGCTTCCACAAACATGATCTATATCATAAGAGTTTACAATAGCAATTTTTAAAATTGGAAGTAAATCTCTTTTATCTAAATCCGATGTTGATACTGGGCTAGTAAATACTAAAAAATCAAATACAATTATTAGAGTTATAAAGAAACATTTAAACCAATACATTAACAATCTTCCTCTTTACATTTTTTTAAAAATTTGTGCAATTTTCATTCTAAGTTTTTTACTGAAATCCTTAGCTCAATTGCCGACAATTGTCTTTTCAATCTTTTCTATGGTATTAAGATGTTCCATTTTAGACATATAATATGGGGGGCTTCAAAAATATCTTCTAATTCCAAAAGCAATATATGGATATTTGCGTTTAACTAGTTGTCATGTAAATTCTAGGTTTTTAGATTTAGAATAATTTTTTATTCAATCATCTACAAATTTTCTTCTGTCTTGTCGGGGTATATAGTTAAGGTTGATCCCTTGTATAAAACGTCATTCTCGTCCAGATGTTGGATGAATTCCCTGTAGTTTATTTAAAAATAATATATGCGGGGAGGGATCATGTGCAAACCCAGTATATTTAAATGTATAAAATTCCCCAGACTTCATTGTTATATTACCATGCTTATGTGTTAAAGATACTTTAATTGCCATTGTATTATCTTCCCATACCTAATTCTTTTTCTGTAATTAGTTTAAATTCTCAGCCCTTTAATTTACAAAATGTTTTTGCTGCTTTTCATTTTCTACAATTTGTTTCCCAGGTTTTTTGTTCATAAAGAACAGTTTTAGTTCTTTTTCTTTTATTTGGAACCGGGGGTATAGTTTCCTTTAATGGTTTTATTTCTATCATATAGGTTTTAGTTTCTCCGGTTGGAGTCATACATTGAAAAACAACATCAGGATAGTAGTGTCTTTGCTTCCCTGTATAATCTATATAAGGTAGTCCTATTGGCTCAGTACACCACTTTAATACATTATTATTAGAATCTAATCATCTATAAAATTGTCATTCGTAAGAAGATCTAGATACTATTTTATTAACATCTCCAGTATATTTTTCTGGATTCATTGGTTTATATAAATTATGCCGTTTCGGATCATATTGATTATGCATATAACTCATATAACTATTTATAACAAAAAAGGATCTACCTTTCGATAGATCCTTTTAACTTTAGGTACTAAACTAATCTCTTAAGATGTCATCTTTTTAATGCCAGTACTAGTATTAAAAACAGCTTTAGCTTGGCCCGGTGAGAAAGAACCTTCTTTCTCATAGTAGTCTAAAATTCCTTTCATAGTGTCAAGAACTTCTTTAGCTTTATCATCCTTGTCTTCCATCTTTTCATAAAACTCAATGTTAGCTTTAAGAGTAGCAAGACAATTTTCAGTAGAACCTTCTTCCAGGTATTTTGTAATTTTTTCAACAATTTTCATTTCTATCTCCTAGGCAATTCTTTTGGCTATTTTCATAGATCTAGCTCTGTGTCTAAGCATTGCAGATTTCTTTGATCTACGTTTCTTAGCACCTCTTTTTGCCATTTTCTTTCTAATTCTACGTTCAGATGCAGCCATCTTCACACATTTACCTGCCAGAGATTTAAACCCCGGTTTACAAATAAGTTTACGAACTATTTTACCTTTACGAACAACTCTTTTTCTTAGAGCTTCTTCTAGTTCTTCTTCATCTTCAGATTCATCACCATCTACATCATCTTCTTCATAGTCAATTTCAGTAGCAAATTCCAATAGTTCATCAAGAAGTTCAGCTTGTTCTTCAGACAAAGTTTCCAAATCTAATGAATCAATAAAATTAAAAAGTAGCTCATTAAGAGTTTCTAAATACTCTTCTTCATCCATATATTCTTCGAATAGCATAATTAATCATCCTCTTCATCATCTTCATCTTTGTCATCTTCATCTTTGTCTTTGTCATCTTCATGATCTTCTTCTTTATCTCATTCTTTTTCAACTTCGGAATAAAACTTTTTCTTGTCTTCTTTACTTAATTCATCAGGTTCTTTAACACCGAATTCTTTAAGTTTTGCCTTAAAGAATTTCTGATATTCGGAATCTTTTTCCTCAGTAAACATTTCAATTCGTTCTAATAGTGTTTTCATTTAGTGCCCTCTTTTATTTTAAATGGTTGATACTTATATCAATAAAGCCACCAGCATCTTTATCTTTTCTTTTTACAATTTGAATATTCATTTTAATATCACTCTTTGTAAAAACATTAATCTCACCAGTTGACGCTTTTTTTGTTCCTTCATTTTTATATCCAAGATCTTCAAATATAATTTTTAAATCCTGTAATATTTTTTTACCGGCTTTATTATCAATAACAAGTGTGTTACCATCAAATACTTTAAATTTTAGGGTATCAGAACTTAAAAATTCTAATCTATTTCAGTGAGTTCCTCTAATTTCCTTATAATAATTATATATATCTTTTAACTTTTGTTTATCTTTTTCCTCTGTTAGGATAAGATCAATTCGTTCTAATAGTGTTTTCATTTAATAACTCCGTTAAAAATCGTTCTTATATTCTATTTATAAATTAAGAGCTGAATCTTTCATTAGTCATTTCACAAATTGGCCCGCGTGCTCTTTTCCCACTCATCTTTAAATGTCCATATCTTTTATCACCCTGAAAACATTTTACCAACCAATTTAATCCATTATTCTCTTTAGATAGGTGATGATTGTCAATTTGGTTCAAATCACCAGTAGCAATAAACTTAACATTCTCACCACATCTACTTGTTAATGTTCTAATCTCTGTTTTTGAAAGATTTTGTGCTTCGTCGAGAATTACCACACAATCGGAGAGTGTGGACCCCCGCAGAAAGTTTAGAGGGATTAGTTCAATAACTCTTGGATTAAATTCAAGATTGTTGACTTGAACTGATGGATCAATAAACAATTTATTCGCTGGTCTAATCTCATGTAGCTTTAAAACTAACTCTTTCATGTGTCTAATTAATGGTCCGAACTTTTCATCAACATCACCAGGTCTAAATCCAAGTTCCTCAGTAGCTTCAACATTTGAAGTAGTAATATAAATTTTCTTATGTTTCTTTTCCTGTAGAACCAAATGAAGAGCACACGCTAATGCTACTAGACTCTTTCCACAACCAGCATTTCCCATCACAGAAGTAACTAAAACACTATCATCAAGCAATAATTGCATTAATGCTCTTTGATAAACATCTCATGCTTTAATTTTCCAGGCTTCCATTACTTCAGGAACTTCAGTAACCTTTTTATCTTTTCCAGAATAATACATCAATTTCTTTGTTTCTGAAAAATAAAATGAGTTTGGTCATTTGCTAAAATCTTCGTTTTTGCCATCTTTAGTATATAGTTCGACAAATCCAGTATACTTTTCAGAATCTACTAGGAATGGATTAGATGCTTTATATTCTTCTACATTGAGACCTTCTTTCTCTGCTTTTAATCTAAATAATCTATCATTAGTAACGAATATATATTTTTCATTATCTTGAAGTGTTAAAATTTCTTTTAAAATTTTATTATCGGGCTTATCTTCATAATTTAGAGTATCTAAAATCTGAATATAATCTTTATGTTTCTCAAGTTCACCAAGTACTCTTAGAACTTGAGGTCTTTTCGAAGCATTCTTTTTCAGACCATCTAATTCATCTATTACTGTTTTGGGAATATATATTTCATTTTCTACTCCATTTCTAAGAGTTTCAATGGATAGGTGGTCCTCAATTAAAACATTAGTATCAAGAATGTATTTTTTCTTCAAGCAGTTTCCCCTTAGGTTTTGTAAAAATATTTTTTCTGATGAAAACAACAAAAACAAATATACCTCCTTTGAATTTATAAAACTATTTATTTGGATCATAACATAAATCCTCATCAAAAATTATAAATAGATATAACAATCTAATGATTCTTAGATTTTAATTTATGGAGGAATTTAAACGTGAGCTTTTCCCTATCCCCAGGTGTATATCCCCGGGAAGTCGATCTAAGCACTACGATTCCAGCAGTAGCAACATCTATTGCAGTTAACGTTTTGCGAAAAACATACAAAGGGCCTGAATACGAACAGTATTTAGTAACAAATACAGATGAACTAATTAGCACTTTTGGTAAGCCAACTGATGCATCTTTTACTGATATTTTAACTTCTGTTGGATATCTAAAATATGGTAATGCTCTTTATTGTACAAGAGTAATGCCGCAGGATGCCACTTTTGCTGGCACAAAAATTCTTACTGGAACAAATTCAGTTCAAGAAGCAATGGTTAATTTTACTTTTGAAGTTACAGGAACTGTTGCGGGCACAGAAGATGATGACCCATATAGTTATGTTTCTTTAGGAACAACTGATCTTAAAATGTTCCCTGAAATGGTAGATACTCTAATGGGTGAAGATGATCCGCTTTGGATTATGGCAAAATATCGTGGCGAATTCGGCAACAATTCTAGAGTTCTTGTTTATAATAAAGCAACCTATGATGCTGTTAAATATTTTGACACTCAGACAGAAACCTTTGATATTCCTTCTGGAGTAACATTAACTCTTGCGGCTACTGCAGCTGTAACAACAATGTGGAACGACTATGAAGCAAATCCAGATTTTGGAACTGTGGGTTACCAAGATAATCTTCCTTTTGCAGTAATTCGTGATCTTGATACTCCGATGACAGACGAAAAACAGTTTGTTGTAATGGTTCAAGCTAAAGATCAAGGCTCTACAATGTGGGAAGATAAAGAAGTCTTTATTGTTTCTTCTGATGAAACTTCAATTGACGATTCTGGTGTCTCTAACTTTGTAGAAACCGTAATCAATGAACAATCTAAGTATATTAATGTTGCTTTAAACCCAATATTTAAAACAACATCTGAAGTCGAAGCAGAAAATATTGCTGTAATTATGACCAGAATAACAGCGCTTTCTGGTGGCAAAAATGGTCTTTTTGGAAGACATGCTGACGTTTCTGTTCAAGCTGGTGAAGATGCAGCATGTATTGATGCATATAATTTATATGCCAATGCTGAAGAAATTGATGTTAATCTCTTTATCGAATCTGATAAGGGTGTCACAGTAAAAGATCATTTAATTGAACTTTGTCAAGTTATTAGAAGTGATTCTTTTGCTATTCTTGATGTTCTTAGAAGTCATGTTCTAAATAATAAAGGTTCCGAAACTTTAGATATGGTAAAATGAAGAAAGGGCCAGGCAGGTTCTACTTTTAATCCCAATACTTCTTATGCTGCTATCTATGGAAACTGGCTTGAAGTATTTGATACTTGGAATAAGAAATATCGTTGGATACCTGCTTCTGGACACATGGCTGGGTTATATGCTCATACTGATGATGTAGCTGATGCTTGGTGGGCCCCTGCAGGTTTAAATAGAGCAGTTATTACTGGTGTACGTAGACTTGCTTTTAATCCTACTGAAGGAAATAGAGATGCATTATATGTTGCTGGTATTAATCCTATTGTTTCTTTTAGTGGTCAGGGTAAAGTAGTATGAGGCCAAAAGACATTGCTTGATAAACAAAGTGCTTTTAATAGAATTAACGTTCGTAGATTATTCCTCGTATTAGAAAAATCTATTGCTAAAAGTGCAAAATATTTTCTTTTCGAGATGTCGGATGAAGTTACGTGATTTTTATTAAGATCTATGATCGAGCCCTTCTTACGCGATGTACAGGGTCGCAGAGGTATTTATGCATTCAAAGTACAAATTGACGAGACAACTAATACTCCAGAACGTATTGATCGCAACGAATTGCACGGCAACATATGACTGCAACCAGCTAGAAGTGCCGAATTCTTGAGACTTAACTTCATTGCTACAAAAACAGGCGCAGATTTTGACGAATTAATTGGAGCAGTTTAATTTTTGTTTACAATGTAAATAAAATATCTTATCTTTAAATTTAATAGAGGGACAGCAACGGCCATTGTTGAAATTGCTCCTTCAATTTCTAACCTCTATTAACATTTTCAAATTCTAAAGGAGTAGAACATCATGAACGATCAACTAAAAATATGAATTAAAGAGAATTTGCTAGATTCTCTAGGAAAAATAAGTCCCAGAAAACTTTTTAGATTTCCTGACAGAAAAATACAAATTTTTGAACTCACATCATTTCTTCCTGAAACCGCATCATTATCACAAAGATGTTGACATATTATCAATGATAATTTTGACATTATGTTGTGCTGTATATGTAACCAGAAAAAAGTTAAATATGTTAATCTTAGGGAAGGGTATAAAAGACATTGCTCGCAAAAATGTTCTATGAAAAATCCTGAAGTTATAAAAAAATTTAATAATTCAATGGTTGAAAAATATGGGGTTCCTTGATCTATGCAATCTAAAGAATTATTAGATAAAAGCGAAAAAACCTGTTTAGAGAAATATGGTGTACCACACTATACTCAAACCGAGACTCATATTGAAAGCATTAAAGAAAGATATAGAAATGAAACCCCAATTGAAAGAAAAGAGCGATTTGATAAAAATAGAGAAACCTGTTTAGAGAAATATGGTGTAGATTGGTTTTCAAAAACAGATATTTATAAAAATGCTTGTAAAGAAACGTGACAAAATAATTATGGCGTAGATCATCCATCACAAAGTTCTATTGTTTTTGAAAGAACACAGGGCGGCTATAAAAAATCATGACATGAATATGTACTACCATCTGGTAAAATTATCAATCTTCAGGGATATGAACCGGAAGTTTTTGATGAACTTTTAAAAATATATAACGAAAATGAAATTGTTTATAAAAAGAGAGAAATTCCTCCTTTTTGATATATAGGCATTGATATGAAAAAACATAGATATTTTCCAGATTTCTATATACCTAAAGATAATCTTATTGTTGAAGTAAAATCAACATTTACATATAATAAAGAACTTCAAAAGAACTTATTAAAAGAGCAAAGTGTTAAAAATGCAGGCTTTGATTATAAACTATGAATATGAATATAGAGTAAATGTATTGCAATAATTATCATAATTTGATAGGGACTTCGGCCCCCTTTCTTATTCCCAAAATAAATCTAACTCACAACCTATTATGGGAAAATTCTCCTTTTTAAACTCATACCCAAATCCATAACCATTATTATCATAAAATTCTTTAAAATATGGTAAAACTGATTTGCTTGCTACTTTATAGAAACTATCTTCATATAAGATTCTATCTAGTAAAGAACAATCAACATACTTGTAAAGTTTATCAATAATAGAATCCCAATAAGAATAGTCTTCCTTATATATTTGTATTCCAAGTTCACAATAGTCACATGGAAGTGGACACTTTTCCGAATTAAATCCATGATTATAATTATTAAAATCTCTAAAAATAAATTTGCTCTTATCAAATTGTTCATACTGATCAAAAATGTGATGAATAACTTCGGCTTTCATTTGAATCCAATATGGAATAGAAATGATTCTATTCCATACTGGTATAGATACTCTTTTTGAGTGTATCAGACATAATAGTTTTAGCAATTGTATAGTGAAATTTCCCATTAAATTCCAAAATAAGCTTTAATTCTTCAATTCTAAAGTCTGGTCTATTTAGAATGGGAGAGTCAGGAACTTTCTTATCTCTCACAATTTCTGTATCTCTTACAAAATCTCTAAGAAAAGATTCTAAATTAGATTCAGTTAAAAACTCATCTGTAGTTTTAAAATCATAGTTAAAATACATAATTATTTTTCTCCTTACTTAGAAAGCTTTACAAGGACTCGATTATGAAGACACATTAAATATTGTGGCAACCCCCATACTACCAGCAATATCAAACATTTTAGAGAACTTATTCATAATGTTTTAGGTGCTAAGATTCATTCTAATCTCCACTGTTGCTTTGTTAAGATTAGAATATAAAAGTTTTGAAAGTTTGTAAACTATTTTTTATGAAAAATTAAGCAATGTAAACAAAGAAAGGGACCGAAGTCCCTTTCTAATTGTTAATAAAATCAATAGCCTAAGGCATATTTTCAATAACTGCACGCATGTAGTAATTTTCGCTACCAAAGATATTACTATGAAGCCCATACCTGCTTAACAAACCAACACTTGGGTTAAAGCTATTTTCGAATGTAGCGCGACTTAGCATTAGCTGTACATAAGGACAATAGATAATACCAGCATCCATACCGGTTGCAGAAGCACCCTTATACCCAACTGTGAGTTCATCAACAGTAGCAAAGGTATCACGGATAACTTTCATACGTCCGTCAAGTGTACCGATAATTTCTACAGAGGTGTTACCAGTGTTTACATTACCATTTACAGGAGCGATAGTAAAACTAGAAGTTCCTTCAAGAGCAGCACATACAGTAGGATTAGCTACGATAAAGTTACCAGCACCTCTACGAGTTGTGATAGCAATACGGTTAGACATACGAACTGTGTAGTTATAAAGGTTACGATATTTTTCATGTTCCCAACGACCATCAAAATTAGCACTGGAAGCCCAAGAAAGTGTACCTTGTTTACCAGCAACGTAAGAGTAAGAGTTGTTATTAGCAGCAGCTTTAACAGCATCTACGATTTCTCGGTCAATTTCAGCCTGAATTTCATAAGAAAGAATATCAAGCATTTCAGATTCAATGTCAAGACCATGCATAGCATTTAGATCCTGAGCAACCTCTAGGGACCAACGGCTACGTAACTTACGGGTCTTAGCTTCGATCTGGGATTTTTCAATTGTTAAATTGACTTCCTTGATCTGATCGCCAGAACCAATACCTAAACCAACTGGGGGAGATACACTTGAACCTAGAGCTTCACCAGCAGAAGTAATCATAGATCCAGTATAAGCTTTATCTACTGTGTTATAACCAAGCTCAGTGTTGGAACCACTATTATAAGTTTGACCAGCTTTGAAACGTAGGGCGAAAGCTAGACCAACAGGAGTGGTCATTGGCTGTACACCAACAGTTTCATGAGCAATGAGGTTAGGGAAAGTTCTGCGAACCATGGGAATAGCAATCTTATGGAATTCACCAGAAGTTGCATAGTTGGTACCAAAAGAACCATCTGTATAAGATGCTTCACTAATCATATTCTGCTCTTTTAGATAGTTGAATTCATTTTCCAACATAATAGCAGTCATAGCTTCGATCTTATTATCTTTAATCTTGCCAATTTTGGAAACTACTGCTTCCTCATTGATAAGTGGATTCCATTTTTCCACTAGCTGTTTAACATTAATTTTAGACATTTTATTAAATTCCTCCTAAAGAATTGTTCCTTATAAATCTATTTATATTTTTTCTTTTTTGTTTTAGATATAGTTGAGGTATTTAGAAACGAAAGATGTATCTTCTTTAACTTCTTCTGTAATTTGTGGAGTAGCAACTCCATCACCTTCAGACTCTACTAAATCAGGATAAGACTTCTTAAGCTCTTTCTTGTCCCAACCACCATCTTTAAGTAACCATTCTACTGCAGACTTTTTATCTTTTACATCGAAAGAAACCTCAGACTCAGATACGACTTTAGCAGATACACCAATCTTTTTTAGTTCAGAGACTGCCTTTTTGGGATCTACTACTTTAACTGAGATAGCCTTTTCTGTAAGAACTTCTTCATCGAGTGTATCAACAATAATATCGAACTTCTTGTCAATAGTTTCTTTATCAGTTACACCCTCAAGAATAGCAAAGACTTTTTCTTTCTGAGCTTCAGTTAGACCATCACACTTTTCATAAAGATAAAGAGTAATGGAGGCTTCATGAAGAAGAGACTTACCATTTAAAAACTTTTCAGTTAGAGCATTCTTTTCATCACGAAGTTTTAGAATTTCGTCTTTAGCTTCGCCAAGAAGAGATTTAGCTTCATCATTAACTAGACCTTCATCAATTCCAAGACGAACTTTGAACTGTTCAATTAGATCTGCATAAAGTTCACCTTTACGAGCAAATTCCTTGATGTTCTCTGGAATCTGAAGTTTTTCAGCAAGAATGTCATCTACAAAGATGGAAAACTTTTCAGCAAGAGTATCTTTGTAAGTTTCAAACTTCTCTTCATATTCCTTAACCAGCTCTTCTTTGAGAGTTTCTTTTTCCTCAACAAGAGCTTCCTCTACCATTGTCTTAGCTAGAACTTCAGCTTTCTTAGTGGCAGCAGCTTCTACTTTTTCTTGTACTTTATTTTCAACTAAAGTAGATAGCTTGGTTTCTACTTCATTGGCTACTGACTCATCAAGAGCTTCGATGCCAAGTAGTTTTGCAATTTCTTTAATATCCATTATAATAAATTCCTCCTAAAGAATTGTTCCTTATAAAACTATTTATAAAAATAAATTATAAATTTTGACTTATTTGTAATCCTGATCTTTTAGGTATTTCTTAGCATCTTTTAGAGTTTCAAATGTCGGTTTAGAACCCCCAGATTTAAAAACAATATAAAAGTCAGTATATTTGCCATTTGGACCATAGGGGTCGGACTTCATAAGTGTTCAATCTTTTCCCTTTTCTACAACCGAATCGGTTTTGGGATTTCTAGCAACATTTTCTTCATTTAAATATTCATCAATCTTTTCAATTAGTTTCATAGTTCTCTCTTATAAATTTTTTGAAATCTGATCAATTACTTGAAAGATCTTCTTTTGATGTTCTTTCTTAGCTTGTTCAATCAATTTTTCTTGATTTGAAGAATCAAAATCCATACTTTCTAACACACCATTAACCCAACTTCCTCTGTTGCTTGGAGTAGAAACGATGTCCCAACAAATTAAATTAAAATCTTCATTAACATAATTTGTCTTTTCATTTACTGTTCCAAGACCTCTTGAACTAATACCAATACGAGCACCATCTTCAATCAGACTTTTTACAATCTGCCCGCATGGAGTCGAAAGAACCTTTGCTTTACCCATTACATGATTACCTTCTCAAACAAGATCTTCAATAAGAATAGCTGCTCGTTCAAGTGTAATTGTATTAGAAGCTGGATGTTCTAATTCACCCAATGAAGATTTATTAGAAATGTTTTCTCTAAGTTTATCAACTTCTCTTTCAAGAATTTTTTTAGAATAAATTCTTCCATTTCTATTTCTTTCTTCTGCTGTTGAAAAAATACCTTCAATAAAGAGAGACTTATCATCCTTCTTGGTTGAAATGTTATATGTTGTCTCCGTAATTAACTTCACGGGTTACTCCTCCGGTTGTTTTTCTATTTTTAGAACATCATTTTCCAATTCAAGTTCTTTCTTAAAATAATCATTAATCGTTGAATCAAGTTCTTTAGAAAGAATCTCTCTTGATGTTTCAAAATCATCTTCAGCAAATGATGTAAATGCTTTTTTAAAATTTTCCTTATCCATTAACATACTCCTATAATTATTTATTAAAAACAATTTTATAATACAAACAATGCAATCAATGATCCAAAACTTATAGCATATAATCCTGTTTGATAAAAGAAAGAAGATTTTTGATGTTCCCATTTCTCATATCTATAGTTGTTTTCAGCATTGACTCAAAGTTCTCTATACTGAAGAGACTTTTGCCTTTCAAGTTCAAGATATTCTTTAAGTGCATTAATAGTATTTATATGTAAATTTATTAAAGTTTCTTCCTCTATAGCAATTTGTTTGTACGTTACTGCCATTTGAACTACTGCTCCAACTTTAGCATATTCGCTTGGGGTTAGAAGAACGAATTTTGCTTCATCTATTGAAACCTCTTTAAAATTTCCATCAACAAAGATTGGATTTATCTTTTCTGGTTTTTTTATAGAAGATAGATCAAGTTTATACTCTTGTGTTTTTTCAAACTTTATTTCTGGTGGTTGAAATGGTTCAAATTGCTTTGGGGCACAACCAACACACAATAGTACTAAAAAAAGGTACAAAACATATTTTTTCATTTTAAAGATCATCCCAATTTGAATCTATTTTTTCTTGTGTTGACTTAATGTTTGTATCTTTCTTTGCAGCTTCAACTTTCTCCGCTCCATCCTTAATGACTGTTTCAATATTTTGCGTTTGATAGTCTGCTGCCTCCTCTTCTTTTGAGATATCTGGATGAACATAGCTATCTTCAGAAACATCATCTAAGATAGAATCAGAAGGTTTATTGACATTCCCTCTTGGGTCTGTTGAAAAAAGCCTTTGTAGAAAAAACGTAGCAATAGCAACAATGACTGCTCCAATAGCGACAAAAATGGGTTTGATTTTAAATTTCATTAAACGTCCTCCTCTCCGGCCCCAAATAATTCTTTGTCAAGTTTGTGGCCTTCGGCATTAAGCTTTATCTCATCATCATCCATATCAAGAAATCTTTTCATTAAATATGTTTTTGAAAATTCGGCATTAGATACAAGCATATTATAGTTATTGAATTTTGTTTCTCTTCCTTTCTGTTCAATTTGATCTCTATATGAATTAGGACAATTCATAGAAATAGCTAAAGAATATTCATCTAATCCATATTGTTTTAAAAATCCTTTAAACTCAAGATGAATAAGAAAAGTTTTAAGCAGCATTCTACAAAACTTATCTTGTTGATTTTCAAGAAAAACAGATCATTTTACTTCATCTCTAGGGATTTCACCAAAATTGGAAGATCCACCAAATAAACTGTCTCCAGAATGGCCATCTTTAGCATTTTGAACTCTGGTAATGGGGTATTTTAAAGCTTTATATAGTTTCTTTTGAAAATAGTAGATGTCATCTAATTCAGCAAAACCAGAAGGATTGCCGCCAACAGTACTAACAGAACTTGCTCGTCCGGACGATGAAGTCGGCAAGAAAAAGTTTTCAGAAATCGACATTACATTAACTGCTTTCTTTAAAAGACCGGTTTCAGGATCAAAAGACTCTTTTGTTGAAAGTTTTTGTTTCATTTTTTCAACAAATTGCATAGCTTTATCTCTGGGCATATTGCCAACATCAATATTAAAAACAAATCTTTCAGGAGCTCTTACTAATCTATAAATGATCACCGATGTTTCAAGCATATTAAGCTGATTAAAGGGCTTTCTTGCTTTTTCAAGATAGCCAAATACCTTTGTTCTATCTACTGGAGAAAACTTACCATAATTCACATATGCAATTTGAGATTTATCAAATACTATAATATCTTTACAGTTTCTAGCATCTTCAATAGATCTAATTAGGGTGTTGGTTAATCCGCCTTTAAGATACTGGATATATGCATCTGTCATTCCTTTCTCATAATTGTAAATAAAATCCATGGTTTCTGTTGGAAGTTTCTTTCAATATAAAATACCTTTCTTGGCGTTGTTAGTATCAATAACATTTTCAAAATAAAGTTCGCCATCAATGAAATAATCTTCCATATAATTTTGAATTTTTGTATTCAATCTAAGTCTGTTGTAGATAAGTTCATTGAATTCATTTTCAATGTTTTTTACAGCATTTTTATTTTTCTCAAGTTTTTCATCTCTAAATATCAATTTAAAAATTTCATCTTGATCATTTGGCATTGTAGATTCAATAACAGCATCCTCAATAACATCAGAAATTTCAGAATTGCCAGCAATTCTTCGATACTCTTCAATCTTTTTGATTTTAGTATCAAGCTTTTGATATAGATACTTGTCATAAAATTGCTGGGAAATCAACCCTGCTGCCGCCATCAGGGGATTTTCAAATCCTTCACCAAATTCTGAATCCTTTCTTTTTGTTTCTTGACCTATGTTTTTAAATTGTTTCAATTCCTCATTAACATCGTTGGAAAAGAAAAAATCTTTTAATCCTGTTAAAAATCCCATTTATTTTTCCACCTTCTTAATTCTTTTTTTAAGTTCTTCAACATCTTCATCTGAATCAACTTCTTTTTCGTCAACAATGTAAGATCATTTCTTATCTCTTTTTTGGATATAAGAATTTTTACCCATTGCAATTGGCTTCTCATAAGATGCAACATCTCCAGCCACTGTAGATTCATCTAAAAATTTATTTATTCTATCTATGATAACTGATTCATTCTTTTTTTCTCATTGAGAATAGCAAACAGCAATTCTTTGATTCTGTTGAGGCCAACGAAGATTCCCCATTTCATCCCTTTCTTCAGAAAGTATTGAAATACATCTACAAACAAAATCTTTTTCTTTTTCATTTGATTTAGGCTCTGGTAAAGGCATAGATCCCTCCAACTTTCTTATAAATAATCATTATAAACTATTTATAAGAAAGGAAGACATATGATCCTATATTCATCAAATTCAATTAAAAATGCAGATGGTGCATCTGCCCATTTAAAAGTAACAGGAGTAGAACAAGATGAATTAAAAGTTTATGATACTTCTAATGAAATTTTATTGAAAAAGATTGTGGGTCAATTATCAATCATGAATACTCATTTGTCTTTATTGACAGATAGCGAAATATCAAATGCAGATTTAGAATCTAAAGAACCAAAGATTGAAGTAAAACTAACAGAGACACAAGTTAAACCAAGGAAAATTTCAAAGATTTTTGAATAAGAAAAGGGAGCTATTATAGCTCCCTTTTTAATTTACATATACTTTTTTCTTTTTATAACTGCTTCATGATCTATCTGATCTTTAAAGTCAAGAAACCCATCTAAATCAATTCCTTCTAATTCATCTTTATATTTTTCACATAGTTTTTCTAAAATTAGAATTACTTGTGGTGTGATTCAAATAGAACACCCTGCCATATAAGCATCAAAGGGATTTATCTTTCCTCGTTCTGAATATTTCACTATGAATATAAAACATCCATATTGCTTACTTCAACTTTCTGATAATATTTCTCAGCACCAAAAATATTTTCACCAATTGCATATCTACTCATTACACCAATAGAATTCTGGAAAGAATTTTCTTGAATGGCTTGTAGATGCATAAAAATATATGGAAGATAAAAAATCCCAGCATCAAGTTCTGTTTCACCCTTATATCCTACAATGTACTTATCAGTATCCCAAAAAATATTTCTAAAAAGCTTCATTCCATTAATTGTTCCGGCGAAACAAACTCTATCATCCCATTCATATTGTTTGTCTGTAATCATTGATACAGAAAATTGAGGAGTAGATTCAATTACACCGGAAATATTTGAACTTGCAATTACAAAATTACCATTACCATGATTAGAAGTCTTACCAATTACATTAGCAAGATTTAATACATATGCAACAAATGAATTATACTTATCAGATTTGTTATCACCAGCAACAGTAGCAAAATTTAATGTTTTTGCTGTTGCTACACTATTAATCTTTTCAATGACTTCAAGGTCAATTTCTGTTTGGACTTCACGAGCAATTCCAGTATAAACCTGATCTCTTAGATTAACATCGTGCATTGTGAAAACATCTTGAAAAAGCTCTTCAGAAAATCTTGCATTTAGTTTTCTTGTTTGTGCTTCAGCTTGTTTCTTTTCAAGTTTAATGTTAATCTCTTTAATGTTTTCCCCGGTTCCAATTCCAAGTCCGGGATACCCAGAAATACCTGATCCCAATGCTTCACTTGCTGATGGTGTTAATGATCCTGTGTAAGTTGTATCTACCTTGTTAAATCCAAGCTCTTGATTTGCTTGTCCACCATAAGTAGAATTGGCATAAAATCTTAATGCATAATATAAGCCAACAGGACCATTCATTGGTTGAACACCAACAATTTCTCTTGCAATAAGTCTATCCCAAGTTTTCTTTGACAGCCCCATGGAAATTTTATGATAAATTCCGTTAGTTGAGAAATCTGAAATATCCCCCAAACTCCCTGTAGCATAGGAAACAGCTTCCTCAATAGTAAAATTGGGGTTGTTATTCTTGATTACCTTATAAGTGTTTTCCAATAGAGTAGAAATTTGATAAAAAGTCTTAGATTTCTTCTCCTGTTCTGTAAATAAAATATCAAATTCAGACATGTTTAAATTCCTCCAAAAGAATTGAATATCAGTGCTAATTTAAACTATTTATAAGATTATTGATCATAAATAGATTAAAATATATATAAGGTTAGGAAAATGTCAATTAGATATGACGATAAATTTGTAAAAAATCCAGGAATGGAAGATGAATACACACCAGAAATGATTTCAGATCTTGTAAAGTGTTCTGAAGATGTTTTATATTTTTTAAACTTTGTTACAATCGTAACAATTGATGGTGGAAGAAAAAAGCTTGGAGATTTGTTGTATCCTTTCCAGAAAAAGATGATTAAAATGTGTAAAGATCATAGATACTTAACTTTTTTATTCTGTAGACAATCGGGCAAGTGCGTTTCTTGGGATACAAAAATAAAGATAAGAAACAAGAAAACAGGAATAGAAGAAGAATTAACCATTGGGGAATTCTTTGACAAACTAACAACATCTTCTTTTGTTATAAATGATAAATTTATAGAGAAAAGAAATTGTGAAGATTATGAAATTTGAACTCCAGATGGATGAAAAGATTTTTCTGGTGTTGGTAAAACTGTTGAATATAATGAATATAAAGTATCATTGAATAATGGCATTGAATTTGTGTGTGCTGATAATCATATACTATTTTCTGATGACAAGGAAATTTATGCTAAGGATCTAACTATTGGGGATTTTATAGAAACCGAAAATGGTGATATAGAAATTTCTAATGTTGAAAAATTAGATACATCATCTAATATGTATGATTGTTTAGATGTTGATGGAGAATGTTATTATACAAATGGTGTAAAGAGTCATAACTCAACAACAGTAGGGGCTTTTGCTTTATGATATGCTATATTTCACTCTGATAAATTTATTGGAATAGCATCTAATAAGGCAAGTTCTGCAAAAGACCTTCTTAGACGTATTAAAATTATGTATGAAGAGCTTCCTTTCTATCTTAAACCGGGTGTTGTTGAATATAATAAACAATCAATAGAATTTGAAAATGGGTCAAAAATTGAAACTGCCGGCACAACTGAAGATACCTTTCGGGGGCGTTCAGTAGCACTTCTTCTACTCGACGAACTTGGATTCGTCTCCGACGGTATAGCAAGAGAATTTTATACTTCAGTATATCCAGCAATTTCATCTTCTGATGAGGCTAAAATTATTATCATTTCAACCCCAAATGGTGTGTTTAATCTATTTCATGAAATATATTCCGGTGCTGAAGCAAAAAGAAATGAATACAAACATATGAAAGTTACTTGGGATATGATTCCTGGAAGAACAAAGACCTGAAGAGATAAACAGATTAAGAATATGGGCAACCTTGCAAAATTCAAACAGGAATTTGAAGTTGAGTTCCTCGGGTCATCTAATACTCTAGTTTCAACTGCTGGGATTGAATTTATTAACACAACAATTGAAGATCCTCAAGAAACAGATCTAAATGATAGATTACGAGTGTATCATAAACCAAAGCAAGGAGAAAAGTTTCTTATTGGTGTTGATCCATCAAAAGGATCAGGTGCTCATGATGCTACTATTCAAATCTATAGAATAGACTCATTCAAACCAGTTAAGTTAGTTAATGCTGCAACTTTCCAATCCAATGTCACAGATACCTATGAACTTTCTTCCATCATTAACAGGCTTTCAATTTATTATAATGATGCTATTATTGGAGCAGAGAACAATGCTGAGGGATCTACTGTTACTCAAAATCTTTGGTGAATTTTTGAAAATCCAAATCTTTACAATTCTGGAAATAAAGAGAATGAAATCGGAATTAGAGCCACATCAGCATCTAAAACCAAAGCTGTTATCACAATGAAAAAACTTATTGAAGACGGTTCTCTAATAATTAAAGATAGGGAAACAGCAAAACAAATTTCTACTTTTATTGAAAAGAATGGAAAGTTTACTTCAAGTACAGATGGTGGAGATGACCTTGTTTCAGGTCTATATTGGATGTGCTATCTTATTGATACAGAACTTTTTAAGGATGAGGTTGACCTTTTTAAAAACAAAGAAGAAGAGGATGTATGAGGTATTCTTTCAGATATTAATGATGATCACTATCTTGAAGAATCTACTTGATAAGAGATCATAGTTGCCAATTTCAATGAAAAACAATGAAATTAGCTTTTTGGACTTTGGGAACTATAAATTCCCAAACGGGCAATGTTGATTGATGCATTTCAGTCTGCATCAATCTCATAGCCACAATGCAGACACATGAAGTCTTCGCCTTGGCGAGACTCAGGATCTACACATCCGCAATTAGAACATGTCTGCGAAGTATAAGCAGGATTCACCTTCGTGAAATGAACACCGTTCATTTCAGCCAAGGATTCCAATTTGCCCAGTACTGCTGGATAAACCCAGCGTTGCATCTTGTTCATAAAATTTGTTGACAGTTTTGATTTATGTTTCAAGTTCTTGAGGTCCTCGACAACAAGTTCTTTGACATCAGAAAGATCTAGAGAATTACAAATTCTGTTCGTTTCATTGGTCCTATGAATCAATGCTCTCTTGAAAGCCTTAGAGCCTTGTTTTTTGTTGGAAATGAACTTGTAGATTGATTCCATCTCAGAACCAAGAAATGTTCCATCGGAGCATGACATTAGTTTCTTGTAGCCCTGATCGATTCCAAGAACAGAACCATCTGTCTTTAGTTTAGGTGCATCTTTCTCATAGATCAATTCAAGATTCATGACTCCGTTCTTTAATGTCAATCGAACTGAGTTCTTTCGTTCCCATGACTCGAATTTACGACTATGTTTGTGATGTTTGATTGGAATATTGATTGTAATGGCACGTTTCTTGTGCTCATGGAACAATGGGGTTTTAATTCTTACAAATTCATCGAAATGCAAGCCATATTGAAAGTCAATCAATCTAGAATCTAGTGTGATTGAAAAGTTCTTTAAGTCTGGCTTACTAAAGAACCTAGATTGATGAATTGGCTTGAGATTCAGTTCACTAAATCGTTTGTCAGTAAAAAAACAATGTTTGTTTGCACTACTGCACTTGTGGAACAATTTCTTGTAATGCTTGAATCTTTGATTAGAGGCTTGTTTGTATTGAGAACGAACAATTTCAGATGCTGTTTTATACAGAATTTGTTTCCAAGCAGAATGAGTAATGATCCCCGAAGGCAAGTCCTTGGATGACATGAACTTGGTTAGAGGCAATTGCCCAGCAATGATCAGATCTATATACCAAGACAAGTCAGTTCTGAAGTCGTCAAAAAGCTGGTTCAAGACTTTCGTCTTGGAACCAGTCTGATACTTCAAAATATGTTTGGATGATCTAATCATTTGTTTACAACCTAGTTTTAATATTATATATCTATTTATAGAAAACAAATTTATAATTGAGAGGAAATCAATGAAAAATTCATTAAAACATCAATGTTCTTCATTAGAAAATGAATCTAAATAAATAATTATAATTCAAAACGAAAAGGAATTATAATCATGGAAAATTGTTATGTTCACAGAGGTTCAAGTGTAACTGTTAAGACGGGAAAAAACAAACTAAGCACAATTAGGGTTGATGTTTTAAAAAGCGCACTTGACAACAAAAAAATCAACAAAAGATTTCTTGAAATTTTAACAGTAAATGGTTTTTCTCCAGTCATTTTAATCGAAGAGGCCAATCAAAAATCTCTAATCAAAGTAACCCTTGAAGATGGAAATTATATTCAGGTTTCCCATAATGTAAAATTTATGCTTATTGATAAATCATTGGTAAAAGCTAAAAGTCTAAATCTAAGTCATGTTCTTTTTCAAAGAAAGAAAATTAAACAGATTGAAGAAATTGAAGCACCATCAGGTTTCCAAATGTTTTCAATTCAAATGAAATCAGAAAACAAAATCTACATTGATAATATTGCTATTCAAATCTAATTCACTCAAAGAAAAAATTAAAAATATAAAAATTAATTTTTCAATGCAGTCGGCAGGAAATTGAGACATCTATCCTAGACTTATTAAAATTCTAGAAGAAACATCTCAATTTCCTGCCAACCACATCCCACAATAAAAATTGCAGTATGCATTTCGGCGAGGTATCTTACGTTTTCCCTACGTTCTGTTTGGTTGATTAAGCCAAGTTTAGGTATGGTCTAGTTTGATCTAAACTTTTTGGGCAATTGCTTGCTCCCAATCTACAAAACGGTCTTCCCTTCCCCATTAATAAATATAATCCCTAGAACACTAGAAAAAATTGATATTGTTACAGGAAACTAGTACAGTCGGTTTAACCACTTCAATGGATAGCTATTAGGTCAACATCCATTGAGCAATTATAGAGGCGGCTTAAGATGGGATAGGACCAAACATAAGTCATTGAACTCTATAAAGTCACTTGCGTGAAATTCATACATCCCCCTTTGATTACTTCAGGGGCGAATTTTTCATTATCGGTATAGATAATGGGACAAGGCTTTTTTGAAGAAGCCATCCTCGAATGGTACTTATTCGACCAAACGCTTAATAACAGGCTCTTAGCCAATCATTAAGTTCAAACTCATTAAAATTCTATTTATAAAATTTACATTCAAATGTAAACAAAGGAATTTTTATAGTTTACAACTTTAGATTTTGTTGATACAAATAATCATGTCCGGAAAACTCAAGATTCTTGATCAAGATTCTTGATGATTTTAGGAAGCCTAATTATATCAATAACTTAGAAATCCTCCAAATTCTTAGTTTTCCTAATGAATCTAACTACTTAGAAGAAATCCTCAAAAAACTAATGAAAACAGTGTATAATTATATTGATTTTTTGTAGGATTTAAAAGAGTTAATAATTATAATAATTTAGGAGAATATATGATAACTACAGAAATCCTTTATGTGGAGTATTTAAAACAGAAGGCATTAGCAAATAATAGACCTTATAGGTTGCCAAAAGATCCCGAGCTTTCCTTAGAGAAGCTCAGACAATCTAATCAAGCGAACTATGATAAGATCAAAACTCTAGTTGGTTATCTAAACACCAAATGGAGCAATATCGATCATATTAAATATCTTCAGACTGGATTTAAGCTTTTTCCTAATTTCACGTATGCTAATTTTCTCAATGACAAAATTATTAAACAATATATTCATCTTGACAAGATTCAAAAGTTTCATTGTGAAGGGAATAAAAGAGAAATTTTAAAAAGTTTTAAATTTATTAAAGAGATCATTAAGGAAAGAGAACTTTCTTCTGTTATGGAATATTGTAAACAGAAAGATGAGTTTTCAAATTTTTGTGTTAATGACTTTATCAAAGGAAAGATTGATCCTTATACGTTTTTATATTTACTGGTTAAGAAGGATATAATATTATCTAAAGATGAGCAAGAAAAGATGAGAGATTTTCTCAACAACATTTCTAAATATAAAGTTTATGTTAAGGATGAATGGGAACTATTCATGAAAATGGAGAATATTGTAAATTCTTCTACAGGCAAAGAAAACGAACTTTAAGAGGAGTAAGTATGATCAATGAAGTGTTATTAATAACTGAGCCGCCATCAGGAAATCTGATTCTTGGTGATAGGACATTAGAAGAAATTGAAGAAGAAAAGAAACAGTTTAACAAAATGAAATTGTTGGAAGCAATGAAAAAATTAAGTTTTACTGCTGAAGAAATTGTTGATGTTGATCCAATGTATCAACACAATAAAACAATTATGATATCAAAGGATAGGGGAAATAACAATGAAAAAAGTTAAGTTTTGTAAAGAATGTAAATGGTCGGCAAAGTCAAAAAGTACATATGAAATTAGATGTACACATCCCAATGTTGTTATTGAATATCCATGGGCATTGTCTCATATGGATTATGGTAATAAATCTGGTGATTTTGAATGTGGGAAGTCGTGTTACGAAGAAAGAGGAAGAAAGTGGTTTGCACCATGTGGTATCAAAGGTAAGTTGTGGGAAGAAGTAGATAAATGGTCACGGAATGAAGGGTATACGCCAACAGTTGATGAAACTGAATCTATGCCTCCTGGAGAGGAATAATGAATTGCCAATCTTGTGTTTTGTTCAGACCAGATAGTTCTAACTATGATGAATATAAAATTTGTAAAAATATTATATCAACAGAAACGCAAAGATCAAAGTTGAATAATAAATTTGTTGTAGGGAGATTTTCTGTATTACCATTTTATAAAGAATTAGAAGAAGATTTGAAAGTAAATGGATGCACTCTTGTAAATTCTTATAAAGAGCATAAGTATATTGCAGATTTTCTTTATTATGATGATGTTAAAGAGTTTACATTTCCAACATATTTTGATAGTTATAGGCTTCCAGAAGATAAGTATGTTGTAAAGGGGGTTACAAATAGTAGAAAGCATGAGTGGAATACTCTAATGTTTGCAGAAAACAAAAGAAGAGCAATTGAAATTTCATGCGATTTAAAATTGGATTCTTTGCTTAGAACACAAGATATTATTTTTAGAAAGTATATTCCATTACAAACACTTGAATATGGCTTGAATGGGCTTCCTATTACAAATGAATGGAGACTTTTTTATTTCAACAACGATCTTATTGCTTATGGGTTCTATTGGTCTTGTGTTGAAGATAATGTAGTTAAATCTCTACTTGATGATTTTAGAGGTAATGGAATTAAGTTTGCAAACCATGTTGCGTCCATTCTTTCAAATAAAGCAACTTTTTTTGTTATAGATGTTGCAAAAACCCAATCTGGTGAATGGATTTTGGTTGAATGTAATGACGCACAAATGAGTGGATTGAATACAATAGATCCAAAACTTTTTTATACATCACTTAAAGGAGCACTTGATGATTTCAAAAATGTTTAATAATTATATGGAAAGAACCAGCCGACATATTTCAAATGTTGAGAAAGTATTTTTGTATCTTTTTGATACAAATATAAAAACTCATGATTATTTTGAAGATATGGGAATTAATAGAGAATCACTTGCTGAATACATTTATAAACACGATGATTCTAAATTTTCTATTGAGGAGATGATGGGATATATTTTAATGACAGAGAAATATAATAGAAAAGTTGGTTATAAATTCACTGAAGATGATCAACGAACCATGGATAAAGCATGGGAACATCATAAGAAAGTAAACTCACATCATCCTGAGTATTTTGAAGACGTATCATTGATGAAACAAATAGATGTTATTGATATGGTATGTGATTGGGGTGCAATGAGTTTGGAATTTGGTGATTCTTTAATTGCTTTTAAAAACGATAAAGCATATCCTAAATATAATTTTACAGACGATCAAAAAGCAGTCATTGATTTTCTTTGTGAAGAGATAGAAAGGGGGTTACTTGAAAACAAGATTGGTTAGTGAATTTAATGGGAGCTTTATAGATTATCCATCTAAAGATGGAATTTGTCTAAGTTTATATTTTACAGGGTGTCAAGGGTTATGTCCGAATTGTCAAAATAAAGAGCTTCAAGATCCAAATCATGGTGATGAATTTGAAATTGGAAATTTTATAAATATTATTTCCCATGAAACAAAACGACTTCGAACAAACAAAATAACTCTTTTAGGTGGTGATCCTTTATTTCCAACAAACATTGATTTTGTTAGGGAACTTTTAGAAAGAACACATAAAAAATTTGATTTTTGTATTTACACTGGATATGATGTTGAGTTTGTTATTACAAATAATATAAACAAATTCAAATTTTTAAAAACAGGATTGTATGATGAAACACTTGTCCAACAATCTTTGAAAACAGATGATTATTTTCAGTTGGCAAGTAAGAATCAGAAAATTTATGATGAAAATTTTCATCTACTTTCAACAGATGGCGTTTTACATTATTAAAAAAGATAAGGAGTAATGGATGGAGTTACAAGATTTTTCTCAAACATTCTATAATGAAGCGGATACAACAGTAACAATTAAACAGATTTCTAAAGGATTAAAGGCAAATCTTAAACGAAAGTTTCCTGATAAAGATAATGAATGATTAAACGAGACTACTGAAAAAATTCTTGAAATGAATGGAATTGATTTCAATCATTTTAACTTTATTCATGTAATTGAAAAGGTTATTTCTGAAAGACTTAATGATGTATCTATAGATGATAATTCTAATAAAAATGAGAAAACTATTGCAGGTATTTTTGCTGAAGCTGTAGCCCCTATTAAAAAGGTAGTCGGGTTTGATTATCTATATAGAACAATGAAAGAAATGTATGGTAAGCCAAGAGCAAAGAGGCTTGCTGCTAATATGTATGATTATTCTATTGGGTTGTCAGATAGTACTAATATTCTATTACCATATTGCTGGGCAATGGATTCAAGTAAGTTATTAACTATTGGTAGAGAATTTGGTCAACTTCCATCAGGCCCTGCAAAAAGAATTAGTTCATACATTTCTGCACTATGTGAGACAGTACATAATTTTGCTACAAATTTGGCTGGCGCGTGTGCTATTGGGGATTTTTTTCTATGTGTATCTAAACTTGCATACTATAATATGGATTTAAAAATTGAAAACTTATATGACCCCAAATGTAGAAAACATTTTGA